TATAAAATATTAAAAATAATTTAAAATAATTTAAAATAATTTAAAATATTAAAAATTTTTTCTATGCGCGCCCGCGCCCGCACACACGCGCACACGAAATCACCGAGCGCTGTTTTGGAGGTTTAACCAAATAGATAATTGTCTAATCCGAATAAGATTTGAATAAGTACATTTATTATCAGGATCTCTTCGGTACTCTATGGATAATAAAAAACCAATCTGACTTATAGAAATCAGATTGGTTTCGACAATTTATTTTTAAAATCTCCTGGAGAATTATTTTAAATTCTTTTACCCTCCAGGTAGTAAAGTACAAGCCTAAAAGTTTTTAAAATTTTCTAGATATTTTTTAGAATTAAATTACAGAACTTGAAGCTGCATGATCTCGACGATGTTCTTAACGTCATTCGTAATATAGGCGAAGATCTTTTCGACTTTATTCAAATATTCAACCAGCATCTTTTGATCTTCGATCTCTTGAGTAATTTCCTGCATAGGCTTGGTATTGGCAATAACATTTTTCATAGAAGCAGTAGACATTTGAACCAATGGCTCCTGCTTTTCAAGGGCAGTTTTTTCAAGAGCTTTCTTCTTTCGTTCCAATCTATTGAGTTCCTGTGTTTCTAAAATCAGCTTTGTTACCCAATAATGTTTTCTTTGAGGAATTTCAAAAGATTTTTGCTGAATAACCATTTCATTTAATTTCAAATCTTCAGCAATTTCTTTTGAGTATTGTTCGAGTTTTTCTTGAGGTGTCATGTCTTTAACTAATGTTATTATAACATCATGAAGCTAAAAAGACATAAGGATATTGCCTCATTATTCATTAACAAGAAAAAAGTTGAAGAAGACTGCGAAGGAATGACAGCAGGTTCTGTTTTAGCTCCTTCAGCCCAGGCGACTGGAGGAAATATTACAAATACCGATTCGTATGCCCCAGGAGACAATAGAATTCCTAAGTCTTTATTCAAAACGAGGGTTATTAAACGAAAATATAAAGAAGAAGATGCTGAAGAATATCCTGAAATTCCGGCTGATTTCTTTACTGATAAGGAATGGGAAAAAATTGAAGAAGAGGCTGAAAGCCGTGGATGCAGTCCTTATGAAGTAGCTTATCGAGAATATAAAGCCAGAGGAGGAATGGACCAGGACCGCAAAATGACGGATATTGAAGTTCAAAAAGCATTTGATGAATTAAAATCGCATTTGGCGGATTATAATTGATTCCAATGAATCAAGATTTAGGTCATTGGGTTACTTCGATAGACATCCCTGAAGAAATATTCGGGTTTGTCTATCGAATTACCAATTTGGAAAATAATAAAATGTACATCGGTAAAAAACTTTGTACATCGGTTAAAAAGCTTCCTCCATTAAAAGGTAAAACAAGAAAAAGACATAAAAAAGTAGAAACAGATTGGAAAACTTATACCGGGTCTTCTCCGGAATTAAATGAAGATATTAAAAAATTAGGCAAAGATAAATTTAAATTCGAGATTATAAAATTTTGTACCTGTAAATGGGAATTGAGTTATTTTGAAGCAAAGGCCCAATTTGAAGAAGATGTTTTATTCAAGCAAGATGAATATTACAATGGTATAATCAATTTAAGAATTGGCCGTTCGCCAAAAGAAAGTCTTGAAAAATTTAATTTATGCCAATCGAATTTAAAATCCGGAATTTAACTGTTATTGATTTGAATTGCTTATTTGATTCAGCTTTATTTGAAGCCAACAAGTATGCTTTAGACAATGACATTAAAAGTTCAAAAGATATTTCTACGCTTTTTAAACATTTTACCTTTACAAAATTTTTAGATGTTTGCCAAAATTTTACTACTAAAAATATTCTTCTCTATTTTGAAGATCAATCCGATTTGCCAAAGGATTATTTTCTTATTTTAAAACTCCTGAAAAATAAAATTAAATTTCCAACCATCATTTCCAATATCTCTATTAATGAATATCTGGCAATCATTTCTGATGATTCTCCAGAATTTGATGAAGTAATGGCTGAAAATTATAATTTTAGTTTTATAGATCATTTTACTGATTTTAAAAATTATCTTAAGAAGTCAGGTCTTCTTTTCCTTAACAAGAAGTACCAGAATTTGACTGAAGTTATCGGTCTTCTAATAGCATGTAAATAAAAATTATCATGAATTCTAATTTATTCAAGACATTAGATACTTTAACAAAACAATATTTGATTAAAGAAGCTAATGATGAAGACCTTCCTTTTCCTACTGGAGAAGAGGGAGATCAAGGCGATAAAGAAGTAGATGCTGAGGTTGAAATGGACATTAATGAGCCTCAAGCCGATGATCCTACTGAAACTCCGGAAACTGGAGATATTCCTCAAAATGAAGAAGGAGCTTTTATTTCCGATACAAAGCTTGCAATGTTCGCTAATCTTCTTTTAAAAGCTTTCATGGCTCCTCCTTCTACTGATATTCCGGAGAATCTTCAAAATGTAACGGCAAACAATGCTAGCCAGGTTATCGCCTTTATTGAGTCTAGGATGAATCTTCAAAAGCCGACTAATAATATTGTTGATGACTTATCAAAAGTTTAAAGGTTATGCAAGAATTTACAAAAATTTTACAAAATATTGAGCTAATTCAGGAAGCTCAAAAAAGAAAAGATCCTGTTCTTAATGTAGTAACATTATTCAGTGGAATGGGAGCTCCGGAAATTGCCCTTGATAAATTGGGAGTCAAATACAGGATTGTTCTGGCATCTGATATTGATCCAGAGGCTGAAGCAGTTTATAAGCAACTTCATGGTAAAAAACTTGCTAAAGGAAATGATTCATTTATTCCGAATGTTTATGATGTTTTAGACCAGGTTGAACCTTCAAAGCTTAGCGCAGATGTTTTAATTGCAGGATTTTCTTGCCAGGCTTTTTCTTTATCTGGTAAACAATATGGCATTTATTCTCGTCAAGTAAAACCTGAAGGATCCAATAAAAAATTTGTCGTCAATATTAAAAGGCATTTAACTGATATTAATGGAGATACTGCAATCACTGTTAATAATGATGAATCTGATCCTTTACCTGAAGGACTTCCCGAAGGAACTAAAGTAACTATTTCTCCAGATTCTGACGGTAAGCTGGCATTTCAAACATTAAAGATTGCCCAAACATTAAAGCCAAAAGTTATTATTCTTGAAAATGTTTCTACTTTTGGCCAGGCTGATATTGAAGATGAAGATGAAGTTCCTTCTGAATTTATTACAGAAGAAAAAGAAATTAAAGTAATTCAATCCAGACTGGGACAATCTGGAAAAGTAGACATATCTGAAGGAGGTTATTTGAGACTCCTTGGAAAGATTTTCAATACTATTGGATATAGTTTTTATCCAATGTACCTTGATCCGACTTCTTATACTAATTCCGTAATTCGTCGTCCACGAATTTATATCGTTGGTATTCGAAATGATATTGAAGCAGGAATTAATCCAAATAAATTAGAAGCTTTTGATGATAAGATGGCAACTAATTTTGGATTGAACACCACTAAATCCGAAAAGGATTATCAAAAGCTTTTGGACAAAACTTTGAACTACATTATGAGTTCAAAGTATTCTCATGGCTATATGTCCAAAAATCCTCGAGAACTTGTTAAAGGTTTAGTCTCTAAATTTGGCATTAATAGATTTGCAGAAGCTACTGACTATATCTTTAATAAGCTTGTTAAAAATGGAAGTGTTGATCCCAGAAACCTTCAATTAAATCAATTTCAGTATGATTCTAATGTTATTGATAAAGAATTTAATGATCCTCAGGTTATTAAATTCTTCAAGAAAATCAGAAGCGAACAGCAACCTGTAATTTTGGATGTATCTGAAAAAAGCGATACTGTTGATTATCTTTCTACTGTTTTAGCGGAAGGTATTTCTGGTTATTTTGAAGAATATAGCGGTAAATTTACTATTGATAATCCGCAAGGTGAATTAAATTTAGACTTTGGAACTAAACCCGCAAAACCAAAGGTTAAGAAAGAAAAACCATTGGTTCAGGGTGAATTGGATCTTGACTATGGGGAAGATCCTTTGGGACAAGTAGTTCAAGAAGCTTTAGGAAAATATAATAATCAAAAAGTTGATGAAATTGCTATTAAGAAATTTAAAGAAATCATTGCTAAGAAGTTATTGACCCAATTTCTTTTAAATTCTTATAATAAACGTAATTTAAGTTATATTCCTACAATTCTCAAGAATTCATCTATTCCTATGAAAGTCGGAGGAGTTGGCAATGCAAACTACTTTATTCTTCGTAATAAATCCGGACAGTTTAGCTGGGGATATATTCACCCGGCAATTTTGATGAAGTTGATGGGAATGTATTATAATTCAAGTTCCGGAGATGATTCAATTTATCAAAGTATAGCAAAAACAAAACTTGCAAATGGCCGTCCGATTTCAGTTAATGGAATTATTCGACGAATTGGTAATTCAATGAGTGTAACAGTTCTTGAAAAATTATTCAAATCGCTAATTTCAATGAAAGCCCTATGATTAAAAACCCGAAGGATTAAATCCTTCGGGTTTTTCTTTATCCAAATAAAATATTCAAAATAAATTCTGAACAAGTTGTTTCAAGAAGGTTTTCTTCATTCTCTTCCTGTCCCCTTTGCCTTCGCCATTCAAGGGCATCATAAATCATGCCTGTTTCCGGATCATATTCCAAAAATCTTCCTGAAGTTGAATCTTTCCAAAGATAATGCCCATTATTCAGGCGTTTACTCTTTTTGGGAGGAATAAATCCATCGGGAGCCTTCTTGGGATATTTTTCTTTTTTAGTTGTTTTTTGTTTAGCTTTTCTTTGTTTTTTAGAAGAATCGCTTAAACGCTTTGTATCTTGAGATGCTTGAGATTGTTTTTCTGAAGAATAATCTTCTCCGTCAGTAGCTCTGGCATCTTCTCCCTCAAATTCAGTTCCTTGATTTGGACTTTCAGGTTGAGGCGGAGGAGTTCCTCCTTCAGTTTTACCAAAAGAATCCCCCTCACCTTTATTTTCAGAAGATGTATTGTTCTTTTCAGAAGTTTTATCATTTTGAGTTCCATAATTATTAAACTTCCGGAAAGCAGCAAAAATATTAGGATTTTCTCCACCTTTATTGCTATCTATCCATCTTTTAATTTGACTGTCTACAGGTCCTTCAGTGGCGATTGTACTTCCATTAACTGCTCGGTATTTCTTAAATCCAAATTGAGGATTACTGGAAAAATTACCTTGTTCATCCACCGAAGAAAGTTCAGAATTGGTTAATAATTCTTCAATATAATTGATAACTCTTTCACCAAGGAATTCAGTGAAAATGGATTTTTCAAAAGCTTCTGCAATAGGAGTAACTTTTCTGGAACCTTTAACACCACTGACTAAAACAAATTCAGTTAAAATACCTTTAGACTTAAGTCCATCAACTAACATTCTTCCCAGACGTTTAGTAGTATCAGAATAAAAATCAGATTTAATATCTGACATTATTTTGTTAAAATCAGTTTCAGCCTGAGGATAATTATCTCTAAGAAAATCTTTAAAAGCCTCTTTCTGATTATTGTCAAAAAGAACAAGGTAAAGAATAGGCTTATTAACAGAAGCCTGTTCTCTTTGAGTCTTTTCAAATGTTGTTTCTTCTTTAATCAAATTAAAAGAATTTTCTTGATATGAAGAATTAACAATTTCTGTACTGTCGGATTGTTGCTGTTCTGGATTTTGTTCTTGATTTTGATCCTTCGACTGACCTTGTGAATTATTCTGTTTATTGCCTATTTGCTTATTTTCATAGGTATAACCAATATAATCAAGAATTTTATAAACTTGAGGATCTTTAACAAATGGGCTAATCGGTTGTCCAGATGCCATGAATTTATCATTCAAATATTTGAAGATAAGATATTTGTCATCTTTTTGGTAATCTTGAATTTCTTTTTTAGCATCAGCCAAATTCTTTTTAAGAGTATCAATACCTTGCCCTATACTCAAATCAGTATTTCCAAGAGTTTTATAAATGTTATAAGCTCCCCGAATCCCGCCTTTAGCAGCTTGGTAAGCTTTGCCGGCAGTGGATGTTGCTCCAGACGGATTAGTTTTTAATGATTTAGGAAGAAAATTATTTCCGCCATGCATTGCAGTTGATGTATCTTCTTCCTTCAGAGTATAATCAACTTCAATCTTCTTATCAGAAATATTATCTTTTGAAATATCGATTAAAGCATCAAGTTCATTTTTAAGAAACTCTTGTCCTAATAAAACTTTATTTTTATTATTGGACCTGTTACCAACCGTAAAAGGAACATTTAAAAATTCATCAGTGGCAAACTTAACATCAAATAATACTACAGGACGATCTTCAGTTTGGCCGGCTCCAATATTAATTGTAATAGTGTCCTGAACTTTTTTAGAAACCCTGTGATCTTTACCATTCTCATCATAGGTAGTAAAAACTACAACATCGCCTTGATAATAAAAATCTTCGCCATGAATTACATTAAAGGCTCCATTACCGCTATCGACTTTGGCTAAAATATCTCCAACTCCCTTAATAAAAATAGGTTCTTCAACTCCAACTACTAATTTTTCCAGCCAAAGTTGATAATTTCTTTTTCTCAAATAGTTTAAAGCTTTCATATTAATTTAAAGGAATGGAAATAATTTGCGGGATAGTCACTCGTTTATTTCCAACATTTATAGTTTGCTGAAGATTAATCCCAGAGTTTAACTGGGTAATATAATCTTCCAGAGATAAAGAGATAGCAGTTAAATCAGCAGTCAATAAAGATCGAAGATAGGATAATTGAGGAGAATCAATTTCATTAGAGCAATTTTGAGAAATAATATCCAACTTACCTTTAATAGAACAAATCAAATCCTGCAAGCTTTGCTGAGATTCCAATGCTCCTGTCGGCGGTTGCCCTATAGTTGGTTTTTCAACCTCCCAATTAAACGTATTCGACTGATTATAGCTTTCTTCAAAGATCCCTTCAGAAATATCTTTTAAAATCTCTAAATTTTCTTCGTCAAGAAACATATTTTGTATTTAAAGACAATTCTCGTGATATAATGACTTTATAAAAGTTATGAAAATTGCCGTTTCAGGAACAAGTTGCTCAGGTAAATCTACATTAATTCGTGAATTTATTAATACCTTTAAGATGTATAAAACCCCGGCCAAAACTTACAGAGATAGGTTAAAAGCCGAAAAGATAAATCATTCAAGTAAAACCTGCGAAGAAACGCAAAAGTTTATCTTGGATTATATGATTGATCAATTGACAGAACTTAAGGATGAAAAGTATATCATTTATGATCGTTGTCCTCTCGACGTTCTTGTTTATACTGTTTTAGCAGCTGAAGCAAATCAGGTTAGTGAAGAATTTTTGGTCGAGACTATTCAAAGGGTTCGAGATTCTCTTAGTTTATTAGATGTAATCTTTATTTGTCCCTTTGATGATAAGATCAAAATCATAGATAATGGCACCCGAGATACTGACATCAATTATATTAAGAAAGTTGATTCTGTCTTTCAAAATTTAATGCAGCAGTATTATACTGATTTTGAAGCTGACGTTTTCTTCCCTGTTAAAGATTGCCCTGGTATTATTAATCTTGAAAATCTTAATAACCGTTTAGGAGACATTAAAATTATTATTAATCCAAATGGAGACCTTTATTCTGCTGAAGATGATAAGAATCTTCAGGCTTACTATCTCGGTGGGAATCAGGTTTCTAAAGCTGACAAGACTCGAGGAATGATGGAATCCTTGATTGAACGTCAGGAATTTTTGCTTCCTCGTACTGAAATTGAAGGATTATGATTTAAGAGGAAGCGGATCTAACGGAATAGTAACTCCTGTTGGAAGATTGGGGAAAGATGCAGGGTTAAGATTGATGATTTCAATTAACGTATTAATACCAGTTACAACCTCATTATAATTTGAAATATCATTCAAGTTTAACTGGTTAACTGCATCTGACAAGTTATTCTGGTCTGAAGAAAGATTATTAACAACAATGGTAGAAGTTCCGATTTTATCGATTTGGTCAGAAGAAGCAGAATAAGAATTCCACATCTCATTAAACTGAGAACCAAATGAAACATTATCAAGTGTAATGATAAAAGATGCAAAATCAAGTAAAGTAGTTGTACCTTCAGCTGTTTGGACTAAAAATTTATCTCCATCTCGAATATCTTGAATTAAAGACAAATCATTTATGCTTGCCCAAACTTTATTTCCATCTTTCTGAATAGCCATGATTGTTAATATTTAATGGCACCTTCTAATTTTAAGGAATAGATTAAATTAATAAAAATGGATTTCCGCACTGAATTTTTTCCTTTGTTAAACAAAGCATTATATAAAACTGAAACAGATGTCTCGGAACATATTGTTTCTAATTCGGATATGTTTTTGTTTAATCGTTATACTTCATTTTATAATCCCGGATTAGTAGGAATTATAAATGAAACAATGAATAAATTTGGTAAAAGCCTTTATTTCGATAATTCAGGACCTTATCTTTACCAAGTTCTTAAATCAATCTTTCCAACCTTGAATAAAGGAAGAATTAATTATATTTCTAAAAAGAAGTCAGAATTAGTAAAAGGAGCAGATAATTTTGTTAAGAAATATTCTCGAAAATATAATATATCTGAAAGAGAAGTTTGGGGAATGTTATTCCTAGTAGAAAAAATAAACGAAAAATATTAAAACCATGGTTAAAGACGTAGATGATTATTATAAGATTCCTGAATTTGTTATTGACCTTAACAAGCAGGAATATAAGGGAGATATGGGTCTTCAAGATTATTGTTTAGACTGGGTATCTTATGATACCATTCTGCTTGATATGATTGACCTTGAAGAAGGATTTAAGAAAGTAGGTCAGTTTTTAACTGCAACTAATTCCGATATTAAAGCCTGGCGAAAAGGACAAGTTAAAATGATTGGTCCTCGAGTAAAAGATTATAAGGTTGGTGATATTGTAATTTTCCCGGGAATTCATGGTCTTGAATCTGGAGGTCTTTATATTACCAATGAATCGGGTGAACGAGAATATGTTAAGCATGGACATTTCCTTAGCGAAGGACGTATTTTCGGTAAAGTACATAATATTGAAGAATAATGGATAGAAACAGATTAGAAAATCTCTTATTTGACAATATTTTGATTATTAGTTTTTTTCGACGGACTTACCCTGTTGGGAGAGTCCGTCGAATGATTTGTACCAAGTCGGATATTTTAACTTCTTTTCAAGGACGAGTAAATTTAAATTATCGACCGCCGAAGCATTCACCAACAATAAACCAGAAAGAACATAATATTGTTATAGTTTGGGATATTCTTTGTCAAGATTATCGTTGGATACCTTGTGAAAGTGTTAACATTATTGAAGTAATTCCTAAAAATGAATTTTGGAATTATTATAATAATGCTTTACTTCCGATGAGTAAGAGAGATAAGATTGCATTTATGAATGGTTAATCATGGAATTTGTAGAAATAGAAAAATTATTTGATAACTTTTTGCTTTATGATATTAACATTTATCATGATGATAAGCTTTTTAAAACAGGAAAGCTAAAAATGGTAACAGTTAAAAATCATTATATTAAATTTTTTATTGAAAGTGCTGGAAGTATTAAAGTATTAGAGTTATTTTATCCATTTAGTTTTAAACAAACTGATAATAAGATTATCTTTGATTATAAAGTTGATACAGTCACCAGGGGGAATAAGCTTCTTAATCTAAAAATAGCAAATTATAAAGAAGAGATTTCTTCTAAGTTTTTGAATAGTACAGTAACTTTTGAAATTAAAGGATAATGGATTTTAAAAAATACTTTCCTTCTCAATATAAGCCTAATAAAAATCAGGAATATATTCTTGAAGAATTGAATAAAGCCTGGAATCTAGGAAAGAAATATATTATTATCAATGCTCCGACAGGTTCAGGTAAAAGTATAATTTCTAAAACAATTGCACAGTCTGCTCCCGATATTTCTGCAACTTATCGAGATTTTGTAGATTCGGGGGCAATTTATGATATAGAAGAGGATGATGTTCCAGATTCCCTTAAAGAAGGAACAGCTATTTTAACTGTTACCAAATCTCTTCAGGATCAATATAAAAAATTGTTTCCTGAAGATACTATGCTAAAAGGGAAATCAAACTATCCTTGTTCCATGGTTCCAACTCTTTCATCTGATTTGGGACCTTGTGTTTTTGAACCTGAGCAAAAGGAACTCTGCATTTCTTGTGGACAATGTGAATATTTCTTAAAAAGAGATGAGGCATTAAAGCATAAATGTTCTTTTTATTCTTATTCAATGTTTATGAGTCTTCCTCCGGCTTGCAGGGCTAAAAGGAATATTATTGCTGATGAATGTGCAGAATTAGAAGATTTATTGGTTCAATCTTATACAGTTCCTTTTAATTTTAAGATTTTGAAAAAGCTTAATATTGAGATTCCTCCTACGCCAACTCAAGGTTCTAATTATGAAAAATATATTCTTTGGCTGAGGAGTGCGAAAGCTTCAATTTATTCTACTCTCGTAGAAAAAAGAAAAGAAATGAGAGGCAAGGACCTTAAGAAAATGAGTAAAGAAAAGAAACTTGTTTTCCGAGCCATTAATATTTTTAATGATTCTTGCGACAAGGTACTTGACATTATCGATAATAATGAATTTATTATCGAACATAATAAAGAAGAGTTAATTTTTAAACCTTTTAAGGTTGATAAAATTGCCCAACGATTGTTTAAGCATTGTGATCTAGTGGTTCTTATGTCAGCTACTATTATTGATTATAAGAACTTTGCCAAGCAATTGGGAATTAAGGAGGACGAGTATTATTATATTGAATCGGCATCTACATTTGATCCTAAGAAAGCCCCAATTCATTTATCTAATTTTCTTTCTGTTTCTTATTCAAACAAAGCTTTAGTAATTCCCCAACTTTGCAAGATTGCTAAACAGATTTGTGAAAATTATAAAGGAAAGAAAGGTATTATTCATACTCATACCTTTGAAATTACCGAAGCATTTAAAAAGGCAGTAGGCAATAATCCCCGTTTTCTTTTTAGAGAACCAGGAAAAACTAATGAATTTCTAATTAATGAACATATTGAACGAAATGATGATACAATTCTTGTGTCTCCGTCAATGACTCATGGTGTTGACCTTTGTGGTGCCTTGGGAGAGTTTGCCGTTATTTTAAAAGCTCCATTTCTGCCATTGGGCGATGAACGAGTTAAACGATTAGCGCAAGATGATAAAGAATGGTACACTAATAAAATGCTAGGCGCTTGTATTCAAATGTGCGGGCGCACTATTAGAAATGCTTCTGACGAGGCAGTAACTTATATTTTAGATGGAACATTAACTAAAAGCCTAATTCAAAATAAAGATAAACTTCCAAAATATTTCCTAGAAAGATTTGTATAAAAATGAAAAGAGATTATAACGAAAAATGTTTAGAAGCGTTGGAATTGGTCTATACAAAGTATGGAATTGATATGAATAACGCACCGGCTGAAAAGATGATTGATGCAATTACTTCTGAATTGGGTTGTTCAATAGGTTATCATATCATGTCTACTAAAGATGCGAAGCCAATTGATGAAAAAGAATTAGTACTTAATGCTCTAGAAGATGATTATCTCAATGAAATTGGATTGAAGAATATTCTTTTAGCCTAATGAAGATCTTTTACACTGGAGTTGGGAATAGAGATACTCCTCATGAGTATCTTGAAAAGATGACAGCCCTGGCTTCTTTATTAGAAAAAGAAGGCTGTATTCTCAGAAGCGGAGGAGCGGAAGGAGCTGATACCGCTTTTGAAAATGGTGTAAGATCTCTTTACAATAAAGAGATTTATCTTCCATGGACTTTTTTCAATAATAAAGTCCATGGATATGTTACACCTTTAGATTTAATAAATTGTATTGATGAAATTCTTAGTAGAGTTCATCCCAATTTCAGTAATCTTCGAGAAAGCACATTAAAGCTTCATCGAAGAAATGTTCTTCAGATTTTAGGGCAGGATTTAGCGACTCCTTCTCATTTTGTTTTATGTTATACCCGGGACGGAGCTGAAACTTTTACTTCTTTTGAAACTGGAGGAACTGGAACTGTTATAAGATTGGCAAATCATTATAATATACCTGTTTTTAATTTAAGAAATAAAAACTGGGCTGATCGATTTAAAGAATTTATGAAAGGCTAGTCATTAAAGTTGACTAGTCTTTTTCATTTTAAATACTTGACAATGTTGGACCAGCAATATAATTCTGAAATTGAAATTCTTTTAGCCCAATTCCTTAGTGCTTTTGATGATTGTGTAATTAGAAGAGGCAAGGATGAAAATGGAAAAGAAAAATATATTGTTCCACGTTATCTTATCGGAAATAAAACACGGGTTTTTACCGACATTGTAAATGCCGCTGGTAATATTACCTTACCGGTTGTAGTTGGAGAGGTCCAGTCAATTGCTTTCGACAGTACAAGATCTTTTAATAAGCAGCTACAGCCAAGAACATATATGTCTCCTAAGGAGATAAGATATAAACAGCCTACTCCTATTAAAATCAATCTTAGCGTAAATTTTTATACAAAATTCTTCGGAGATATTTGGCAAATGTTTACTAATTTTGCTGCATTTACTAATCCCTATTTTTTTATATCCTGGCAGACTCCTCAGGAATTACAGACTGGTTCTCAAGAAATAAGATGTCAAGCTTTATGGGGCGGCAATTTTGTAATTGATTATCCTCGAACAGCCGAAGAAAATCAAAATTGGCTTATTCATGGAACATCCGAATTTACCATTGAAGGATGGATTTTTAACAGGCCTTCTCAAAAATTCGGAGTTATTACTTCGGTAGAGAACGAAATAGCTTATAATACAAATGTAGCTAAAATCGGAGAAAAAGGAATAGAATATTTTAATAAAGATGGATGGCCTTCCATTACTAATGTAATTGTCGATAATATCCGGTTGAGAAAAGGAATTGAAAATTATATTTCCATTGAATCTGAAAAAACTTTAATAATTGAAGGGCGGTCTTTCTTTGCCAATCAATGCACAGGACTCTTAGTTAAACCAGTTGATCCTATTGATTTAGAGCCAGAAGGACTGACCCCTGTTACCATTGATACAATTAAGATGGGAGAAGTTTCTGGATTTGCAATTACTGAAGAAATAATCTCAATGAGTGAAAATCTTATTAAATTTAAACTGCCTAAAAGTTTAGTTACAGGAACTATATTTGACATTTATGTTTTTAATAATGCCGGATTTACTTCTATCTCAAAAGAAAAAGGATTCTTTATTAAGATTGTTTAAATTCCACACTTGAACATTTTAAGAATATTTTAAAATAAAATGAAAGTATTTTAAATGGCAGCAAACTAAAGATTTAATAAAGACTTATTTTAAAGGACTTTAAATATAGAAAATTATGGCAGAGACCAAAAAGAGATTTAAAACTAATCTTGGTAAAGCATTGTCCAAGCTTAGCCAGAATTCAAGAGTTCTTGGTAACTTTATTGAACTCGATACGGCGGGAGCGAATCCAAAATATGAATTATTTTACAATACAGGAATCCGCCGCAGGGAAGGGTTAGCTAATAATGCAGTCTCTGTCACTTATGATAAGCCTGATGAAAAATTTGCCCAGGGAGTTTTCGGGCGTTATCCATACGGTTCAATTTATTATTCGACGCTTAACGACAACAAAAGCGCAAGACTCTATGAGTACAGAATGATGGCGCAGTACTCAGAAATTTTAAATGCTTTGGAGCATATTACTAATGAGTTTATTACGGTTGATGACCGGGGACGTGTCGCTACAATGAGGTATTCCAAGCCTAATGCTGACGTAGTAGAGGAATCAACTCTTTTGGATGAATTTGATTATTTTCAAAAACTTTTCAATTTTGAAGAAAAAGGGTCTTCTTATTGTTGGCGTTATCTTGTCGAGGGAGAAGTTTTTCTGGAACTTATTGTAAATGATGCAAAACCTGAAAATTTAAAGGAAGGAATTTTAGGAGTAATTGATATTTCGGCAGATCTTGTAGATACGATTTGGAAGTCAAAGGCTGCCCGAGTTATTGATTCCTTCATAGGAAGAAAGCCGATTTATGACCCGAATGACGGCAATAAGATTCAAAAGATTGAATTAGTGCCTTATCAAGCTAATCAGCTTTTTTATGTTTATTCCGGACAATGGGATGCTGACGGAGAATATATGGTTCCTTTTATTGAACGTGCAAGAAGGAGATATATCCAGCTTTCTTACATTGAAGATGCTATTGTAATTTATCGTTTGGTACGTGCTCCTGAACGATTAGTCTTTACAATTCCAACAGGAAACATGACTCCATCTGCTGCTGAGCGTTATCTTAAAACGCTCATGGATAATTATTGGAAATCCAAAGTTATGGATATTAATACTGGGGATATTAGCCAACGCTATAATCCTCAAGCCATGACTGATGCTTACTATTTTGCTAAGCCTATGAATGGTGAAGCAATTAGTGTTACATCGTTAAAGGGCGGGGATAATCTTGGGGAAATTAAAGACTTGGATTTCTTCTTAAAAGCTCTTTATCGAGATTTAAAAGTTCCTTCTTCTTATCTTAATTTTTCCGAAAAAGCAGTTAATTCTGATCCTAGCCAGATCTTGGTAGAAGAATTGCGGTTTGCTGATTTTATTACTGATATTCAACGTTCATTTGCTTATGCTTTAAAACAAGCCTTTATTACTCATCTTAAGTTTAAAGGTTTATGGCAACGTTATCATCTTCATGAAAATCATATAGATATTAAGTTTAACCAGCCTGGTTCTTATTATCTCATGAGAGAGCTTCAAATTGCTCAAATGAGAAATGACATCTTTAATGCCGTTTCTTCTAATGAAATTATTTCTAAGATTTATGCCCTTAAGAAATATTTTGACTGGTCGGATAAGGAAATTCTTGCTAATATTGCATTCCTTAAGACTGAGGCGGCTTTGCTTTGGGAAATTGAACAGCGTCGTCAATATGGCCCTACTTGGAAAAATATGATTACAGGTGAAGGTGGAGAACAACCCGGCGGAGGAATGGGTGGAGAAGGGTTACCTGGTGAAGGTATGAATCTTGGGGGAGGTTCTCCAGAAGGTGAAATGGGAGGTTCTGAAAATCCGCCCGAATTTGGAGGCGGACCAGCAGCGACTAGTGAAATAGGAGCTCCAGAGGAAGGAGCCGGAGATATTCAACCCGTTTAATGTAATTTATATGAAAACAAACTCACTTCCCCAACAATATAAATCCGAACCATTAAAACACATAAAGGAAGACGATGATTCGATTTATAAATTTTATCAACAATCATATCTTTTGAAAGATCCACAGTTTGTAGAAGCTATAAAAAAGAGTCCAGAATATTTAGATCTTGTTGAGTCAGTAGAAAATTTTTTGACTGAATTAAGAAATCATAATCACAAATAAGTATTTTTAATAGCTTTCCCCAAATCACTATTTTCCTCAATTCTTAACATTTGTATATCTTTTACTGACTCACTAAACCAAGTCAATTGTTTTGCTAATTTTTGAACTGCCAAAACACATGATACTGCATTTATCTTATCTTTATCTCCAAAATATACTGATTCCTGTTGCCTTTTAAAACCTTCTTTTACTAATACTTTTTCAATATCTTTATAAGCATTATTCCATGAAGTATTATGATACAAAGCTTTCAATTTATCTGTATCTAAATCAAACACAATCGCATACATACGTTCATTATTAGACATGTAATTATTTATAATATATTGTCTATTAATTTGTTATTGTAAATGAAACGTCAAGCTTGCGTAAAAGTTTTACTCAATATCATACTGAATTCCACCGTTGTTCAGGGCGTCTTGAAGGTCATCTTCTACACTACAGTTATTAAATTTAACATAACTTAAACGATTGGCTTTCTGAGTAAGAAAATCTGTATTAGAAGTATTCAATATGGTATGATCTCCATTAATAATCAAAGTCTGGATAACATTATTGGAAAGATTAATATTTTGAATTTGCGAATTTAAATTTATTTCAAAGGTTCCCGTGATTAATGAGTCTCTTATATCAAGATAAGTAAATCTCATTTCTGGGGCTAAATTCAAATAACAAAGATTTGTTTCATAGACAGTTAATTCTGAACAAGAAGGAAGATTCAATTCTAAAGAAGTAATATTTTGATTTCTGGAAGTAAAACTCTTGATTAAATCTTTATTCTGAATAATCATGCCACTTGAATCAAGGACAACAGGAGAAAATATTAAAGAATTAATTGCCTGATTTCCTTCATAAATTGTAAATTGTGCATTAATATCTTCTTCAGCTGAATTAATATCAAGGTATCTAAAAACTTTATTATTTGTTTCTACATAAAGTTTTCTTGTTTCTGTTTCGGCAACTTGGCTAATATGATAGCCAAAAGATACCGTATTAATATCTGGTAATAAAGTTAAAGCAATACAGTCGGGAGATAATGTATTTTTATATTGAACAAACCTGGCCGTCTGGTTAAGATCTGATAATTCTCCATTATCAGATAATCCAGGTAAAGAAACTTGATTATCATTAGGAAGTAAATTTTCTAATGATGATGAAGTAATTTGGGAAAGTTTAATATAGCTATCGGACATTGATCGGAATAATATTTTTATCTGCTGCTATTTGAAGTTCGTTTTCTGTGAACTGTTCATTAAGGTAATTCACCATATAAAATGGAGTAGGGACATTATAAGGACTTAATGAAGAAATAAACGGAGTAATATTACTCATATTATTACTCATAATTCTTCCATGGGTAAAATTACTTAAAATATAATATTTTTTATGAAATTTAGAATATCCTAGAATAATTTTAATAGAATTGCCTTCATCTACATTTAAAATATTAAAATTATGAAGACTTCTAATATCTAAAATATCAGTATCAATCGTATTTGGTCCATTAAAATAAATTGTTCTTATTGTCGGGCAAGCTGAAAGGTCTAATTTACCAACCGTTCCGGTATAAATGAATAATGAAACGGGAGAGTCTTCTTTACATGTAATATAGCAGCTTTTATCAAAAGCTAAATCAAAATTTACCGGAACAGTCCCGGTAACTGGACTATATGATGTACTTACTTCAGAATAAGGATATTGTATTATTGTTGTTTTAGCATCTCCGGCCGAATCATCATAGCAACTTATTGTTCCGTTAGATGTCCATTTACTCCAAATGAAACGTCCTTTAGGAAAAGCCATAGTTGTCGGCTTAAGCATATCGCCTAATTCTTCTATTAAGAGAGAAGCTTTAATGGAAGATTCATCCTGTAAAATCAATATTGGACTTTTCAATCCAAGAGATTTACATTTCTCTAAATCACTAAATTGTACAATATTAGACATTATAGATAGAAAAGCCAGTTATAAGTTTTAAGAGTATCTAAAGTTTTGGCAATGGCTTTAGAAGAACCCTGAATACCGCCTGAAGTATATTTTTTACCGTACATGTATATAATTCCAACTTCTTTCCCGAATCTATTCGGAAGAAGATTAAGAAATTTTTCCAAATTTGCCTTATTTGTTAAAAGATTGGTTTCTGAAATATTAATATACTGCAAGTCATTTTGAACATTAATAACTCCTTCTCCAAATGTATCGGGATTTTTTAACTTAATTCCAGTAATATCAAGGCTTGTTAATGTCAGCTGGTCAAAAACTAATTCCAGATCAACTTTAGAAGTATTAAGGTCAGATAAATCAATTCTACTAATTTTGGTATTTGAGATATTAAGATATTCTAATTTAGAATCAGTGCCTTTGGGAAGAATTAATCTAGTGAGCTGGGAACAATTAGAAACATTAATACTAGTAAGATTGGAATTTGCTGATAAATCCAATTCTTGAATAGGATTGTCACTTAAATCTAATATTTGAAGATTGGAACAACTTTTTAAGTTAATTCGAGCTATTTTTTTACCTGGATTTTCAAAAGAAGTGATACTGCCTTTATCTCCGGAAATTTTTAATGTTTTATTTTTCTTTTGGAAATAGTCAAAATTAAAAGTTTCATCTGCCGGAAACCATTCTTTGTCAAAAGTAATTTTTCCAGAACTTAAATCAATTTGATTTTGTCGATTATTAAAGAACCAATCAATATTAACATTTCCTGTTCCTCCAATATTATAAGAATAATTATCAAAACAATAATTAACTAAATCAACAGAAGACTGGAAAATAACTCCGTTCAGAGTATAGGTATACTCTGAACGGATGAATGCTTTAAAATTAAAATCCCTAACAACAATAGTCCCTACACCTGGCGTTGAGTAACATCCCCATTCCGGAGCATTTTTATATGTAGCAGCATCGGTAGAAGCTATAAAATTTTCACGAATAATATTCCAATCTCCGGTTGTTTCATCTAAGATATATAATCTGCCGATGATGCCATCATCGGCAGAAGGAGCATATTCAAATTTGAATTTTTTAAAAGATAATCCATCCCAGCCTTCTACAGGAGCACAATTAGCTAAAGGCTCGCTAACTGAATTACCTATATAAACCATCCAGGTATCTGTAGCTGAATCATAGATATTTCTAAAATTCACAACAAATCTAAATTGAAGATTTGGTTTATTATTATCATAAGCTCCAAATGAAATGAAAGAGTGCTGGTTAGGTCTATTTTTAAAGAAGTTCCTATCAATGACATTGATAGGAGTAAAATTATATGGCGAAGGCCTATGAATCTTCATTGGAGGAAGAGCTACAGTAAATGTAGATTCTCCAATGCCTGTACTTTTAATTTGTTCTTGTTGCTCATTGGTTAATTGTTTGTAATAATAAGCAATTACGCCTGTTGACGTATCATTAATCCAAACACCTTCTTCATTTAAAAGAGGGGCAGTTTGTTCATCTGGCGTACCAATATTACAATTTGTATAAAGTGAACCATACCTTGACCATTTTCCATTTTCTTCTAGCATGGGGTCAGGATTTTCCGGATTCCATGTATAATTCCCAAATGTATAAAATCCGCCTGGAATTAATTCCAGTCTTTGAATATCATCCAATTCAAAGGAAAGAAAATCTTGCTGATTATCTAGAGTATGAATAAAACCTTTACATGCGTCAACTAATGTATTAAAATCAGCCCTTTTGCTAATAAAATTATCATTAATTAAAACATTGTTGCTCATAAAAGGTCGATAGTATTTAAATGGAAAAAGAGAACTGAGAATTAAGATTTTAAATATCAAAAATGAGTAATCAAGATGTCTGTGAAATTAAGCCCGTAAAGGCATTTTTATCTACAAATCTGAATAATAAAACCAAAACATTTAAAGATTTGGCTGATCGAATTATGCGGAGTCTTGGTTATCCTATTGTCAGCGTAGAGCTGCACCGCGATATGGTTTTTGAATTTATTTCAATTGCTATTGAATTCTTTTCCAAATATGTCCAGGACCGGGAAATTCTTTTATTTGATTCTAGAATTTACGAAAAAGGAAAAGGAATTAATATCGGCAAACTTTGTACAATCGCTTCCAAGGCAGCAGCTCAAGAAGGACATGTAAGGCCTGAAAATCTTTTTAATAAGACATATGATAAAACTATTGAACGGTTAGAACGTGTTTATATTGCCCTGCGGGATATACCGGCTGAAGAGCTTCCTTCGACATGGGACAGGCCTGTTAAGAATTGCGAAGTGATTACTGCTGAGCAATATGATGAAATTACTACATATAATTCTTCGTTATGTGGATTCTTCAAGATTAGTAAAAAACAAGATTTTACCATTGAAGGAGAAAAAGTAGATAATGTTCCGACTGAATTTGCCAATGCCTTTGATTATGACTTGATGGATTACAGGCGGTGCGCTCAAGTAATCAGCTATGATGAAAGTTCTAATAGAAGTCCCTATTCATTGTTTTCTATTCAAAGTGTTCTTTCAGCGCAAGCTTTTTATAGTTACCAGTTTTCAAACCGTGGATTCGACCTTCTTAGTTTTCACTGTCTTCAAGAATTTCTTAAAACTCGCCGAAGAGTTCTCGCTTTAGATCGTTCTTTTTATTTTAATCCTGAAACACAGTATTTTACAATTCTTCCTGAACCTCGATATACTGATTCATTTTATGCAGTTCTTCAAGTTTATCTGGAAAAACCGCTTAGAGAGATCTTGCGTGAAATGTGGGTATACAAATATTCTCTTGCTCAAGCTAAAGTAGCATTGGGATCAATTAGAGGAAAATTTGGTTCTGTTGCTCTTACTGGAGGAGGTCAATTAACGGATGGTCTTGGATTACGAGCAGAAGGTCAAAGAGAAATTGAAGAACTTGAAAAAGAACTTATTGACCGAAATGCTTTTGGAGTAAAAGAAAATCCGTTGTTCTTCGTTGGATAAAGACATTTATTTTCATTAAATTTGATTAATACCTTAAAGAATTCAGATATATTTTATTCTCTTGTCTATGATAAAAAGACAAAGAAGATTTTTAAACACTGAAATTTTTATAAAATTAGCAAAACAAATTCATGGAAGCAAATATGATTATTCAAAAGTCAACTATAAAAATGCTAATACAAATGTTTCAATAATTTGTCCAGTTCACAGTTTATTTAGTCAAAATCCAAGGTCTCATTTGAAAGGGTTTGGATGTGCAAAATGTTCAAATCGAACAGCTAAGACTACAGAAGATTTTATCAAAGAATCAAAGCAGGTTCATGGAGACAAATATGATTATTCAGAAACAGTTTACGTCAATAATCACACAAATGTAAAAATCTTTTGCAAAAAAGATAAAATATTCTTTATACAAAATCCTAGAGTTCATCTTCAAGGAACGGGATGTCCCAAGTGTGCAAGAAATCAAAAGTTGACAACTAAGGGATTTATAGAAAGAGCTATAGCTATTCATGGTAACAAATATGATTATTCTTCAGTAGTTTATCAATCACATGCCAAAAAGATTATTATAATTTGTCCTATCCATGGGCCTTTCGAGCAAAGAGCAAATGGTCATTTGAACGGCAAAGGCTGTTATAAATGTGCAAAGAGTTATAAGCGTTCAAGGGGAGAGATTGAACTTTGTAAATTTATTAAATCAATTTATTCCGGTCAAGTTTTGGAGAATGACAGAACAGTTATTAAGCCAAAAGAACTAGACATTTATCTTCCTGAATTAAAGTTGGCTCTTGAATATAATGGCGAATATTGGCATGATGAAACTAAGAAACGAAAACCGGGTTATCATAAAGAAAAGCAAAAAGCTTGTGAAAAGAAAGGCATTAAATTAATTGAGGTTTGGGATTCAGAATGGCATGCAGATAAAGATAGATTTAAAAATCTTATTCAAGAAGTAATAAATTCTATTCAATCACCTTTAAAAATTTAGATTTTTTATAAAATATAAGATGTAATTACGTTGCCGTAATTCATTTTATTATTTGTGGTTAAAAATCCGAAGAGCTTTAATTAGTTCTTCGGATTTTTTGTTTTTTACATTAATCACCTTCAATTTTAAAGAAAAGAGTATAATAGTAATAAATGGGATTGTTTAAATCAAATATTCAAAAAACAATAAAGAAATTAAAAGAGGATCAATTAAACAAAATTGAACCCCTGAAATTATCTTTTAATGTTCTTATTCAGCGGTTGAATAACGAACGAAGAAAATTAAAAGATTTAGAAGAGCTTATTAAACTTCAAGAATCTTCTAAAGATATTGCTCAAAGGAGAGGAAAAGATATTTTAGTAGAAGAGTATGAAAAGCAAATTGAAAATACTCTTGAAAAATGTAATAAACAAGAAGCATTAATTGTTCAACTTCAACCTGTAATTAATAATTGTAAAAAAATTATTGAGGCCTTGGAAGAGAACTTTCAAGCTAAGTTATTTGATTTAGAAGTCCTGGCTAATATGCAGTATGCTTCAGATTTAACAGATGGAATCTCCTCAATTGGAGGAAGTAAGCATTCATCTAAAAATAATAAGATTTTAGTAAACAAAATTAAAAGAAAACTTGAGGCTGAATCTGAACGATTGATTGCCAAGTTTGATGTGGAACAAGATATAAACCTTTGATATGAGAATTGCTTTTTTAGCCAGTTTAGCTATTTTTATAGTTTTGTATATCTATATTGTTTATATTCATGAAAACCTTAAAGATAAAAAAGAAAATAAAGAATTCCTTAAGAAAAGAAATAAACTTTCTTACTGGATTAGAAATTGCCCAACATTTCTAAATCCTGAAAACTTTTTAGGAATGTTTAATAATATTGATACTAATAACCTTAATCTTCAATATTTTCCTGAAGCAATTGGCCGATATAATTTTATTGACGAATATAAATTTACATTCAAGGAAATGAAAAATCTTATCGATGATTTTATTCCTTGTTTAATTTATGAAAATATTAAAGGAGATGAAATTATAGTCATTCCTAACAGTGACCCTAATGCTAATCCGGTTATTTTATTTGATATTGTTCCACGGACAAAATTTGAAGAACTAAATGATATTGGTTTTCTTCCTGAAACTTTTAGTAACTCTAAAACTTATACTATTAAAACTAACCATGAAATAGACGAGATGGATTTTGGGGTTTTTGCCGAAAAGAGTTTTCAAACTTATAAAATAGGAACTGCTTCTATCTTGGTTGATAGAGATAAACTTCAAGAAAAAGGTTTTAGTGGTTATGGTGTAATTATTCTTTATCTTTCTGATAAAATGGCAAAAGAATGTATTGATAATGCTGAAAGGAATTGTTTAGGTTCTTGTATAGATAGACTTTACCGGGAAGGACGATTTAAGGGAATTGTAGCAACTTATGCAACATTTAATCCTAAAGAATATCACATAAATGAATATTGAACACACAATAAATGGTAATGTTTATCTTTGTGGAGATCTTCATAAAGATATAAATGGCATTTTTCAAAAAATTAAAGAACTTAATATTAGAGATTCCTATATTATTATTCTAGGTGATTGCGAAATAGGATTTTATAAAGAAAAGCCGGCTAAATTTTATAATTATTTCTCTAAACAGCTTAAATTAAGAAATAATACCGTTTATCTTATCCGAGGAAATCACGATAATCCGGAATATTGGCTAAATCCTATAAGATCTGAAGTAGAAGAAAAATGGCCAAATATTATTCATCTTAGAGATAATAGCCTTGTTTCTATTAACGATAAAATTTATTTTATTTGGGGCGGCGCTGTATCAATTGACCGGGCTATTTTGAAAGAAGGTAGTACTTGGTTTAGATCAGAAAGAACAACGCTTAATATTGCAAAACTTTTATTGCTTAAGGATATTAAAATTTTTGGAGTATTGGCACATACTGGTCCACGTCCAGATACTTTAGATGATAAACAATTTAAAAGACGTTGTAAATTTGACAAAAGGTTAATTGATGATATTATGGAAGAACAATCAAATATTTGTCAAATTATTAATATATTAAATCCCGAAGTCTGGTTTAACGGACATTATCATACTTCTTTTGAGAAGACTATAACTAATGGGACTAAAGTAACATGTCTTGATATTTTAGAAATAAGAAAACTTATTGCTTAATTGTCATTAACTAATGACATATGACGGATTCAGCTGAACCAATTTATCCTGACATTAGACTTTTATATTATTTGTTTGATCTTGAGACAAAAGAATATCTTTGCTTATATTCTCCTATCCCTAATCCTTATTATAGCCCCAAGAAAAACCCGGAATCTAAACCTTATATGCCGTTGCCTTCCAATGTGACGGATAAAGAACCATTGGAAACTGCTGAAAATCAAGTTACAGTCTTTGATAAGAAGACTCAAAAATGGAGTATTAAGGTTGATTTTAGGAATAAGAAATATTGGGATAAGCAAACTAAAAAGCTTAATATCATTACCGAAATCGGTAAAAATCCAGCCAAAACCTGGACGGATATTGAACCTGATGATGATCGAAAAGTTTGGGATGAAGAATCTAATTCTTGGATTTTTCCGATTGAAGTTCTTTATGAGCTAAAAATTAAAGAAGTTCGAGAGGCTGCCGATAATGCTGCAAATCTCCTTAAATTAAATTATTCTCAAGCAGAATTTGATACTTGGGAAAAACAAGAAAAAGGAGCCCGGGCTCTTCAAGCAGATCCAGATTCAACAATCCCAGAAGCTGATTTTGTTCGAACATTAGCGGCGACTCGAGGTTTAACTCTTGATAAAATGATTACTAAAATTTTAAATGCTGCTGCTCGAGCATTATTTCCAGAAGCTCAAATCATTGGTATTCAACAACGATTAGAGGATGAAGCAAAAGTTGCTTTAGAGAATAATGATCGAAAGACATTAGAAAATATTAAATTTCCAGATATTAACAGTCTTTGAATGAAATCCCATGGAGGTCAATTCTCCATGGGATTTTTTATTTTAAATAAAAGTCATAATGACTGTCTTAGAATTTGACAAATTTAAAAAGCTGATTACTCCCTGGCCTATTGCCTATTATGGAGAAACTCAAGATCTTTCTTTAGAGTTTGATCTTCCTACTTGTGCTTGTTTTGAATCAGTTAACAATATTACTTTGAATTTTTATAAAAAAGGCCAAGTTGGAGTTGAAGATAGTCTTTTAGTTACTTCTGGTGATTTTACATTATTTGACCAAACTACTTGGACTGGACAAGTCTCTTTTACTGGAGAAGCTTTACTTGAATATATTCAATCGGTGGCTGAAGGGACTGCAGTTATGGATGGAGAATTTATCTTTCAGGTTGCCGGTAATAAAACAATTAAATCTCAAGTTTTTTATGTAAAGATTTATGACTGCAAGCCTCCTCTTCCTCCAGAGCCAGAATATCCTAACAAGGATGAAATGGATAAAGCTATTGCAGATGCTATTGAAAAGCATAATACTGATTTAAATGCTCATAAAGATTTATTAATTTCTCGAGTAAATGAAATTGATGTTCTTAATACAACTTCTTTAGAAAATCATTATGTTTATGATGAGATTAATAAAAAATGGATTTTTGATACTACTTTAAACGGTAATGTAATTTATATTAATTCTGTAGATTCAACTATCGAATCTTTAATTTTAGATTTCACTAATAATCGAATTGGCGATTTAATTAGAATAGTAATCTATAAACCACTTAATTGTTCTATTTCTTTTATTGCTAAAGACGGTTCTACAGTTTCTTTGGTTGAAGCAGAAAAACCATTAGATTGGTATATTTTAGAATTCGTACCAATTCGAGATATGGATCAAATTAAAGTTATTAATAAATGATTTTTTCATAATATAAACTTAAAACCCGGATAAGTTTTTCTTATCCGGGTTTTTATGTTATAATATGTTTATAATGTGTTTGTCAAAGCAAGTCAGAATTGCAGTTGTAGGACCACCAGATTCTGGTAAATCAACTTTCATTTCCAAAGCAGTAAAAATATTAACAGGGAGAACAGTTAATCCTGATGCCTTAATGAAAGAAGTTCATTATTCCGATGGTAAAGACATTTATGGAAATGACGATACTAGAACTATTAAATGTGCAAAAATCTTTTGCAATTATTTCGGGCTTGAAATTTGTTTTTATGATTGTCCCGGACATAAAGAATATATTGACCAAATTAAACAGGGAATAAATGCTGCTTCATTTGTAATTTTCATTAGTGATTATAATAGAAAAGAGGAAAGTGAAAGATATTTTGAATTTATTAAGGAACTTCTTCCGAAAAATAAAATATTATATAAAATAAATTCTCATTATCCAGTCGATAATAAAAATACAAGTCCTAATTGTTATAATTTCGATACTGAATTAGGTGAGGATAATTTTCGATCTATAATTTTTGATTTAATAAAAGAAATAAGAGATAATGAATCTATAGAGCTTATTGATGTAGAGGCAGAAGCTATTTCTTTATTAAAGGAAAATATTGATTCAACAAAGCATAATGCTATTTTCTTTTCTGGAGGTAAAGATTCTTTAGTCGGACTTCATCTTATTAAACAAGCAGGATTAATTGATAATTTTTCTGTTTATGTTCCCTGGTCAGGATTTGATTTTCCGGAAGTAAATCATATAATCAATATCTATGAGCTTCTCTTTAAGAAAAAGTTTTTTAAATTTGATAATTCTTTAAGTCTAGACTATCAAAGAAATACTTCTTATGAATTAATGGAAGCCAAAGCTTTAGCTAATGAAAAACTTATTAAAGAAAAGAATATTGATTTAGTTTCTATTCAATTCAGAGCTTCTGACGAAGGAGTAAGAAGTAAAGACCATTATATTGTTCAAAAAGAAAATCATACTAGATTTTCTCCTGTTTTTAATTTTACCGAAGAAAATATTTGGCGATATATTCAAAAATATACTCTTCCTGTTTGCGAACTCTATTTTAAAGGTTACCGTAGTTTAGGAGATTCTTTTGTTACCGAACCATGTATGCCTCATTTTAAAACAGTAGAAGAAATAATCAAATATATATATGAACACCCTCATACTTCTGAGCGAGATGGAAGAAAAGCACAAGATAATTCGGTTCCTTTTGCTATGGAACATTTGAGGGATAAAGGATTTTTTTGATGGATGAAGAAAAATTTAGAAAAATAAATCAATTTAATAAATGCTTTAAAGCTGAAGATTCACCTTCTATCCTTTGTATTTGTGGAGAAAGCGGATCTGGAAAATCGACATTGGCTAAAAAGATTCTTGAATATCGGGAATCTAATGGAAATATTCATCCGACAGTTGTTCTTGATGGAGATGGAGTACGACATTTTGTTACCCATGATTTAGGATATTCTGACGAAGATCGAATAAAAAATAATGAAATAATTGCAGGAATTGCTTTTTTATTAGTCGTCCAGGGTTTTAATGTAATTATTTCTACTGTTCGGGCCAATGTCGCCTATAACATTCTAAGTCAATATTGGAATCATAATATTCATTGTTTTGTTTGTGACAAATACACCAGAGATACAGAAGAATATAAAGAAGCATATAATAATTTTATTAAAAATGAAATCTGAATTAGTTCAAGGACCAATTAAATTTCCTATTGACATTGACCTGGAGAAAATGATTATAACTTCTCCAAATATGAATTTAGAAATAAAAATTTATCATGAAGATGAACAAGGATTTTATGTAGATTATCAAAATCAAGTTTACCGTTTAGAATATAATCCAATTTCCAAAAATTATTGGTTTATGTATTTGAACAAAACACCATTTATTAGAGGATGCTGGTTTGTTCGAGCTAATATTTGTCATAAATTAAAATTTATTTCTTTTATTATCAGCAAAAATGGTTGTTCTTCTATTTTAAAAACTTCAATGGTTCATGACGGAACATATGATACTATTCAGGATCATTCTTTTATCTGGAATAATCCGCAATATTGTTTCGAAAAGAATGTTATTCAAAATATAGCAAAATGCCATGCTTATCCTGACTATATTAAGTTTGTAGTTTTAGAAGATCCATTTAAAAGATTTCTAAGATGGCTGAATTGGTCCTGGAAAAACAAATATAACAAATACTATAATTTTAATTTATCAAAAGAGGATTTTATTAAAGAACATCTTTGGTCTCTTCCTTATATTACAAGAGAATTAGTTTGCTGCGATGAACATGTAATTCAACAGGAAAAATATTTTGAACATATCAGAAAAGAAGGATTTGAACCATTAGTTGTTCAATTATCTGATTTACCGATTTTCTTTAAAAATCAATTTGGAGTTGAGTTAATTAAAAATAATGTTTCTTCTCCTTCTGAACGTATTTTTACAAAGGAAGATTTTACTGAAGATCAACTAAAGGAAATTTATAAGTTTTTGAATATCAAATGAAAAAGTTTTTTGTAAACATTTTTACATATAAAGAAGATGAAGAGATTGTAAAATACAGTGCTCTTTCAGCCAAATATGTATTAGGCGATGATGTTGAAGTAAATGTTATTGATGATAATAAACATCCCATTTCAGAAGAAAAGATTAAAGAATTAAATGAACTTGGCATTTTTTATCGTCAATCCACTTTTGACAGAAAACATAATTTAAACGGTAAAGAATGTGTCGTTGGTATTTTAGAAGAAATAAAAAAATCTACTAAAGGGAGGGCCGGAGTATCAATTAAGCTTGATTCAGATACAATGATTGCACATCGGGAGATATTTGATAAGTTTTATGATACTGAAAGCTGTATGTTTGCTGCTTCTCATCGGCCAGGCAGTATTTTTTCTGGAATATGCTATCTTATTAAAAATGATATTTTAGATAAGATGATTAAAATGGCTAATGACTGTGATATTCATGAAACGTCAGCCCCCGAAGATATGACCATTGGATGCTTGGCAACTATTTGTTCTATGCCTAATAGCATTTATATTATGCCTGAATGGAATCCCAATAAAAAAGAGGATGATGGACTTTGTACTGCCTGGAATTATGATTGTGATTTAAAATATATTGAAAAATATTATAAACTTTTCTTTATTGTTACATTTGGAAACTGGTTTACGGTCAAAGGCAATACCAAAGCTTGCCGAAATAAACCTATGGAGCTCTTCCTTGATCAAATCTTAAATATTTGAACATCATGCAAAAGTCCGGTATTAGTGACAAGACAGGGAAATCTTATATCAATGGAATTTCAGTAACAAACAGTACCATAACTGTTACTGAAGCTACCTCTTTAAATTTCACCATTGGAGGACCAATTACTACTACTGTACAAGGAAGTGAAGAAGCATTAATTTCCTTCAATCTTGATGCAGTAAAAAGCAGGGAAGCTTTAGGATTAGGTACTGCTGCTCTTATTAATACCGGTACAGCATCTGGACAAATTCCTGTTTTAGACGCCCGGGGTAAATTACCTGAGTCTGTCATTGGAGATATTGCCCTATATGATAAGTTTGATATAGCTTCTGCTGATAATATAAATGATATTGTAATATTTATTAATGGCATTACTACTGGAATTACTCCTAAACAAGGAGATATGATTTTTGTTCTAGGAGGAAATGTCCAAGGAACCTATTGGATTACAGTCACTAAAACTCCGGGAACTTATACTGCGGATGATATTTCTGGAATTACTACACCGTCTGGAACCATTAGTTCTATTACCTTTTTAGGAACAAATTATACTCCTGTCAATGGTATTATTACTCTCCCGGCAAATATTGGCTGGAGTTCTTTAACTGGAATTCCTGCAGCTTCTGTATCGGCTTCAGGTATTGTTAAATTAAATGATAATACAAATTCTACTTCTACTACTGAAGCAGCAACTGCAAATGCTGTTAAGAAAGTTCAAGATTTTGCTAGTACCAAAATTTCTGGTATTTGGTTCGAAACTAACCAAGGATTAACTTCAGAACGAAATAGTTTTACTATATTTGGAACTGGCCCAATTTATATTGTAGGGAGTGATGCTGGAGATAAATCTCTTATATCAGTAAATTTAGATACTGCAAGAGTTAAAGACTCTTTAAATATTCAATCTATCGCCCCAGCAGGACCTTATCCTCCGACTATTCCTGAAACCTACGGAACAGGAGCTGCGCCTGAACTTTTAGGTAAACTTGATAGAAGCTTCATGCCAAGAAATATTATTGGTTTTACATCTTCTTCTAGTTTGCCGCCAGTAAATCCTCCGTCTGATTTTATTCAAGGTTTTGCTTTTACAGCACAGGATAATAATGGTGAGGAAACTCCTGGTTTTAGTGTTTCTGTTTTTGAAAAGTATTATTCAACTGGAGAAATATGGAAAGGTATTAATTATTTCCTCAATTCTTCTTTAACAGCAACATCCGGACCTGACCCAGTTATTCCAGCAACTGGGGCTGATGGTAAATTAGATGCTTCATTTATTCCAGATAGTGTGAGCGGAGGAATTGGCATTGTTAATTCTAGTAATCCGGGTACAACACTAACTGCTAAAACTTTAAGAATCGGAGCACTAGACGGGTTAGGCGTATCTATTGCACCTCTTGGCCCGAATAGTTCAGAAATTAATGTTTTTTATGGATTAGAAGAAACTTCATTTAAATCTTATCTGACTAATACTATTGGCATTAAAACTGCTGCTTATCAAAATACAGGAACTACAAATGGAACAATCCCTTTAATCGGTGCTAATGATAAATTACCAGCAAGTATTATTCCAGATGAAATTGGCGGAAATTTTAGTTCCTTTACTATTAATAATGGATATGAAGCTACTCAAAGTATAAGCTCTAATCCTAATCAAATTAAAATTTGGAACTCTCCATTTTTTATTGGACCTCATGAAGCCACTGATTTAGTTAATGAATTATATCTTAATAATGAGGGTGAAGTTACTTTATCTCAGCGTTTTACTGATAGGGCCGCCCTTCGTTATATTACTTGTGTTGAAGATTCAGGTAATTATCGCTTTACTACATATTATTGTGGCCCCTTATTGATATTTGAATCATTTTCAGCTTATACTAAAGGACCATTTTTAAAGAATTCTACTAATTTTAATTATACTGGTACTCATCCCGGTGAACTAAGTAATAACGCTTATACTAAAATACAAATAGATCCTTATTTTGCTTTAGCAAGAAGTAATTATATTATAAATAATACAACTAGTGGAAGTTTAATTGATATTTATACAGATCTTTTAACTAGAAAATATTATTTTCGGCCAAGCTCATTATCTTCAACAAATACTCTTATCGTTAATCTTTATATTGATGAAATAACATTACAAAATTACCATATTGATAATACTCTTATTTTAGACCCCAGGAACCTTTCAGTTGCTCCTCAAAATATTCAAATATTATTGCCGAATGAAACTACAGGAAACTATAAGCTGTTTATAGACCAGGGCGATGTTGGGACATTAACGAATACTCATCTGTATAATATTAGTATTGGTATTATTCGACCAACGGAAAGTCCAGCTCTAATAATGGTAAAATATTCTCAGTTTGTACCAGTTTAAAAATGGGAGAATTAGGATTAGCTAGAAATAAACGATATAATCAAGGTTATTTTTATCCAAAAAATAAACATAAGTTTATCGGAGAATATGCAATTTACCGTTCAGGTTTAGAGTTAAAGTATTTTCAATTTTTGGATAATAATCCCAAGTGTATCAAATGGAATTCAGAAGGAGTAAAAATTCCTTATTTCTGGGAAGGAGATAATAAGTGGCATACTTATTATATCGATTTGGCTGCTTCTTTTAAAAAAGAAAATAAGATAGAAACTTTTTTAATTGAAATTAAGCCTTACCGGCAAACTATAGAGCCTGAAGCAACAAAGCGAAAAAGGAAAAAGACTTTATTAACTGAACAAATAACATTCAGTCAAAATCAAAGTAAATGGAAAGCCGCTTCTGAATTTGCATCCAAAAACGGCTTAAAATTTATTATTCTTACTGAAAAAGATATTGGTTAAATTTCTTCTTCAGTTTCTTTATATTGTTCTTTACCGGTGGGATTAAAGGCAATCAATGTTTCTTCAGAAGGCATTTTCGGAGTTACCAATACTCGATAAGAATGCCTGTTTGCTCCGGAAGGGCTCATTTCATCAAAATTAAAAGTAATAATATCAGGATATTTCTTTAACGCAGAAACATTAGAAATATCTTTAAATTTGATATTTTGAGCTGAACCTTTTCGTCCATATCCTAAGGCTTTTTCTCCACGGTTAAATGTTTTAATTTGACGAGGAATAAAACTATTATTAATAGGTTCAGTAATTTTAATCGGAGGAACTCGAGTACCGGATCCAATTTGATCGGTATCAACAACAGTAATATAAAAGCCGGGGTTTAACTTCATCCATTTTCTTAATTGATCTACGGAAGCCCTTCTCCATTCAGATCCTTTATTAAAGATTTTAGCTAAACTGCCATACTTGTTATCATCATATTTTAATAAATCCTTAGCCTCTTCTCTGGCTGAAGCTCTTCGTTCTTTATCGGCAAGCTTCCTTTCCCATTCGTCCCACTTTGCGGGATCATCAAAAACTCCTTCATTAAAAATTTCTAAAGCGATTTGAGATAAATCAGTCATGAAAGATATTTAAGGAATGAAATTTAATTAAAAATCTTTGCAAAAAGCGCTAATCTTTTAAAAATTAGTTGTTCATACGTAAATAAGTTTAATTATTAATAAAGTATGGTTTCAACAACCCCTTATAAATTAATTTGTGAAATGCCTGATCCTTCCCGAATGGATCCTTTACAAATATTATATGAAGAAGAAAGTCTTCACAAAGAACGGGCTTTATATTTGACTGGTCCTTATCTTGGTTCTGAAATTATTAATAGAAATAATCGTTTATATCCAGCTGAAGAACTTCGCCGCGAAGTTAATCGCTATACTGAAGAAAAGATTAAATTTGGGCGTGCACTTGGAGAATTAAATCACCCCGAATCTGCTTCAGTTGATCTTGGAGCCGCTTGCCATTTGGTTGTTGAATTAAAGGAAGATAATAATGTTTGGTACGGCAAGTCTAAAGTTTTAGTTGGTACGCCTAAAGGCGATCTTTTGAAATCTCTCCTTAATAATGGCGTTCAAGTTGGTATGTCTTCTCGCTGTCTTGGTCAGCTGACAGAAACATCTGAAGGATATTCAAGAGTTTCAAATTTGCGCATGGTCGCCATAGATGCGGTTTCGGATCCAAGTTTTTCGAGCGCCTATGTAGACGGTATTTTAGAGTCTGCCCAGTTTGTTTGTGAATCTGACGGTTCTATTCGAATGGAAAAACTTTACGATGATACTAGTAAGAAATTTGCGAATCTTCCAGTTGGAGACCGAAACGACTATATTAAACGATCAGTGATTGACTTCCTTAAGAGCTTTAACGAAATTACTACAAATCGTAAATAACCTTATGTCTAAGAAAACAAAGAAAGTAAAACAATTAGATAAAGATTGCTTATCTTTTGTACAGGCAATTTTAGAAGAAGACGCCAAATCTGCCGCTTCTGTACTAAAAACCATCGTTAAGAAAAATATCGCCAAGAAGCTTAAAAAGGCTGAACGCGAAACCGACTTATTTTAATAATAGAATATGAAAATTCCCGAAAGTTTAAAGAATGTTTTATCGGAAGCCGATCTTGCCGATATTAAAAAAGAATTTGACAAGCAGGTTCAAATTCAAGTAGAATCTGCACTTCATCAATATGACGATGAAGCTGAAAAGCGAATTTTAGAACTCGTCAAGCAGATTGATGAAAACCATAAGGTAAAGTTGGTTAATCTTCTTAAGAAGAAAGACGCTAAAGATAAGGCTTTGCTTGAATCAATTAAAGCCAAATATACTGAAGCTCTTCGAACAGATGCTGAAAAGTTCAAAGCTTCCCTTGCCAAAAATATCGAACGATTCATTGAATCTAAAATTGGCAATATTGTAGATTATTCTATTATCAAAGAGGCTGCCCTTAATAATACGGCCCGCATTGTTCTTGAAGGCCTTCGCACTCAGCTTGGCGTTGATTCCGCTTTAATGAAGGAATCTATTTCTGGCCCAATTCTTGAAGCTCGTGAAAAAATGACCAAAGCTCTTTCTTATATTAAAAAGCTTAAAGAAGAAAACCAGCGCCTTGAAGAATCTCTTTATAATTCCGAGGCTAATCTTTTGATTGAATCCAGGACTGCCAAGCTGCCGGAAGCTGAAGCCTCTCATATGAAACGCATGCTTCATGGCAAGGATATTAAGTTCATTAATGAAAATTTCAATTATATTTTAGATCTTTATAGGCAAGGTCAAGAAAAGAAACGTACTGTTCTTAAGGAAGAAGCCCTGAAGGTACGAGATAAGAAAAAGCTTCCGACCGAACCCCGCCGTACAAAAGATCTAATGACAGAAAACTCTTCTAATAACTCCGGTTTCTCTCTTATTGATGAAATTGCTGCCGAAATGGCGTCTTTTGATTATTAAGAGTTGCTTTAAAAACCTAAATATCAATTGTTATTAGAGTATAACCAAAGAAATTAACTATACAATTTTCAAGCATCAGTTAATTTAATCTTACGGACAAGAATTCCGTCTCCTCAAAAATCGCTTGATATTCAAGCAAAAACAAAGATAAATTAATATAATTTTTATGAAAAAGACTCAACAAGTACAAACTCAGTCTGTTGGCGCTGCTGTTCAGCAGAACAAGCAGTTCTATCAGAACTGTGTGAATAAGTGGAAGAAGCTGCTCGTTTCTGAACACGTTGCTCCTATTGAAAATAAGCATACGCGTGCCGTTACAGCTGTTCTTCTTGAAAACCAGGCTAACGCCCTGATGGAAGATATGAACCCGAACAGCTCCAGCATTTGGGGTGCCAACGCCTCTTTTGGTGGTGCGATTACTCAAGGCGATACCTATGCGAAGGGCGACAATCGTTTACCGAAGATTCTTCTTCCGATGATTCGTCGTACGTTCCCGGAACTTATTTCCAATGAAGTTGTCGGTGTCCAGCCGATGTCCGGACCTGTTTCCCTTGCGTTTGCTATTCGTTATCGCTATGACCAAGGGCCTCTTCATGAAGCTCGTTCTTCCGGTACGCTGACTAATCCGCCTACGACTGGACCTCAATACGGTGTGAATACTTTCCGTGCCGAAGATACTGCCAATCCTCCGGCTCCTGCGGATATGAAGCAGCTTGAAGCTACGGTTAAGTCCCCTGGAACTGAAATGGGTTATAACTACCTCGACACTTCCTTTACTGGTCGTCGTAACAACCTCTTTAACCGTACGATCAATAAAGAAACGGGTGCTCCTTATACCGATGCTGATATTGTAACCACTTGGAATGCTTCTGATGCTGGTGCTACCTATCAGATTAAGGCTGTTGCCGACCTTGTGATTATCTCCGGAGCTACTCCTGGTGTTGAATTCACATTGTCCGACGGTACAACCAAGTATACAATTCCTGACACTGATGAAGGTAAGAAAGCGATTGCTGCTGCGAATGCTCTCTTTAAGGCTACCCACATTGCCGGTGGTAAGTTTACGTTCTCTGATCAGGACCTCGGTACTGCCGCTCTCTTGGGTGACTATGAAGCTACTGGCCGTATTCCTCGTACGAAGTTTACCTTCGAGAAGAAAGCTGTTGAAGCTGGTACCCGCCGTATCGGTACCTCCTGGACGCTTGAACTCGAACAGGATATTCGTAACATGAACGGTATCGACATTGAACAGGAAGTTACTTCCATGATGTCCTACGAACTTCAGGCCGAAATTGACCGTGAAATGATTGTTCGTATGCTCTATGCCGCTCTTTCTGCTAATGAATATTCCTATTGGGATGGTTCTAAGGCTGATGCTCGTTGGATGGGTGAACGTGACCGCGCGTTTTATCAGTTCATCATTCAGATGGCTAACCGTATGGCTGTTCGTAACCGTCGTGGCCCAGCTAACTTCATTATCGCTACTCCGGATGTCTGCTCCTTATTGGAAACGCTTCCTCAGTATGCCATTATGGAAGTTAACGGTACGATCTCTACGGATAGTTCCGGTATTGCTAAGGTTGGTACAATTGGTAATGGCCGATTCACTGTCTTCCGTGATACCCGTACACCTGTTCAGAACAATTCCTGGATGAATAATTCCTGGGATAATCAAGGACAGTATACCATTGGTGGAGAAGCTCGTACTCAGGGTATTCCGGACTTTGCTCTACTTGGCTATAAGGGTAGCGAATATTGGGACGCAGGCATTCTGTTTTGTCCGTACATCCCAATACTCCTGCAAAGGGTTGTGGATCCTGTGTCGTTTGAACCTCAGGTTGGTTTAATGACCCGATATGGTGTTGTCGATAACCTTTTTGGCGCCAATCTCTATTATCATGTCGTATTAATCGATACGCTCGGAAATAGCTTGCCGCCGTCTGGCGCTCCTGCCAATAACTGGCCTGGAACATTCCCGAATGGTTCCGCTCTTACTGATGTTCGTCAGCAAGGTGGTTATCCGGTTCAGGTTACCAACACTCCTGAAAATCCGGTTAATACGAAGCCTATTGCTTAATAGGTTAAGCTAACCAAAACTTTAAAAATCCCGATGAGAATTGATCTCATCGGGATTTTTATTTTATACCTGTCCAAACCACCTATTATTTTTCAGACATTTATTAAATTAAAAAAAAAGAATTTAATTTTAATTTATAAAATGCCAAAGAAGCTTTCGCAAGAAGAATTTATTGAACGATGTAAAAAGAAACATAATAATTATTACAGTTATGATAAAACAGTTTATACTGGTATGAGCAATGATGACTATATTATTGTAACTTGCCCTATTCATGGTGACTTTAAACAACTGGCTGCCGGACATATACGAGGAAAAGGCTGTAAAGATTGTGCCGGAACCATTACTAAAAATGTCTCAGAAAGATGACACCTTTCAAGGTGTCGTATGAATGAGACTAGCAAAGCTCTGTTCATCCTTGATTTTCAATATATCTGGTTAAAGTTTCTTCGGAGACTTCACCAATAGAAGTACAGAAATATCCACGTGTCCATAAATAATGCTTTCCGCTCCAATAGAGACGTCTCATGTAGGAATTGTGTTTCTGCCACACATTGTATGTGGAGACTTGCTTAAGTTTGTGGATAATGTCAAAGACACACACCTTGGGAGTGGCACGAATCAGAAAATGAATGTGGTCAGCCTTTTCTTTGTCTATCTCCATAACCTCAATCGACCAATCTTTCGTCATCGACGCCGCCTGTTCCATGCTGGACATGATCGTCTCGGCAATCGGATCGAGCAATCGCTTCCTGTATTTTGTGGACAATATGATGTGATAACGAATCTTGAATTTCTCATGGTTGCATCTCTCGTATCGATTTTTCTTCACTGTATGATGCTAATTTAAATAAAGGTAATTATGGCTTTACCTCCAACATTTAAAGTAGATATTTTTTCCGATGTAGGTTGGAAAACAAATCAATTTGCATTAATTGCCGAAGCTTCAACCTATGATGAAATGAAAGTTGCAATTACAAATAACGTGAAAGGAAAAAAGACAGTCGATGAAACTCCTAAACCGGCCAGTCTTTCTCTTCGAGTACATTGTTATGACGGTGTTGCAACCTTTGATTTCGATCAAACTAATGAGGGAGCATTCACTTTAAAATTTTCTGTTTGGGCTGAAATCGGTTTTCAAGCAGAAATTGCAACTTTAATTAATTCTTAAAATGTCAGTTTCTGAAGATGAATTATTAGGTAAATTTATCGATCGCTACATGAAAAAAGCGATCGATAATTTAATCTTTAAACTAGAATCCAAGTATAATGTTGAATTAAGTGAAAGTTCAACTTTAGAAGTTGTATTATTAAGTTCCGATTTTATTAATCGAATTTCTCAAGTAATTGAAAGTGAACAATTAAGAGAACCTGAAGCATTTGAGAATGAACCGAATGACCAATCTGGAAATTATCGATATAAAAAATACTAATAAATATTAATTAATGAATACTAATGGTTTAAGATTAGATGAACGCGGCCGAGTCGTTCTTTGCGGAGATAAGATTTGCTGTGCTAATTTAGAAAGATGTGGAGACGGCAGGTATAAACTTACCGATGACAATGGTAATTTCTGTTATATTACTGCTCAAGAAGCTGCATTGATGGAAGCTGGAATTAGGGCTTGTGATAATCAACCCATAGTTAAAGAACAACTTATTTTAGGTTAATATGTATTACGGTATTGATGGCCTTAGTGAAATTGTAGAAGAGATGCTTGATAATGAGACATCTCAGATGAGCGACACTGAATCTCTAGTTTATGATTTTATTCAAAATCCTTATATAAGTCGTTTAGTTCGAAGAGGAGATGGAGTTGAAATCAGTAAATCTCCTGTTCAGGGAACTAATGTTGAAATGATTTTTAAATCTTTAAATTCCGACGGTAAAACAAAAACTAAGAAACGGGATATTGAGTATGCAGTTCTTGGCTTATTGGCCGATGACAAAATCAAATTTGCTCGTATGAATGGCGGATTCTTTTTGATTCCTCGAGAATAATGACTGAATTTTTTGCAGCATTAGGTATAGCCTTAATTATTAAACAAGGACGAATCTTCAAAGAAGTTCGTTCTTTTTTAATTTCTAAATTTCCGATATTTCAAGATTTCTTTTCTTGCTTAATGTGTATTGGATTTTGGACTGGCTTATTTGTCGGAATTATTACTGGAAAGTCTTTAATAGATTTAATACTATTCAGCTTTTCTTGCTCATTTTTTGGGCTAATATTTCAAACAATTTTGACTTTCCTTGAAAAGATATTTTTAAAATACTTTAAAGATATTTCTTAGAATATAATAAAATGAAAGTGGTTAACTCTATTAATTGTAAATTTAATCTTATAAATCAAATTTAGAAAATTGGAGTTAATCTTTCAAAATCACCTCAACTTTTTAAGAATAAAACCAATATTAAAGAAAATGGACTTTTTTAATAAGTGTTCTTGTAATCCTCGGACTGTTACTAAATGGACAGTTTATAAAGAAGGTTCTTATTTCATTTATAAATGTACTGAATGTGGAAACTCCTTTAAACGTTCAGTTAATTGGGAAACAATCCAGAAGGATAAAATGAAAAATTTAATGAAGCATGGAAGATAAAAAAACTTTAAAGGTTAAATGTTTTATCACTGGAGAAGAAAGTATTTTTTCTGGTGATTATTTGAATAAACTTATTGAAAGATATGGTTCAAGAGAAAATATTTTAAAATATTACATTACATATCGAGCCAAGAATTTTCTTTTTAAAGGATATACAATTCCAGAAATAAGGAAAATTCTTCTTTTAAAGAAGACTGAACTTGAAGATCCTTCTTCTCCTAAAGGAATCGAATTAATAAAATATTGGCAAGACCAGAAAAATCTCAAGGTTAAGTATAAAATGAAAGATCAAAAAGATAATGTTTCTTTCATTAAAACTGATCCGGAAGTAAAAGATTTTATTAACAATTGGATTAAATCTAAAAAAATAGAATAAAAAATTAAAATTTTATCACTGATTTATTATCAATAATTTTTTAATTTATATACATTTTTAAAATTGATAAGTCCCTTATTTTAAGGGACTTATCAATTTTTAATTTGAAAAAATTTTATACATAAATACAAAATACACTATGTTGAATGGATTAGAAGATGTATTAAAGGCAGATACAGCAAAGAGTACAAAAATTGATTGTACACAGTCAGTAGAAGAATATATTAATAAAAGTGACTGGCGTATATTTGCTAATGCTAATACAGGATATAGTAATGCTGGATTAGTAAATGGACTAGCTGGTAAAGTAATAGCCAATTATTGGTTAGATAAAGTTTATTCAAAAAAAGAGGGTGATGCACATAGAAATGGCGATTATCACATTCATGATTTAGATTGTTTAAGTGGTTATTGTTGTGGTCATGATTTACAACGATTATTAAATGAGGGTTTTAATGGTGTAGTGGGAAGAGTAGGTTCAAAAGCACCAAAACATTTTAGAGAAGCTTTATATCAAATGGCTAATTTCATTGGTATTTTACAAGCTGAATGGGGTGGTGCTCAAGCGTTTAGTTCTTTTGATACATATCTTGCACCTTATGTTTTTTTTGATATGTATTATAGTGGTTTAACTTATAAAGATATTAAGAAAGCCATCTTAAATTTCATTTATAATTTAAATGTGCCATCACGCTGGGGACAATCTCCGTTTTCAAATATTACAATTGACTGGATTGTCCCTAATGATATGTCTGCCCAATATCCTCTAAGAAATGATAAGAATTATTTTAAAACAATTTATGAAGATTTATCAGATGAAGAAAAAACAAAATTTAGAACGACAGTTATTGAAGAACTTAAAAAACGTTTAGAGAATATAGAAAATTCTATAGATAGTCTATTTGATAAAATAACATATAAGTTATTTCAAAAAGAAATGAATCTTATTAATAAAGCTTTTTATGAATGTTTAAACGAGGGCGATATTAATGGATTACCTTTTACATTCCCAATTCCTACAGTTAATATTACAGAAAATTTTGATTGGGATGGAGAAAATACTGATCTTCTTTTTGAAAATGCTGCAAAATATGGATCTTCTTATTTCCAAAATTTTATTGGTTCGCAATATAAACGAGATGAAAATGGTAATTTAGTTCCTGATCCAAATGCTTATAGTCCAAATGATGTACGAAGTATGTGTCCACTAACTAGTGATACGGAAGTATTAACACTTAGTAACAGAGGTATTAGTAAGACACAAATAGTACATTTAAATGAAAATAGCCATAAAGTATTTTCTAATGGAAATTGGTTTAATTTTAAACGTATCGAAATTAAGCCACAAAAAGTATATGAAATTAAATTATCAAATGGTACTTCTATAAAAATGGGAGAACATCATTTACAACCAATATATGGTAGTACTAAAGAATGTAAAGATCTTAAAGTTGGTGATTTAATACCATTTAATAGTCAAATAATTAATTGGGACAAAGCTGTTGGTGATTATCATCTTGGTTATGCAATCGGTGCTTATTATGGTGATGGCTCAACCGATGGTAATACTGTAATATATTCTCTTTCTGTTGATGAAAAAGATAATATAACTGAAGAAAAATTACGAAAATTTTGGACTTCTAATGGGTATCATGTTAAAACAATAAATGTTAACAATGTTCGTTCAATAGTGGTTACTGGAAATGCTTTTAATTTAATTGGACGATTTTGTAGTGGTAATAATGCTCTTACTAAAGGTATTCACAGTTTAGCATTTAGTTTATCAGTAGATGCTCGTCAGGGAATTATAGATGGATATATTGCTACAGATGGTAATAAAGATCGCAGGCGAATTAGTACTTCATCCCAAGCAATGGTTAATGATTTATTAACTTTGTTTACTTTACAGGGTAAAAAAGCTTTATTATCATCTATAGATAATCGTGAAAATCGTCTAGGAAGTAATCCAAATTATATTGTTTCTTATCCTGAAAAAGACAATTATAGTGATTTTTATCAAACTATTGATGGTATAATATATTTTATAATTAAAGAAATAAAAGAAATTCCGCAACAAAAACTTTATTGTATTGAGGTTGATAATGAAGATCATACATTTGTATTAGGTAACGGGATGATTACGCATAATTGTCGTCTTCAATTAGATAAGCGAGAATTACGAAAACGTGGAGGAGGCTTATTTGGTTCAGATGCACAAACTGGCAGCATAGGCGTAGTAACAATTAATATGGCCCGCCTTGGCTATCTTTACAAAGGTAACTTTCCGCTTCTTAAGAAAAAACTTATTCATTTAATGGAATTGGCTAAATCGACTTTAGAAAAAAAGCGTTCTTTTATTAATGAATTATATCTAAGAGGATTATACCCATATACAAGACGATATCTTAAAGGCTTTAATACATTTTTTAGTACAATCGGCGTTAATGGAATGAATGAAATGGTTCGTAATTTTTCAAATGACGAATATGATATTACTTCATATGAAGGCCAGAAAATGTGTATAGAACTATTAGATTTAATTCGCTCTAAAATGTCTGATTATCAAGAAGAAACTGGAAATCTTTATAACCTTGAAGCTACCCCGGCAGAAGGAACAACTTATCGATTTGCCAAAGAGGATATTAAACGTTTTCCGGACATTATTCATGCTGGTACTGAAAAAGAACCTTACTATACAAATAGCTCTCAGCTCCCGGTAAATTTTACGGATGATCCCTTTGAAGCACTTGATAAGCAAGATGAGCTTCAATGCAAATATACTGGTGGTACAGTAATCCATTTATATATGACAGAAAGACTTTCTAATGCAACAGCTTGTAAAAATCTTATAAAAAAGGTACTTACAAATTATCGCTTGCCATATATATCTATAACTCCAACATATTCTACATGTCCAATACATGGTTATATTCCTGGAAATCATGAATTTTGTCCAAAATGTGACCAAATAATTTTAGAAGAATATGCTAAAGAAATTGATTTTAACGAATAATAATTTATAATATGAGTAAAACTGAATTATTGAAACAATTAGAAGCTAAACGTACACGTTGTCAAGTTTGGACGCGTGTAATGGGTTATCTTAGGAATACTGATAATTTTAATATTGGTAAAAAAGGTGAATTTAAAGAACGAACATTTTTTACTGAGTCAAAGTGTCGGTGTTTATAAAAAATAAAAAATAAAAAATTAATATTAAAAAATTAACTGATATAAATTATATCAGTTAATTTTTTATACAATAATGAAATGAATTTATTTGAAAATAGAATAGGCGGCGTTGAACCATTTACGTTAATCGATTTTCCTAATAAAATAGCCGGTATTTTATTCTATACAAATTGTAATCTGCATTGTCCATATTGTTATAATGTAGAACTTGTTAAGAATATATGTACTAAATTAAATTCTAACGACGTCCTTAATTTTATAAAAAAACGAAAAAATAAATTAGACGGTTTTGTATTTTCTGGAGGTGAATGTACTATACATGGTAATAATTTAATAAATGATATTATTTTTGTTAAAAACGCAGGATTTGACATTAAAGTTGATACAAATGGAACTAATCCTGATGTTATTCAAAAATTATTAAATTTAAATCTTGTCAATTATTTTGCTTTAGATTATAAAGCTCCTATTAATAAAAAAGATTTATTTTTTTCAAATATACAAACCTATGATAATTTTATCAAGACATTATCTTTATTAAATTCTTCTGAAATTCCTTTTGAAATCAGAACAACAATTCATACTGATATTATTGATGAAAATGATATTAATTTAATTCTAAAACATTTAGAAAGTATAAATTATAAAGGTAATTATTATATCCAATTTTATTTTAAAACTAAAAAAACTCTCGGTAACGTATCAAATAATCCAAGATATTTTGATATTACAAAAATTATTAATAAAAAAAATATTAATATCCAATATAGAAACATTGAAGCTAATATATGAGTGAACAATCTAAAAATGAAGATTATATCTCCTTAATTGAATCTGAAAATGAAAAACATTTATTTTTCTCTGGATCATTAAACCGGCTTTCTGCCTTTAACTTAAATGGCCAGCTAGTTGCATGCGATATGGCTTATCGAGAAAAAAAAACTGAAAATGAATTTGGTTTTATACAAAAAGATGAACAAAAAGAAGTCAATGATAAACTTATTATTCATTTAAATTGTCCAGGAGGCCAGGTATCTTATGCTTTCTTAATTGCCGATGTTATTAAATCTTTAGAAATTCCTGTTTATTGTATAGGTGAAGGATCTATCGCTTCTGCAGGAACTGTCTTATTATTAGCCTGTGAAAAACGGACAGCTCTTCCTCATTGTACCTTTTATTTTCATGAAACAATTCATTCTATTGAACAATTAAGCTTTGATGAATTAGAATCTTTTATGGAAGAGTCAAAGAGAGTTAATGAAGAGCTTAAAAATTATTATCGTATCAGAAGTAATATATCTATAGCTGATATTGATACATTAATGAGGTCTGAGGCTATCATTAGTGCTTTAGAGGCATATAATAAAGGCTTTTTAACTGATTTACCAGGAACTATTTTAGTTTAATAAGTTAAAATAAAAAGGCCCATTAAATATTGACTAATGGGCCTTAATAGCTTAAAAAATTTAGCCAATGGCTTGGCAGCTACTGGAGCTAATTTTAAAATTGGAGGATTTACTGTTAATCTTCCAACTCTTAATATTTTTAATTCAAATATTGAATCTCCTTCTACTGGAACTTTTATTGCATCAGCCGGTTCTATTGTTCAAACTTTAACTCAGGGGGCTAAAGGGGTTATGTGTATCGGGACACTTTTAATGAATCCCAATCAAATGTTAAAAGCCCTCAACCTTGCTGGAGATTTTATTCTTGGCCTTGGCCTTCAATTATTAAATGATGTTTATCGGACTTGCATGGCGCGAGTTAATAATATCCTTGCTACTTCTTATGGATTAGTTTTAGGATATTTTAAAACAATTAAAAACATTATTTCAGCCATCCAAGGTGTAGGAGATATGCTCAACAATATCTACGAATTCTTTACCGACAGGTCAAAGAGTAAAGTAGATTTTATGATGAAAAGCGATGATTGCGCATACTTCATCGCTAACATTTTGCGCTGTATGATTGGCAAAATGGTTACTCCGTGTTTGAATGAGCTACAACTTAAGGCAGATCAAAAAATTAATAATATTGCTGGAGGAATTGAAAATAAAATTACTCAAAATACTGAAGTTTTAAACTCAATGTCTTCTTATCTGAATAATCAGGCAATGTTTGTTAATAAATTCACTTCTCAAGTAAACTCTATATTCTAATATGTCTAATAAATTATTTGGATCTTATATTGGGATAGTAATTGATGCTGTTGATCCAGAACATTTAGGAAGAGTTCAAGTTTTTATTCCAAGCTTGGATTGTAATTTAATAAGTTCTTTCACCGGACAAAGTTCTTATATTTTTCCAGGAAACGATACAGGAGGAGATTTATCAATAAGAGATTTAAATCTTCTTAAAAAAAGTTGTGTCTGGGCATATACTTCTCAGCCTATTTTTGGAGGATCTTCAATTGGCCGAGTAAATGAGTCAACTGGAAAAACAACAGTTTCTGATTCTGTAACTGATACTGAAGCTTTTTCTATTTCGGAAAATGGAGAAGCTCCAAAAGCTTTCGGAGCAAAGTTCAACTATTATGGAGCAAGACATGATGCTTTCGCTGTTCCTTCTAATACATTAACTCAAAAAGGTAATTTTACCGGAGAAGATTATTTTCCGGAAAATTATATTAACTCCCCTAAAGGTTCATTTTCTTTGCCTAATGTCGGTGCCAGAGTACTTGTCACTTTTATTGGCGGAATTAAAAATCAAGCAGTAATTACTGGTAAAGTTCCTTTTGCCCGAGAATATCAAATGATGATGGAATAATATAAGTTAACCATATCATTTTATACACCTTATAAATTTTTATTATTTTCATTTAGCGTTTTTCTTCTTTCTCAATAAGAAAAACGCTAAATGAAATAAACGAATTTATATAAAATTATAAAAACAGTATCATATGCAAGTTTCCCCTAATACTAAATCTATTTTGGCTTCTCCCGGAGGTACTATCGAAGCTTCTGATACAGTTACTGGAAGTGTTCTTAATATTACTCATCCGTCAGGATCTAATGTTCAATTCGGAGATCAAACAACCTCTTATTTTAATTCCGGGAAAAGTCAATCTTTAACACTATCTGATTCATTTGCAACAATTTATGGAGGTAGTTCAACTTATATTAAAGGAACTGCGGAAATAAGAAATGAAGGAGATCAATTTAATTTAGTTGGACCTACTTCTATTATCCAGGAAGAGGTAATCGATAAATGGATTGAAGCTTATGGGCAAGGCATAGGGGCTCTCAAATCTCAATGGAGAGATAACCGGTTTGATTTAGCTATTACCGATTATCCAATTAATACTGTTTATTCAGTTCCTTCCGGATTAAGCTCAGTTACAGTTTGTCCGCCATTATTGAATGGTACTGCTGAAAATAATAAAGATGCAAATACTAAAGCTGAATTCGAAAAAAAAATGATGGATGCCGGACAAAAAAGTACTGAAGAATTGCAAAAATCAATGATGGAAACTTATTCTAATTTTAATGCTAATGCAAAAGCATTGTATAATTTAAACAAATAATTATGGCAGACAGAGATACAGTAATTGTCGGCATTGGTCATTCTTCTTTACATCCAAATGCTACATCCCAGAAATTGGTTAATCCCGGCTTATTAAAATTGGCCAAACAAGATTCTGGATATGATTATAAAAGAAATGTTATTACCGAATATTTCTATTGCCGAGGTTTAGCCTTAATGATTTGTGAAGAACTTTCTAAACTTGGGTTAAAAGGAGTAACTTCCAATCGTTATAAAGATTCTGATATTAATGGAGGGTCTATGCAAGATCGTGCAATGGGGGCGGAAATTTCTGCTATTAATAGGGCTCTTCCTTCTCTTAATAATCCTAAATGTGCTATTAATCTTCATTTAAATGCCTTTAAAGCTAATCAAGCTTCAGGTGCAGAAGCTTATTGTCCAAATACTGAGCATGGTAAAATTCTTGGACGAATGCTTAATAAGGCAGTAAGTAATACTCTTGGAATTAATTTCCGTAAAGTTGTTCCTGCTTCAGTTACTACTAAAGATCTTCCAGGAATGGGTTTTCCCCGCTCGGTTAGAGTACCTGGTGTCCTTTTAGAATTATTTTTTGTTGATAATAATGAAGATTTAAAAAAAGGTTTAGAAAAAAAGAAGGAATTAGCTGTTAATCTTGCAAAAGCTTTAAAAGATTTTTGTGATAAAAATTATCCTGCCTTTGACCCTAACCAGGCATTAGAAGAATCTTATGTCAAATCTTCAGCCTTAGTTCAGGATAAAATTCAAAATAAGGTAGATGATGACCAATTAAAAACTATTGCTATTCAAACACAAGAAAATCTTCTTCCTATTGAAAGGGCATTAGGAGAAGGCGGAGATAATTATGATTATTATCTCAAAAATAATATTCGAATTGTCGGTACTAAACCTGTACCGTTTACTCCATCATTAATTGATGCAACTGGGAATGTTACTACTACTATTACTTTAAGAGAAGGCGGAACAGTTAATAAACAAATTCCTTATCCTTTATTTCAAAATACTGATTATACTTCTGACTTTCCTACCGGTAAAGAAATAGTATATGTTCAGACGCTTTATGAGATGAATTCCTATGAGATTAATTTTAATTCATCTGGACATACTCGCATCAATGCCGGAGGAAATGTAAAAATTACAGCAGGGCAGCAAGTTGATATTATTTCTCCTTATGTTCTTAATATGGAAGGTGGAGAAATAGTAAGTATTTCAGCAAATAATATTGCAGTCTCGGGCAATACTACAATAGAAGGAGTTCTTGGAGTTACTAAAGGCGTTATTTCTTCTGGTCCAATTTATGCCCAGGGAGGATTAGCTGCACCGGCTTTTAATGGTCCCGCAACTATTGATAAAACTAACGAGCAAGAATTATATGGTTATCTTGCAGCAGCATTAGAATTAATGATTCAGCAAGGCAGAATCAATGTTAATGTAACTGGTACTTTAGCAACTGCTCCTATTTCAGAAGGTGCCACTTCAATTACTGTCACTGGAGGTTCTTTAGACTTTACTGTTTTGGGAGGAGGAAGCTTAACAGTAAATGATGTTAAATCTGGATTAGGAGTTGAAGGTAAAGCTTTAGTAACTACACCGCCACATTTGCATTATTTTAAACGTCTTAATGGAACATTGGCAAATTCAGCCATAGATATTCAACAATCTGTCGCTCCTACTCTGAATCAGTAAGTTTAGGCTTATAAGAATCTGATATGATAAAATTATTAAACTTCTTTGTATCAAAATCATAATCAAAGCTAATGCAAAGATAATAATTTCGAAAATTAATCAGCATATCTTCAAATTCAGAATAAGGAATCTTTTCCTTACAATATCTGATGAATTCTTTATACCCTTCTTTCCATTTATCAGGATTAGAGTTCATATTCTTTTCATTAAGAAACTTCCACAAATAAGTTTCTTCTTTAGTCAAATGTTCATATGCCATACAGCCTCTTAACTTCTTTATAAAGATTAATATTAGGATTATTCACGATAAATTTAAAATAATCATTGAATTTACCATATTCCTCTTCAGGAATAGGAGATGCTCCATATTTTAATAGATTTAAAATAATATTTTTAGAGAACTTTTCAGAATCAGGCCAATTAATTCTTTCATGCTTAATATAGTTGAACCCGACAGTATTATAAATTAATTTATTTTTATATTTTGTAATAAATGGAATAATGTCTTCAGTCTTACAATAAATTGTAAAAAAATCTGATTTAAAATTAAAAAAGATATAATCTGAATTTAAAGAAATATTATCTTCATCAATACTTTGAAAATTATTATTAATGATAATCCTATTAGACATATAGGTATTTTTCATTTTTTGCTTAGGAATAATTCTTTTCTGAGTTGACTTTACTTCAATTTTCTTGTTTGGAAATAATTTAGAGTTAATAATGTCACAACCAACTTCATATGCTACTTCCCCCTGTAAGATGTCAGCAATGATATATTCTTCTAATTTTGATGTAACAAATCGGGATTCTCTGGAATTACAAGCTGTATTCAAATCTATATAACTTTGAAATCCATTCATTAATGATGAAAATGTCCGGAATTTATCTGATTTTAATTTTTTCATTTTTTTATTCATTAAAAATATATTCTGAAAAATAATAGGTGACTTAGTAATCTTCAAGAATAATATATAAATTTTAATTGAGCACCACTGAAAATTCAGATTTAGCCTACATTCACAAATGTGAAATTTATTAATAAAAATATATTATAAAATTGATTTAAAATAATAAAAGAAATAATAGATCAAATTTAATGGCTAATTTTTATGTTCCAAATTATACAGAAGAAGAATTTGAAGAATTAGATAATAAAGTTCTTCTTTTATCAAAAGAAAAATATACTCAACTGGGAATTAAATTTAACGATTATAATCCAATAGTTGACACGAAGAAAATAATTTGTTCAATATCTTATAATGATCCAAAAGTTAATTATATTATATATGATGATATTGAAAATGTAAAATTATTTGATGAACTTGGTGTAAATTTTTGGTATACAGTTCTTATTCAATATTTTTTACTTACTGCCAGAATAGGATCAAATGAAGCTCAAGATAATTTAAAGTATTTCTTTAATATTTCGGCAAGAAAAGATAGGACAGCTTTAAACTTTCTTAAAGTAAATCAGAATAAAAATTCAGGGATATTTTTAAAAAAAGGCTATCTTACTGAAATTGCATATTATCTTTCTAAAAAAGATTTATCTAGTTTAAGATATAATTTTATTGCTCAAGATGTATTAGATAAATTTTTTATGTTTTTAAAAAGCTTGGGGAAAATAAAAATATTGAAATTAAAAGTAAAGATAAAATCTTGGTAAAAATTGGTATGGCAGCATTAGAAGCAATTTTAACTTTTCCTGAAACATGCGTTTAGATAATTATACTAGAAAAACTTTATCTGTACAAATAACATGCAATTATCAATATGGTAAAGGTGAGAGAGAACTTGGTATTTGGCGCATTTTTGATAAAAATATTGGAATATGTACAATTAATGAAGCTATTATCAATAATTTTAATGAGATAAAACAATATTATGCAGTAAAATTTAAACCTATTCTTAGACAAATTAATATTTTAATTTGTTTTATTACTCCTAAACAGGAAAAGGCTCAATTAGAAAATCCTTATAAGGATTTTCAAGGAGCTATGCTTATTGGAGAAAAATTCTGTATTGATGTAGAATATGGAAGAAATAATCAGTCAAAAGAAATATTTTTTTCATCTTCTACTTTTGAGTATATCAAAACAATTTATGATTTTCTTGATATAAATCTTTATAATGAAGATATATTAGAAAAATTTAAAGAAAAATGCTGTAATGTTTGCCATAAAAATAAAAGAAAGTATTTGAAAGTTAATATACTGAAGTTTCTTTATTTTTGTAATGAAATTGGATATAAATGGTTACAGCACCATTAAAATTTAAGAAAAATAATTTAATTATTTTAATGAGTAAATGGATTTCATGGGATTTTGATGATACTCTTTATGATCCATATTCTGGCCAATTAATTGGACAAACTTATAAGATCTTTAAAAATCAATTAAAATCTGGAGCAAAACTTTGTATTACAACATATAGATACAGAGATGAATGTGAGACTATTGAAAAATTGTTTCCAAATATTCCAATTTTTGCAACTGGAAGAGAATCTAAAGTTGAGTTATTAAGAGGTTTAGAAGGCGGAGTAAAGAGTCATTATGACGATCATTTAACATTATGTCTTGAATTATTAAACACTAAAATTTGTCAGCCAATTTTTATTAAGCATCATTGGATGCCAAATTATGATTTGCCAAAAGAATTAAAGATAATTAATATTACAGAAGTAAAACAAAAAGGATTTAGAGGATTATATGGATAAAGAATTATTTGAACCATGGTTTGGAGAAGTTTTCTTTGATGGTATTGTTGCCGGGTTTATTACTATCTCTGAACCAAAAGTAATTATATTTGTTTCTGAAATTGGTAATTGCCCAACATACGGTGGTGTTTTGCTTTCTGAAAAAGATAAAGTAGGAAAAATAATTTTATTTCCTCCGGATAATAAAATTGAAAATATAGTAGAGACTGTTCGAAATGGAGGAGAATAAAGAAGTTGATTATTCTTATGTGACTTTTTATCGAGATAAAACTGGAGAAGTTTTGAGGTATAAATTTGGAAGATGCCTTAATGACTGTATTTCTGATTTTAAAGTTTATCTTGATGAAAATAAAAATCTGATTCAACTTTATAAAAATAATAAAAGAATTTTTTCTGGAAATTTATCTAATGAAGATACTTGGAAACGTAAAGTTTATTTCTATCTTTTGAAAGACATATTTCCAAATGAACCAATTAAAATTGACTGGAATTGGAACAATCAAAATATTCATATTCTTCAAAAAGAATTAAGCAAGGAACGAAAAGAAAGATTTGAGAAAAATCCAAGACATTATGTTCTCAAATATGGGCTTGACTCTGAAGAAGGAAAATTATTAATAGAAGCCCCCTATATTCCAGGAAAAGAATTTAAGAAAATTATAGGAGGACCTAAATGGAAAGATTGGAAACTTGCTATTAAAAAAGATCTGAAAATGCCGCTTCGAGTTATATTGACTTATATACGACACAATAAGACTAATTATGATTTATATACGGCACAATAAGACTAATTATGATTTATATTTGAGACAAGGAATATGTATAAAATTAGCTCGGGAAAAGGTTAAAGATGAAATTTTTAATATTGCCTTATCTTGGGGAATTGATGAAAAGAAATTAGAAAAAGCTTTGACTCCTAAAGTTCTTAAAAAAGAAAGTCACAATATACAAACTATAATTAAAAAAGCCATGAGGCTTACTAGATCTAATGAATGGCAAAATCAAAGATTACGTTTCAAGAAGGCTTGAAGAAAAACAACTAAGTACATTAACTTTTGCTGAAAAGATTTATTCTCCTTCAGATAATTTATTGGCATTCACTTGTTTTTTACCTATTGAAGATACTATGTATAAAATAAATTATTCTAGAAAAAATTTTGATGATGAAGGAGAACCTGTTGGAGATTTTTATCTTATTGGCGGAAGATGTATTCCTTGCAGTATAAAGTATAAAATTATAGATGAAGATTAAAATGGACGAATCATATACATTTAAAAAATACTTATTGGGCCTTGTTGAGCACACAGAAAATCATGATAAATTTTATTATAAGCCAATGACAATTTTTATAAATTGCTATTTGCCCGGTAATTTTGTAATTGAAATTAATAAGGAATATCCTTTGAGTGGAGTTACAAAATTTATTGCTAGTTTAATTGATGCTAAATTTGGAACAACTATTCTTACTTGTTTTCTTAGTGAAGATGAATATTATATGTTTCATAAAGCTGCAAGAAATTATCAAACTAAACGAGGAAAACAGATTGAAAATCAGCTGAAGTCTATTTTAGAACATTGGAAGAAAGACGAGTTCTATGATAGAGATAAAATGTAGAGCACCTTTGATTTTATAGAAAAAATATAAAAATAAATTATGTTTAAAAACCTATTCATCATATCTCTGATGGCGATTTTACCATCATCTGCTCTTGAATACGGTTTTAGTCTTTCAGGTTCAACTTATACAGGGCAAGGTAAAATAACTAAGAATTTTGATATTCCAGATCTTTCTGGATTTGAAATATCATTATGGAGTAAACAACAAAAGATTGATTCAAAGTTTTCTTATACTTTTTCTTTTGTTTTTGGTCAATTAGGAGGAGAAAAAGAATATCTTAATAAAAATATTGGCCTAGATCTTACCATTTATTCTTTCATGCTTGGGTATAAAGCTCAATATAATTATACTGAACAAGTTGGATTTTATGGTGAAATTCTAGGCGGAATATCTTATGGAGAAGTTAAGGTTGATTGGCCTTCTCCATTTGGACCAGGTTTTGAAGAAAACCGATATAAAGCGGCTATGGGAACCTTTGAATTTGGAGCAGGTATTTCAATTGGACTTGATGAAGATGTTCGTCTAAATGTTGGATATTCAATGTATAAATTTGAATATTGCCGTCCATTTAATGGTGTTAAGATCGGGCTTTTCTTGTCTTTTTAGCAGGCTTAACTTCTTTAATTGATTCTTCAGTTTTAATTTTAGCAGAAAGAATTTCAGGAACAATTTCTTCAGTTTCTTCAGTTTTTTTAGTTTCTTCTTCTGCTTGCTTCGCTTCAGATATTTCAGCTAATTTAATTTCTTCAGGAGTCATATCAGCCTCAGTAACAGGTTGAGGCCTGGTAACTGGAAATTGACTGTTAAGCATTTCAACTAAACTCATTACAGGTCCATTAGTCATAGACATATATTTATGATAGACATTATAATTTATATAATATTGTCAATAGTCACGATTGTTGCAAATTTTTGTGTTCTTCCATTAATAGGCGATTCTATTACTATTATTTGGTCCTGGTTTAAAAAGAAAGAAATTTGTGAAACTAAAAAAGAATTGTTATTCAGTAACACTATTGGAGTTGGATTGATTTTTATGCTGGATGCTATTGTAATTCTTTGCATGTTTTAATTGCAACAAATTAAGATATATAGTAGATTTTAATTTAATAGCGACATTTGATGATGAATACCTGTGATATTAGAGAATATTTTGATAATATTTTCTTAGGAAATCCTGAAGAAATTATTGATAATCTTTCTATTATAGAAGATCATTTTTTCTATGTTATTAATTTTACGAATGAAAATAATGAAGATTACATTTATGGCATAGATAAATCTTTAATCTTTAATCTATGGGGGTTGCTTGGGCATCGTGTCCGGGTATATCTGAATAATGAAGAATATAATTATAAGTTTACATATAAGATTTCTCATAAAAAGTATAAGAAAATTTTACAAGAAATAAAGGAACGAAAGGAACAGGAATGATAGAAATTTTTATTATAAAAGTTATAAAAGAAAATATAAAAAAAGGAAAATATTATACTATTGATAATAAAGTAATTAGTCAAAATATTTGTATTGAAGATTATTTTGATAATTTTGGTCTTGAAATTAGAATTCATACTGATGAAGATTCTTTAGATAATACTATTCAAATTAAGCATAATGGTATCTTGATTAAAGAATTTAATATTGATAAAAGTAATTTAGATATTGCTTCTCTTCAAGAAGAATATCATGAGGAAAAACTTTCTGAGGTTGAAAATGCTATTATAGAAAAATATAATATCATTAAAACCAAGCCTATTAAAATAGGTCTTGATAAAGACGGTCTTCCTTTTACATATTATACTGATGGGCCAACGGAATGAATGATGATACAGTTTTAGAATTTTTGGAAAAGCTGGGTAAGAATCTTGATAATATCAAAATTGATTATGATAGTAATCAAGTAGTATTTCATGAATCCGGTAACCCTTATAAGTTTGTTTATTATAAAGAAAGTATGTATCCTTATAAAGGAGAAAGAACTAAGGTATATGTTTATGAAAATGACCAAAAATTATATGAATTTAATGTCAATGGTCAGCAAATGTATAAACTAGCAGAAAAAGTCCTTTTCTTTAAGGTTAATGTATTGAAAACTTATATTAATAATTTTCTTAAATCATGAATTGAAAAATTTATTCTGAAGAAAAATCTAAGCCTTTTAAGCAAGTAATTGTTTATAATCTTAAATGGAAAGTTAATAAAATTGTTCTGGGATATTTGGATGATAGCGATATTGATGAAAAGTTCAATTATGTATTATCGATACCTACGGATCAAAAATTTCATTCTTTTGACGGTGAATCGACAAGATGGATTGACCATGAAGAATTAGTTAAAGATGTTAGATTAAAGGGAGTCTTTGAAAGTTTTAATCATGTATTTGATACGGTTTTTAGTTTATGGAATGGAAATTAATTAATATTTGGGGTGCTGTTCAAACTAAAACAAATATAATTGAAATTGTTAATACAAAGTTAAAAGAGATGAACAATGAAAATTAAAATTCAAACTCAATATATTATTTTTGAAAATCCGTCTTCAGAAGAAATTTGTAAGAATACTCCAATGGTTAAGGTATACCTTAAAGACGGAGTTATTTCAACATTTGTTTGGAAGAATTCCAGAGAAGCATCCTGGCCGATTTATGAAGACCGCGAATGCCTGAATCCATTTAAAGCCGATGAAGTGATTGATAAATTTATTCAATATCCTTGCGAGTTTATATGTATCTTAAGAAAAGCTTTTGAATTTCATAATGAAGAACTGCTTAAAGATAAAGATCAGTATTATTTGAAGGGGTTTCAAAGGAAAAGCAACCAGAAAAAAGTAGTCGGAGACGGGGCCGAATTAAAAATTACTTTTTATGCAAACCACAATTGAGCTAGTATTATCAATATATGTTGATGATAATGGAACCCTTTTTTGTTTAGTATATAAAAACAGGACTGTTGAAAAAAGTCTTCCTATTGACCTTTTTTATTTGACATATGAAGATGAAAAAACTGCTCGAGAAGCGGCTGACATGCTTTTCAGTGATCTAGATGTTCGGAATAAAATCATTGAAAAAGCCGAAAAGCGCTACAAAATAGAAAAAAAAGAAAAATCATTTCAAAGAAACGGATGGAGCAGGAAGAAAGCTTTGAGGCGTAACCTTAAAAAAGATTTTAGAAAAGTATGCGACTGGTATCTGCATATTCCATTCGATGATGATTTTGAGAATGGCAAGAAGTATTTTTGCTGAACGGAACCTTGTTAAAGTTTATTTCTTACCAAGTAATGTCTGTTAATGAAAATTTCAGAATATAATATTATTTTTTTACATTTATAAAAAAAGTTTGATTTATGAAGCAGTTTGAAATAATTATTCATACTTTCTTTTTAAAAGATGGTTTGTCCAGGTTATTTGTACATAAGAATAAAAAAATTAAACAAGGTTCTCCGATTAATTTTTACATGTTTAAATTCAACAATGCGGAAGAAGCGGTAAGAAATATTGATTCAATGATTTTGGACAAAACTTGGCTGTCTGAAATAGTAACTGCTTCTTTTGATTTTTATAGAAATTTTTATAATAATCAATTCGGCCGCTTCCAGAAAGAGATAAAGAAAGAACTTAATAGAATTAAAGCAAAAGAAAAAGTATACCTGCTGAACGTCTTTGAGATTTCTGGAAATGATATTAAGGCGAATTATTATAGACAATTGGATTTATCATTATAAAAGTAATTTTAAAGAAGTTATTAACAGTATCAGTTTTTTCTATATTAGAAGTTGATTAAACGGTTTTAAGATTTCTTAACTATTGTACTGTTACTTTTACCTGCATTTATGTAAACGGTTCAGAAGGCGTTAATTATGTTTAATTTTTTGATACCCATGTAATCATCATGTCGGACAATATATAAAGTTTATGTTGAAGCTATGAAAAATGCAGTTGATAATCAGCATTTTTTCAATGACTCAACAGGTGATGCCAAGGTTGTATTGACTGAATTCATCAATTCAGCAGAAAATAGTGTTCGTATCTTTACTCATAGTTTAAATCATGAAATTTATAATGATTTAGAACTTATGTATGCTATTAAAAAAGCCTTAGATAGGAAAGTACATTTTGATATTATGATTCAATCAGAAGAACCTGATGAAAAGAGTTTCCGTTTAGTGTCTTTATTAGAAGACTCTAAGTATGCTGGACTTGTTTCTTTTGAGAAAAATAAAGGAATAGGATTGAATCATAATGTTTGCACCGTAGATTCTAATAAATTCCGTTTTGAATATAATCCAGATGAGAGAAAAGCTGAGGCATCTTGGAACGACGAAGCTACTACACATAAGCTTAATAGCCTTTTAGATTCTATTAAAAATATAGCTTGTTAATTTTTGTATTGTCTCACATATAGAAATTTATTTGTAAAAAACTTTCTTTTTTGAAAGAAGTTTTTATTCCTCTTTCCATGGAGCAGGAGAGGATAATTCCGAAAAATTTTAAAGAAAATAATATTCATCATAATTCAGCGGGCTGAATTTAAATTTTTATTTTCAAATTTTTATTTTTTAAAATTAAAATGCCTTGGCAGGGCACCTTCGATTTATTAGGCTATTTATATATTAGCATTCCTTAATGCAGGACCTTTCATATATGGCAGGCCTATTCTATATCAAGCCTCAATTTACATAGGTGTATATATAAAAAGAAGCACCGGTGCGGTATAAGGCCACACCGGTGCTGGGAAGTCCTGCTTCAGTTTAGTTCAGGATCATTCTTCGTGAAGCAAACTCCAGTTTTGAGTTGCCATATCTTCAATCATAATCTTTGCATTATGTTCTGCCATCTTTCTGCTGAATCCTTTCCTTAAAAGCATTTCAATTATCATCTCCAAAAGTTTATTATCTTCATTCATAATATTATTATATGATTGATCTTAATCAGTTAAGGTGACTATTATCTTATAAACTGTAAATGTCCTTTTCTTTTTTCTCTTCTTGGTTAAGAGCTAAACATAGAAAAGTAATAAGAAGAGTTACTATTCCCAAACCAATTCCTCTTTCAATATCTTCCATTAAGAAGTAATCACAAGAAAGTACCAAGGTAGGAATAGTAAGAATGTATTTGAGCATCTTCATAATATTATTGTACAACTGATCTTAAACAGCACAGGTGACTTTAACGACAGTTAAGTCATCAAAGGTGATGATCAATAAGGTGATATTACATCAGAACAGCACCGGTATATTCTGAGGAATTCTTATAATAACTTTTTTAGAATATAAAAATAAGATTTCTTAGTCTTATACTCAACTTAAGACTTATATTCTTACAAATTCTTTTAGGATATTTTTTATAAATATTCTCGAAATATTTTGTATAAAAAAGGGTTCCTAAGACTGTCTTTCAAATCTTAGGAACCCTTGAATTAATTCATTATTTGACAATACTCAAGGACATTTCTTCCTTTGAGTCTTCTTCGGTCAGGTTGAAAGTAACCTTCCTTTCTCCATGAGAACCGCAGTCGAAGACCATGAGGGTATTGGCTTCGGTGAAAGAGATAGATCCTTCAAATCCCTTAAACAGATTAGTAAGAAACGGTTTAACCAGTTCAAGATACTTCTGAGAGATTTTCTTAATTTCTTCTTCTCCTTTCTCAACCTCATTTCTTTCAAAATGCAAAGTGATCTTATCTTTATTCTTGGACTTGGTTGACTGAAGGCCTTGATAGCCCGATTTAGCTACTGGAATGATAAGGATGACTTCCTGCCCATTCAGGTTTGCTTTAACTTCGGTATTCTTAGTTTCAACAGTCGTTTCTTGATTTTTAGCTTTGCTCATGTGTATTCTTATTATAAAGGAAATCTTAAACTATTAGGGTGATTACTGATAATAAAATTTAATATACAGTATATTGTATATTGTTTCTTATTTTTTATAGAGAAAAACTATTCTTGAAAGTCCGTTTGCCCTATATCAACAAACTTGATTTAAAAAATATTGATTTGCGCTTTATTGATTTATTTTTAATAAGTTATAATAAAAGCACAGATTGGAGGAAAATAAAACTTCCTCCAATCTGTGCTTTTATCTTAGTATACTGTATATTGTATTATAATCTGCTGACTGTATATATAATCGGTTCAAACCTTCTGACTTGTTCAATTGAATTATAAACATAAATTAAATGTTCAGAAACAAGTTTATTCCTCATAATATAATCTATAAATGATTTGCAGATATCTGTTCTGAAAGAAAACAATGATTTATATTGTCTTTTGCCTATGCTTATTTTTCTTGAATAAAAAGGATTTTGAATATAAATTGCAAGTTCAGCCTTACTTGCGATATAGCTTAAGCCAGGACCTGATACCTTATCAATATTTTCTATCATTCTACAAATATCAATAAACAGTTCCTTTAATTCACCATTAAAAAATGAATCAGTTATTTTAATAATATATTGACTTTGACCTAATTGCATTTTCAGTTGGTAACTGTTATTCATATTTTTATAATATATTATATCTTGATCCTATCAGGTGAATATACCGTTTGAGGTACTTTTTACAATATAAAGAAATTAACTGCTTAAAAAATAGCCTAAAATATGATGGTCTTATATAACTTATTGATTTTAAGTCAATAAAGCGCAAATCAATATTTTTTAAATCAAGTTTGTTGATATAGGGCAAACGGACTTTTCAGATAAAAATCAAACTGAATTGTCTTCTTCTTAATGAATCAAAACTATACCATAATTGGTGCAATCAATATTATTTTTTAGTATAAACGATAATTAAAACTGAATTACTGTAAAAATTGTTCTTATATAATGAGAACAATACGGTATTATACAATTTTAATTATATGGTAAGCCTTAGCAAATACAGGTGATTATTCAAAGGTGGTAAACTTAGGGAAAATTAAATATAATACCTTGATAATCAATGGTGCTTCATCTCGGGTGAATTATATTCTGAACCTTAATAGCTATAGGTGATTGGTCGATTATAATAAAAATGCACCTCCAAAGGTTATGTAAAATATTATTATAAAAGTGTACCTGATAACAATCAATGTTAAAAGGAACAATATGATAAGTCAATAATATAATAAAAGATGAAACATTTTTTATATCAGCAATTAAGGTTAGCACCTGATGAAAATGTGGATTCAGTTATTATAAAAGTGTTGGCAATCAACAAATAAAACACAAACCACAAATAATATAATAATATGAAAGCAGCGGCAGATAAGAAGAATACTGAAGTTAAAGTCAGCATCAACAACGGCAATCCGTTTGTAATCATCATCCCTGTAGACAAGTCCGGTTATCAATCGCTTCAATCGGTTAAGACTAAGCAGTCTCCGGCAATTGAACTGGCTTGTGTCAAGGGTGAAATGGACAAGGTTGAAGAACTCATCGGGAAGATTACATCTAAGTATGAAGAACTTGTGAAACCTGCTCTGCAGGAGGCATTTGGAGATATTCCCCTCAGGTATACTGAAGCTAATACGTTGATGACCTTCCAGAAGGGAGAAGAAGTATATCAAGCTTACTTTGAACTGAATATGGAAGAACGTCCGGCCGGTGAGGAACTGGTTGTAACTAAGAAGAAGTAAATCAAATCAGATAAATTATAACGGAAACCCCTCCGACTGAGCTGAATCAGTCGGAGGGGTTTTTTATTTGCTTTAATATGATGGAATTTGATCGGAAATGTATTGAATTATAATAAGTTGAAACAAAATTCGATCATTCCATCGATGTATGGAGAGGATGTCATTTGACCGGACTTTCTCTGATTAAATTGAATTTTCTCTTATTTGACCGGAATGAATGTAATATGGATGCAGCTTTCTCTGAACCAGAACGAATATAATCTAGCCTGGGATAATATATTCCTATATAAAACAGAACTTGATTGCTTAATCATCCGTTAGTTCGAATTTGGCGGAAATAAAATAATAATATGACTTAAGCGGATTATTTTACATATAATCTGAATCTTCATCATCTCCTTCACCTGTTTCGCATCATCCGGAAACATCGACGATCTTTTATATGCTCCTTATATTTGAAAGCAATACATTACATAAGGAAGGACTTCCGGAAACAATAACGATACCTTAAAACACATTTTTTATTATAAAAATCATCATTTTATTATTTGACAACTTATTATACTCTTATAGAATCTGCCAAATTCCTGAAGTCTTTATCACGGACATCCGCTTTATACCACTTTTTCTTACTTTTTATTTCACAATACGTTATACATTTCCACTCATAAATGTAAAAAAATCCCGGCTTAAATTAATTTAAGCCGGGATTTTTTCAAATATTAATGATTTAATTCAATCGGTTTATATACAATTAACTGTCTTTTGCATATTTCGTACAATACTCGTTAATTTCTCGTTTAAGTTTCGCGATTTGTTTCAGATTGTTTTTAAAATCAACCACCTCTACTTCATTCCAATACTCGTCGCTTCTGAACGGAATGGAACTACCTTCGGATTTGAATAAAATTTCATCATCGTCATATATAAGCATATAACATTTTTCATCCTTAATACTATTCCAACATATTCCGTTCCAATTCGGATGATGACTTATTCTTACACTATCCATAATACTTTTATCCAAGCTGCTAATAAATTTTTCAACCTCAGGCCAAAGATTAACGGTTAAAAGAAGCTTTTTTTCGATAAAAATATAATATTTTGTATTATAATTAAGAATATTCTGAATATATCCAAGACATTTGTCGTTTTCATTTATTATAATCCATTGTTCATCCGGTTTAATATTCCTGAACATTGTTTCATCAAAATAAAGACTTGTCCGTCCGCAAATATTATTCAGATAAAAACGCAAATATTTTTCTTTAATTTTATCGAGTAAAATACCATTTACTTTGATATGTTTTCTTTCTCCTTTATTCAAAAAGTTATATAATTTGAAAGCATTTTCAGAAGAAGCACTAAGTTCAATCATACTTTTATTATATCTTAATCCTCAATGTTTTGCGGTGCTTTAGCAATACTTTTGGATTTCTTTGTTGAAGCTTCCTACGAACTTGTTTCCGTTCAGGTCCCAGAGACTTATGTTGTCTCTCCCTCGAAAATCGGAAAGGATCTCTTTCAATTTGGCGGAACTGAACACCGACGTTTCAAGCTTGCCGTTTTCGTCTTTGTACTGGATAAACCACCAGGGCTTGCCCTCCAGGAAAATATTTGCAGGAATCTTGCCGGTCAAGAAATAAACGTCAATATGACCAAGCGATTCCCTGCACAAATTACTCAGGAAGATTTGGAGTCCGCAATAAGATTTGAAAGAAGCGAGCTTAAGCTGCTTATACCAGACCTCGAAAGGAAAGTCGGCCTTGCTGTTGTCCAAATAAGCCAGGACGCGATCATTTGCATCCTGAAGTACTCCGGTATTGGAAAGGATGAACTCCCGGTTAACGTTTTCAACTGAAAACATTCCGTCCTTGTTGGAAAATACCGGAGTATTCCAAAGGTAACTTAGCACCGGTTTTTCGTCTACCACGGCTTGTTTCAGAATATCCTGGGGCAGGCTTTTGGTGATTTGCCGGATTTGAGAGATATTATTGACTTTTATTAAAAGGTCCATGATTTTATTATATTAGCAAAGAATTTTACAGAAGCTTGGAAACCAGGTCCGGAGAAAAACAGCCGATGAAAATTCCTTTCTGAATATCCCAGATCTTGACCGATTCGCCCAGCTTGATATTGCTCAGTACATCACGGAAAGAATCGTCTTCATCTCCCGCCAGCATCGGTTCATTTTCAGTCAAAGAATTTTTCCTTTCAATATAGTACCGCCACTTTTTTTCCAAAACATAAATGGCCTTGATAGTAAGTTCACCGCAAACAACCTTAAGCCTTTTCTTTACGTTATCTTCGAAAATCGACAAAGCATCGGCAAGCTCTTGGTAAGTCCAAACACTAAAAAGCATTGTCTTATTAAGATAAACCTCAAATCCGGGGCTCCCGGAATGATTAGCACAATGACCAATTACCTTATCACAAGAATCGACAATATCCGTTTCTTTCAACTTAAGCAAATCCTCAAACGTCAGAATATATTGATATTTACTTGGCTTTCTGTTTGTCAGCTTATTGCGAAGAAACACCCTCGAATTAGAATTAGGCAATTTTAAGCACGGAGGCAATAAAATATTATCAGACTGGTTCTGAATCAATTCATTGAACAGTACGAAAATCTTTTTAACTTCTGGATTCATATATTTTTATGTTTTTATAATGCTTTTTCCCTTATTATTCTCTGGTGCTTTTTCCGGAACAAACTCATTGACAAATTTTAATTTTACCAGACTCACTATATATTTTTCTTTATAGCCCAAGAAAGACCCCTTTTTCCAGTCTTCAACAAAGCGAACGTTAAACGGCTTTAACGGCCTCCAGATGTGCTTAACATCATAACTGTTTCGTCCGGATTGCCTGGTGTACTCTTTCATTAGAAAATCCCAGAAATAAAACCTCCTTTGCATAGCGTAACTATCCCAAACTTTATCATCTTGCCTCCGAGGGTCATAGTAAAGGTACTTCAAAAAGAAGTTATGGCAAAACTCTTCATATTCGTCAAGAAGCTCTTTATCTTCGAGCACGCTATAAACAGAATGCCTGAAATGCCATTTCTCCTTTAAGTCCGGGCGAAGAAACAAAATCGGAGAATGCTCTTCCCTTGTATTAAAGAAATATAATTCATCCGTATGTTTAATAAGCTTGAGCGGATCATATTCCGTCCTGAACTTTCCCCATTCTTCCTCGAATTCTTCCCAAGGATTCCCGTTGAGAACCTGAGTACAATGATAATGCCCGATGTTTACTCCGTATTTTGGATTATGAAAAGTACTGCCCGCATCCCAGAAATTGCCTTTCAATGGATATGACCAATAGTCTTCATAACTTGACATATCCCAGGTATATTTCCGTATAGAACAATACGGAATTGTCAAAAACCTGAACAAGCAGTCATTTGTAGGCCTCCAGAGCATAATCAGAGAATAGTTGTATAAAGATTCTCAAAAGGTTCTAATTCAATATTCGCCTCATCAGAAATGACCCAGTCTTCATCTGCAATAGAACTAATTTCAAGATGCTTAAAAAGCTCTTCAGGCGAAAAAAACATGCAATAACAGACTGCACTTAATTTTAATGTTCTGAAAGGTCGAGTAACGCACTTGAAAGGTTCAATTTTCAGTTCTCGAAGAAGAATGTATCCGTCTTTTCTTTGAAGAGAATAATGAAGATCTCCAACTCGTGTATAACGAACTTTGTTATCTTCACAAATCGTTTCAATTAGATTATTCTTATACTTTTATCATATTCTTTTCCTTAAACTTTACAGGTAATCGGTCACAAATCTTCCATTATCGAGCCTGAGAACACTATACCCGGCATTTTCAAGGTCTTCAAGAGATTTGAATTCATCGACATTTAAGTCTTTGATAGAATCATATTCATTCCATTGAAAAAATACGTCATCCCGGGTTACGCAAAGATTGCCTTCTTGCGTTTCAGCCAATTCCTCAAAGAAATTATACAAAGCGTTAATAGCTTCCCATGAATAATCATCGGTAATTTTCAGAAATCTTCCGAATTCATCCGCGCAAGTAATATCAGTAATCAACATAAGCCGTTAAGGAAAATATATTTTTATTATCTTTATAATCTTATTATTTGATGGTATTTTGTGCTTTTCAATATTTTTCCTGAAAAGACGTCAACATATTGATTATCTTCTATTCGAATAAAAAGATCATCAGATTGATTTTCACTCAAATACTGCTTAATTTCATCAATATTTGATGTTTGAAACAATATTTGATTTAACTCAGGAGATTTCTTTATGAAAATTGTAGCATTCATCAAGCTTTAATATGTCCTTAATTGTTTTCTTTTGGCGTTTAATAATAGTTTGAACCTTTTTATAGAGTTTTCGAGCATGTGTCAAGTAGGTATATTGAATCCAAAAGAAATCTCCTTGATAATGTCCGGCAATCGAATAAAGATCTATTTCAGGATTCTGACACCAAAGAGAAACATAGTTGTCTTCATTCAACATAAAAGTTTCAGTTGCTCCTAAAAGGAGTTGTTCTTTAGTCAATCTTTCTTTATGATTGATAGTACCAATGAGAATTTCTTCTCCTTCGAGAATTACTTTGTCAATCATGATTAAATTCCTTTAAAGAGTTCAAAACGCTTGATATGGCAAATTTCGTGCAGGACAAGTAAATAATATTCACCATCATCAAACCGCTCAAGATCATTAACATCAGCGATTTTTAAAATATAATTTTCTTTAGTTTCTTCAGGCAAACAATCTTCTATATAAGAAGTAAACATTTCCCGCAATTCAAAAGTCTCTTCATCAATTTTGACTATATCAAAAGTAGTTCCGAGGTCCGAATCAAGAAGAATGATATTTGTGCCATGTTCTTCAAATATTTGAGATATATTCATCATATACTTTTATAGTATTGCTTTCCATAATTGAAGGAGGTGTTTAGTCAATGATCATAAATTCATTACTACACAATTCTTCGACTTCTTTAGTAACCCACTCAATGAAAAAACCTCGCTTGAAATGGTCATCCTCACTAACAACATCAATCATTTTTCGTCTGTTAAGAATATCCCTTTCAATACTCTTAGGGCAGTAATCTCCTGAAAAAGGATTTCGAAGCCGACTCTTCAAAGCTTGATTATCATAGTTCCAGAAATAAATTTTATTAGGGAAAAGTATTTTTCCTTTATTATGATATTCAAGAGCCAGCGTATATTTGTTTACAAACTCGGCCGGGGTCATACCGAAAGAAGCTTCAGTTGAAAATCTCTCAATCATTAAAGAATGATTTGGATCTGTTCCATTTCTATAGACATCTTGAGCCAAGGACTTAATAGAAAATGAATATTGCTCTGCATTCTTTTTTAAGAAGCTGAATATATCATCATTATCCTTGATACTAGACTTTAACGCAAAGATTCTCTTGTATTTTTTAGAATAAAAGAAAAGCTTAAGGAAAAAGGGACTTACAGAAAATATAGCGTCAGGATGTTCCTGAAGAAATGTTTCAAGAGTTGATGTATTCAAATTTATCAGAAGCATAACTTCATTTTATAGTTTTCCTTATTTGAGGACGGTGCCTGATATAAAAATAATAAAAGCTCGGATGGATAAAAGTCCATCCGAGCTTCATAATACTCAAGTTAAACCAATTGCTTACTGAATGCTCTGAGTCGGAACTTCAAAGTTCAGCATTTCAGCCGCAGGTTCGAAACTCGTAATTTCGTTAAGAATACTTTCAGGAAGAGAATTCTTCAGCGGTTCAACAACCATCTGATGCCAGGGTTCAACAATCTTTTCGTTCCAAGTAGCCTGGGCCTCTTCAGGAGTAGTCTTGCCAAGCAGAACCTTATTGGTCAGATTCGTCTTAGTCGTGCAAGCCTTCGACTGAACACCGGCATAATCACGAGCAGGAACACTCGCACGAATGCGAATAACGGTTCCATTGGTCAGATGAGCGTTCAGGTCTACGTTCTTAATGTCTTTAGCCATTGTATGTTTTTCTTTCTATTTTAGTTTGTTTTGTTTTTTAAGTTAACCACTTAATGTGATTTACAGTTTTATAATAAGATTTAACTTATTGTTCAAAGGTGTTCAAGATTTCTTCTTGATATTTCTAGGATCACAAAATAGCATCGGAATAAAGAACACTATATCAAGGCAAATTGCAAGAGGAGTATAAATCAATATTCCGAAGGATATAATCATTAGAGCAAGTTTGTCTCTAAATCTTGGAGCATCTCTCATATACTTGAAGCAAGTATAGATTAGCTCAAACTCAAATCTCAGAAACGGTAGTACCATCAGATGGACTGAATACAAAAGCCCGTACATATTGAGCCAATGGAAGCCTCTGTCTCCATTCGGCTTTGAGCTGAGTAACTCTATTCCGATAATTCCGTTCAGATTTTGGACAAGAATTTATAATATCTTCGGAAATAATTTTACAATGCTCGATATAAACCATATTTTCCTGATAAGAAAACTCCCGCTTAGGCTGAAGGCCGTTCAAAGTTTTAATAAAAGAATCCCGCATTTCAGATAAAGCTTGAATCTCTTCTTCATCTACGAGTTCCTGAAGCAAAGTTCGTTCAAGAGTATTTTTAATAATTTCAAGGCTTTCCCGAACTAACTCCAAATATCCATCATATCCGATCTTTTCGAATACAATATTTTTTAGGCTTCGGTCGGAAGCAGAGAAATATTCTTTCAGAAAATATCTTTGCATATATTTGTTTATCTGTAGTTTCAATCCACATACTTTGAGCTAATCAAAGTATGAAAAAGTTTAATGTTTACCTATAAAATGCCGCCGTTACAGTCAACCCGTTGTTGAAGACAACCTTACCGCAAATAATATAACCGTCCTCCTCTTCTTCATCAAATTTGGTAAAGCTCTTAATATAGCCATTAGCTTTGATAAAATCAAGAAAATCTTTCTCTCCAAGGAACTTATAATTGTTCGGAGAAAATATAGTTATTTCACCGGTAGACTTATTTTCAATCGAGATAAGATTTGCCCGACTGCAATAATAAAGGAACATGTTAGCATTCCTGTCAAAATTAACAATCTGTGCACCCTTCAAAGTAGTAAACCTAAAGTTAGAATGGCCGAGTTGTCCTTCATACATTCTAGCGAAGCTGTTAATATTTTCTTCAGTAAAAGGATTTTCTTGAATAACTTTAGAATGGAATACCCATTTATCTGCCTTGGTCCGTCTTTCTACAATAATAGTCCGGAATTTCTGGTTTGTCTCTAGCATATTTTGATTTTAGTGTATATTGTTAAGATTTTTATAAACTGCTTTAGTATATTCGTCCTTTTTAGAAACCCAACGTTTAGGCATGCTGATACGTTCTTTCTTAGAGAGGAATGACCAATGAGTTGCTTTACCGCCTTTTGTCTTTCCCTCTTTACTCCAAATGCCTGAAGTTTTCATACTTCTAGGAGTTGGCTCAATACTGTCATTCAACATAATTTTATGTTATTTGCGTTCTATTTTCTCAAAGGTGTTTTAACAATTGGAAATAAGTAAAAATTATTCCAATTATGAGTGCGATTATAAAAGCAATTATATTTGCTTGCCATTGTTTCATTTAACCAAAGAATACTTGATAAAGTTGATAAATGCCTGCAATAACAAGTATAACAATTGCTACGCCCAAAGCTTGCATAAAACCTTCAAATGATTCAGGATCAGCCATGATATTTGATATAGTTGATTGTTAAAAGAATGATAAAACCAATTCCAAAACCAGTAAGCCAGGATTTTATCATATTAAAACTTATCTGGATTTTCTGAAATCCATTTAGATCCCCATGCCATTAGGCAAAGAACCAAAAGAATTGCAGGACCAACCAAAACCGGTTTAAGGGCCTCATATAGTTCAATAAGAAAAGTCATTTAATAATATCCTATCCAGTTGTTAAGTGTTGCCAGTTCTTCTAATTTTGTTTCTGCTTCTTGAAGAGTCTTAAAAATAAAATCTTCTTTATTCAATCCTTGTTGAATATCCCAAATATATCCTCGTTTGATAAATTTGGAATGAAAATCTTCTCCTCCGATAATTACTCGGATAGAATAATCTTCTTTTTCAAAATGGACCACTTGAAGATAAATCCTGAAACCGTCGCCGTCCCCAATATGATATGTCTTTGACGGCTCCAGGACAAATTCCGTAATACTACTTTCGTTTTCCACGCTGACCTTTCTTATATTCCCAATTCTTCATCTTAAGAAGATAATAAACCCTCCCAACTGCAATTCCAGAAAGAACGGACATTTGCTTAACTGTACGATCCGGAGAATAAAACTTTCGAAGTTGCTCAATCTCAGGTTCCCAATCTCGAGTTTGCCGCCCTGAAGTAGCCCGGCCGCCAATTTTACCAACATAAACAATATCGCAAAGATATTTGCCAAGTTTGAAAAGATTGTTAACAGGCTTAATATTGTCCTCAATATTCAAATCCGAAAAATAATCTTCCTTTGCTTTATTGAGAACATCTTCAATTGTTCCAAATTTTACATTAACAATCTGAAAGTTTAATGTTTCAGTGTTGATAATTTTTATTTGCATGATACTTTTATTATATTTCTTACCTTATTATTTGAAGGTGTTAGAACTTAAACCAAATAAAAGAAATGTTTCTTTTTGAAATTATACAAAATATACCTTTTTTGATCTTCATCATATTCAACTTCAGACTCTTCTTCTCGATAAAACATCTTAATATCATTGGACAAGCGAGTAACTAAGATGCCATATTCCGGCCGTTCTTTAATTTCAATCGAAACTTCAACGGGCTTAAGAAAATCAAAATTAAGAGGAATACCACAATATTTTACTTTTTTCCCTTTTAGCTTTTTAGCAAACTTTCTAAAGTCTATTTTATTTTTCATTTAATTTATTTTTAAGATTGTTTTATTCTTTTATAATATAATAATCTTATTATAAAAATAATTCCTTAAAACGATTTTTAGAATAAAAAAGGCATTCGAATTGAATTCGAATGCCTTTTACAATATTAGATAAAATACTTTATTCCAAATAATCAGAAAGTGCTTGAACAAACTCTTCACCAATTTCGGTTACCGGTTTGTTATAAAACATTTTACGGTCAGCCTTAACAATAATTTGTTTCTTTTTAGGCAAGATAACCCCAGGCTCTTCCTGCCCGGCATAATCTTCAAGATATTGTCCGATACTCAAATTAGCAAGAAGAATATCATCGATAAGTTCAAAAACATATTGAAAATCATCTTTATCGATTACATCACTAACTTCCCAATCTTCATCGTCATTGTATAAAAGAATAAAGAGTTTATCACGATGTTCAGGACTTTCGTAAACAGCCATATAAACTGGCATATCCTCATCAAGCGGTGCATCTTCCCAGTTTTCAGGATTACGAGGGTCGGAAGCATCCGATTGTTCTCGCACCCTATCAATACTCCAATTTTCCATAATATTATTTTATAATAAAACTTAATTTATATCGGTGCTTAAACCCAGTTTCTTCGAACTATTTCACGAATTTCAGAAAAAGTTTGTTCTCGAATCAGTTTGCCATTCTCAAAAACTAGATCTAAAATATCTCTTTCAGAAGTTTCTTGAATAGTTTGATATTTATTTATTTCGTTAAGAATCAAAGACAAACGCCCCTTCTTAGAAGCTTTTGACATATCCAATGGACGTTTTTGAACATCATGCCATTTATCGTCATACTTCTGAGCGGAACATTTAAAAGCAAACCGGCAAGTATCTCGGTTAATTTTTTGAAGAAGTCCTCCACCCATGCCAAAAGCCCAGTTTTCCGATGACCAGCCGTTTTTTGCAGATTCTTCAAGAATACGATCCATATCGCTAATATTGATACCATCACCCCAAAGAGCCCGAACTTGATCCGGAAGAACTTTGAATCCTTTATTGTTTACAGTATATCCGAAATATTGGCCGAGAAGTTCCAGTACCCGTTGAGATACTTTAATAATATCACCAGAATCAGGTCTGAATACAATTCGTCCATTTCGATTGAGAATCAAATCCTTAAATTTTGTTCCGCAAACTTCAATGAATCGTTCATAATTGTATGAATCGATTACCATTGCCATAATTCCGTCAGGATTCTTATTCAGCAGTTCTTCAACTACGCCAAACTCTCCTTCTTCTCCTCGAACAATGATCGTTTCATTATATTTCTTTACCCACTTTTCCAAAGCAGGTCTTACAATTTCATGTCCGACTTTTGTATATCGATTAAAACAATCATTTTTATAAGTGAAACGTCTTCCGCAACAATAAAATTCTCCGCCGGCAGTTAAAATATAAGTTGCGGAACAACCATCCATCTTTCGGGTCACAAGAGCTTTTTGTCCTAAAAGAAGCTGATGTTCAGGAATATTTTCCCAATTCTCTTCATCAGTCTTTGTAAGATTAAGGGGAAGATTAGGAAAAGCAACCGCAAGATCATTAGGAAGAGGAGGGCTATAATGGCCGATACCTAAGTCAATTGCTACTTGCTCAGGCTTTATATCAAGTATTAGATCCTCATCATGAATACTATATTCAGATGCCAAATCTTTAAGCTTTACAAAAATACCATTGGAATATTCTCCTCTAAGCTTAACTGTTCGAACTCGATTTTCTTTTCCGGTATAATTTAAGAAAGGTTCAGCCCAAACTTTATTATTGGGAAGTTTTGCATCCGGACAAATAAACAATCCAATTTCATTTTCAATAAAACTACCCTTTGGTACAACAACGGGCCAATTGTTTACTAGCCCCAAATCAAGCTTATCCGCATTAGGGTGAGGATGAATATTTGTAATTCTAGAAAAAAGACAATCCATGATATTAATTTTTGACCGGAATAATTTCCGCAGAACCTTTAATAATATAAGTTTCTTTTGAATTTAAAGGAGTTACTTCAATATAATTGCTGTTTACTTTATAATTTTTGGTGACTAAGGTATTGACAATCTGGCCTTGTTCATTAAATTCGGTAATAATAACTACCGGAGCATTTTTCTTTTGGTGGCGGTCATACAAAATCATTCCGCTAATTCCAGTTATTACAACTGTTGTAATTAAAGTAATCCAACCTGCAAAACTCATAATTCTTTGTCTGTGTATTCTCTATAAGCTTCGCGGAGAGTTTCCAGCCTTCCTTGTTTAGGAAGTTTAGAAGCCTCGGCAATAATAGCCTTGGCTTCTTCTTTTGGAAGTTCATAATAAAGCTTGTTTTCTGCTCTTTTGATTTCTTCTTCTAAAGTCATATTAAATGGTGATTACTTTATAACGTTCAGAATTAATAACAGACTCCATAAATTGTTCAGGATTTTTGCCCTGAAGAATCAATTCAAACATTCCGGGCTTGCAGCCGTTAATAATAATTGCTCCTTCATCATTCTTAGTGACAGGCTGGTTGGCCTTGTAATCGGCTGCAACATTCCAGTAAACAAGCTTGGGACATTCATATTCTGAATTCCTGAACATTTTCTTGATGGAATTCATTACATGTTCCGGCCATCTTTGCTGGTCGAACTGCATGTCAGAAATAACAACAATTACCTCGGGCATTTCTTCCTTAGGAATATGATGCTTGGTTGCAGTATTAAGAACCAATTCAAATACAGCATAAAGGTTAGTGCTTAGACCTTGACGAGGATTATCCTCAATATTACTAACCTTTTGCTTAATATTATATTCCGGATTCAAATCAACCAGATAAGGTTCAGAAGAAAAGGTAATGAACTTGTTCTGAAATACTCCCATATTGCGTTCGGCAATATAAAGGCCAAGAGAAATAGAACAGTTCATTGGAAGCTCTTCATAGCAAGTCATAGATCCGGAAACATCGACAACTGCAAGCCAGTTTGCATGGTCATCCTTTCCAAAATAATTTGGAAGGGCTTTCCACATTTGATCCATCAATGCCAATTCCTGGTCATCATAAGTACCACGAACCTTTCGTACAATCTCATAAGGATAAAGAGTCTTGGAATTTACTTTAGCTTTACCCTTTGCAAGTGAATTAAGATATTCAGTATACCTGTCATTATCATTCCGGGCAAATGCTTTTCGATACTTCAAAGCAGCTTGTCCCGGAACCTGGGAATAATCAAATTCATACTTTTTCTTAGAAAGATGAGATTCAATAATATTGATGGCCTTGCGAAGGCGAGAAAGCATTTTTCGATAAGATTTTTCATCCATTCCAAATACTTCTCGACGAATCTTATTTGCAATTGCCCTAGTATGTTTAGAAGACGTATTGCAAGAAGGAAGCCATTTCGCACAAAGAGAAATATCAGGCTTGTCTTTATCAAGCTTTTGAATATCTTCATTAATTTGAAATTTGATAATTTCAGCAATATGATTGCTAATGCTTCTTTCAATTCCATAAAGGGCAATCAAATCATCCCAACGTCCATAAAAAGGAATAAAACGAAGAACCTTACAAATAGTTTTAGGATCAATATCAATAAGTTCCTTCATTCCTTCTCGAAAGACATTTCTCTCGCCTTGTCCACCATTGCCTCGAATATCCCGAAAATAGAAAAGAATACGAATACAAAAAAGCTTATCTTCGGAATATGCCTTTCGAACAAGAGATTTCAAACGCTTAGAATCTGAGCGGCAAGATGCACCAGAAGCAAACAAATCAAGAAGACTGTCAAGAGTAGACTTATATGCCGGACAACCGTTTTCAGTTTCCGTATTATTATTTTCTACTGCCATTGCTTTAAAAAGTTCACTCATATTGATATTATTTGTTATTTCTTAATATTAAAAGGTGCTTTGTACCAGAAATAAAAAAGCTCAACAATACTTGCAGTGAAGTATTGTTGAGCTTTAACAGGAGAGACGAATCACTCTTTTTATTATGAAAAAATTAGAGGCGGTTGATAAGACCTTTAACATAATGTTGGGCGTCCTCAAAACCCTTTGATAATTTTTATAATAATTATCTTCCGATATTAGTAACCCTCGGGATCGGTAATCATCAATGCAGCTTTCACCTAAGGTCGGCGATGATGACCTCCTTAGTCAGGGAATCGTTATCAAGTAATTCCTGCCTGCTTTATATAACATCTGGTTATACGCATCATTTACCAGACTCTAGTAAAGAGAGGCGCCAGATTTTGATTTTAACCTTGATAATATTTTTGCCAAAGATAAATCTTTGTTACTGGAAACAACCACGTAGAGGTATATTACCGTATGTTTCCTATTGCCATCGAGATTCGAACTCGAGATAGCCGGTAGAAAGCCGGCTGTGATAAACCACTTCACTATGGCAACATATCAAGACTCAGCGGATTTGTTTTAAAAGAACAATGCTTAATGATTGCTGTTTGAGTCTTTCAAAGAATTTAAATTTTCTTATTAGAGAATTGTTGGAGTATTGGGCATTTACAATCCAATTTTTATAGCAACTGGCCTACCAGTCTCAGGATTTCTTACGAACAAGAAACTTACGCGATTCTCGGAGAGTTTTAAACTCATTCATCCTTTGCCGATTAAAATTGAGACGACGAAGACCCTCATCATACTGCTCCTCAAACGATTTTTCACTCTTAATTTCTTCCAGATTCTTAATCGTTTTTACGTCAAGCATCGTTCCAATTCGCATAATATTTCCTTTCGTATTTTCGTTATTACTTAACAACTTGTTACATTTTTATTATATTTTTTACCTTTATTTTTAAAGGTGATTTGAAATATTGGAGCTGACAAGTAAGATTTGCACTTACAACTTCCTACTGGAATGCAGGACGACTTACTGCTTAAATCGATTGTCGCTTTAAAAAAACTTGGTACTACCGGCGGGACTTGCACCCGCACGCTCTTACAAGCAACAAATTTTAAGTTTGCAATGTCTTCTAGTTCCATCACGGTAGCTTATGCGCTAGACACATTAATTATTAAGAATTACTCTTAATACCTGGAATCGAACCAAGAATATCCATTGTATAGGTTATTGCTGTATGTGTCTTACAATGACTAGACTCATTTTTTATTATATACACCAATAATATTTTAATTTGCTGTACGAGTCTATAAAATCTTTATAACTAACTAAGCACCAAAGGTTTGACTCGAACAAGCAACTAACAACTAACAACTAACAACTAACAACTAACGAGTAACGAGTAACGAGTTAACAGCTTGCCCCTCTACTATTGAGGTACTTTGGTATTCAATTAATTATCTGATTTGAGGAAATCTTTATCTTTATTAATTTCCTCAAATCAGATAACTAATCAAAACTAGTTATTTGATTTATTACTTTGCATCAAAACAATTTTAATTCAATTATCCGTCCTTCATAGGATTGATTTTTTTGAATATTTCATTCGAAAAATTAGTTTCGCTCTTAGCTACTTATGTTCATCGCCACGTAAAGGCTTTTTCGATGATGAACTGGTTGCAGCGGGCGGACATGCTCCGCTTAAGAGATGCTTATGAGACATCTGAGGCTACTAATACCTCTTTACTTTCCTGCTGCGATTTTCTGAGCAGTTTAAAATCTTACTCAGGATTCTGAATTATTTACTTACCCTTTTGAACCTTGATTACAGGAGGCTGATTAACAGTTTGTTGCTGTTGCTGAGAGCAAGAAGCTGTCAAACAGATTACAGAAGCGGTAAGAAGAATTGCAATGTTTTTCATGATTTTATGATATTTTTTATCTTATTTTTTGTAGGTGCTCAAATCAAATATATGAGTTTTGATATTTAATTGAATTGCGAAATTTTTTATCAGGATATTCTTTAATAAATCCTTCAGCAATTTTATCATCCCATATAGGTCTTTGATTAAATTTAGCACGAATATTGGGTTGATCCTTGGCTTTATATTCCCGATACCATTTTATATTGTTTCGAGTTTTATAAATCCAAAATGCTTTTCTGCTGTCAAGTTTATAACAAAACTTGTCCGGTATATTTTTTCTATATGATCTGCTCATAACTTTCTAGGTACAAACCTAGAAAGCATTACGATAATTATTGTTCATATTAAAGATGTCTGCAATATTATGCTCAATATCAGTTGTTTGAACGCACTCAAGCAAAATATTTTCTTTCTCTACTTTATATACTAAACGATCAATTCCATTTTCAATGAGATCATTCGGGCCAAATACGATATGTTTCCATTCATAGTCATCATTAGAACCTTTTAACCGTTTAGCAATTCGAAGCGGATTAGTAGTAAACAAATTAATCGGTTCAGGACTAATATCGGTTTTAGTTATATATTCAAACTTATTGCCTGCCTGGGGAATAACTTTAATTCTATAATTGCAAGGTCTAAATTCAATGTTAATATCATTGATTATCTTATCTAGAGTTGTTTCGTAAAGATTACATTCTTCAGTAAGAGCCTGGAGAACATCAAAACTAAAGTTAAGAATAGATTTTGAAGTTTTTATAAATTGAGAAATATTAGTATCAATTTGTACTTTCAAATTATCTTTAAGATATTCTTGAATTACTTCGGAAGAAAGTGAATCAAATTTAAAATGATAAAAGATTCTGCCAGGTCGGGAAAGGAAAAATTGATTAATCTTATAAAGATTATTACAAGAAAAAAGATAAAGATTCTTATTTTCATTTATCCCGTCCAAAAGACCGAGCAATCCAAATTGGTTTTCTTTTCCTGAATCCATTTCGCAATCATCTGTATTTTCATAGCTGAATTTATCAAATTCATCAAAAATACAAACAACTTTTTCGTCAATCTTTTTAATAAAATCAGAAAACTTATTTAGGTTAATTTTCTGATTAACAAGGATAACAGGAATATTATCCTCAATAGCTCTTTCAATACAAAGCTTAATCAAAAGGCTTTTTCCAGTTCCTTTCAGTCCGGACAATAGCACGCCGAGATTTTTATCCCTAGATTCATAAGTCTTAAAAATCCTTTGAACCTTATTATTCAAATCTCTATAAATCTTCCTATTGTTGAAAATAAAATTATGTTCTTTTAAGAACATTTGTCCCTGAGGACCTGCATTTATTGTATAAATTTTAGCCGGGAGATTCTTTAAAATAGTAATACAGTTTTCAGAAAGAACATCAACTGTATCATTGTTAATGATATAATTAGACATTATATTTTAGATAATAAGAATAATAAAAAGATTTTTGGAATAAACAACCGCCTATTGCAGTTGAATGAGATACAAGCTCATAACCTTTTTTAATTAGAAAAGAAATAACTTCATTTAATATTTCCTCAAATATTTCTTTATCATGCTCTCTTTCATTTCGAAGAGTAAAGAATAAAAATTTAGGCCGTATAACATATTCCGGTAAAGAATAATCCTCAATAATAAAATAACCGGTTTTAGGCAATTCTTTAGTATAGCGATCTATTTTCAGATCAATTTGATCAAGAATATATTCGAGACAATTAGACTTTTTAATTCTATATTTCTCAATATCAAGAGCTACTTTAAATCGTTTCTTTTCTTCTTTAAGCCTTTGTTTAAGAAAAGTTTTATATTCATTTTTGTTAAACCAGCTCATTGATTGATGCTTCTTTATAAAAGTTAGAAAGGATAAGAGTTATAATGAAAGGTTCTCCTTTACTCAATTCAATGTCATATTCAATGCCATTATTATCTTCTTCCCAAATAATATGAAGCTCATCGTTAAACACAACTGTTTCAATATTTTTAATGAGCAGCATATTTTTTACCTTTTGAGTAAGGTCAAACATTGATCCGTCAAATTCAATGATTTTTCCTCCCATAAGGGAATCTTTAATAATATCTTCATCCCCGTGAGATACATGAAGATAAGATGGAATTGAAACTGCAAAATTACTCATAAAAATATTATGAGATAAATCTTATAACTCAAAGGTGTTTAAGAAATAAATGGAAGAGTTGCTGGGGTACGATCCCAGAATAGGAGAGTCAAAGTCTCCGGTGTTGCCAATTACACTACAACTCTATTTGTTGGAGGCTTCAATCGGTTATGCTCCGATGTTACCGGGTTACAAATCCGGGGTTTTACTGATTAAACTATAAAGCCGTTGGTACCTTGTATCGAAATCGAATCGATGACTTCTGAGTGGAAATCAGATGTTTTACCACTAAACTAACAAGGCATTGGCAAGACACATTCTTTATCTCTACCAATTGAGCTAGTATTCTCTTCTCAAGAATACTTGGGATTCGAACCCAAAACCGTTCATTTTTTAGATGACTAAGAATAATTGCTGTTTGTGTCTTTTTTATGAGAAGACTTAGAGATATTAGTTTCATCCTTCCGGATTACTTGTGTTCATTACCACGTAAAGGTTTCTCTATCAATGAACTCGGGTGCCAGAGGGTCGAACTCTGTTAATCATGCTCCCAAAGCATGCCCATAACCGTCCTGGCCACACCCGTTATACCGGTATTGTCGTCAACTTTCTCAGAAGTACCGGACTCCTATAGCTTCAGCATACGATCAGCTAAACGATTATTTCTTAACCCATCGTTCTAACGGTAATCAGTTCCAGCTCGCTCTCTAACCGCTAAACTGATAAGTCGCTAGTTAGGTAATTCTTTGTGACTAGCAAAGAAACACTATGTTCGATCTACATATTTACTCATCACTATCGAGTCAACGGACTAATAGGCTAAGAGTGGGATCTTCGTATTTTTAAAAATGTATTAATAATACGATCACTTTTAATAGTATGATCTCTATATACTTTTTCCTGCTTGAGTAAAATCTAAGATTTTACTCAAATAATATTCACTTGTTTGTGGATTTTTATTTACAATATATGTTCCTAATGGACAATTAGTAATAATATCTAATGATCCATTTTCTACTACTCATAGATTATTATTATTTCGAATGAATTGAGACATTATGTTATTTTGTTTTTGTTTTTGTTTTTTAAAATTTGGTAAGCCTGGTCGGATTCGAACCGACGATCTATCGATTATGAGTCGATTGCTTTAAAACCTCTAAGCTACAAGCCTTTATAAATTATATTGTGGATAATGTAATTCTAAATGACAATTAGAACATAATAAATCACATTTATCAGCTTCTATTTGTAAAATATTAATAGGTTTAGAACTAAATGCACTAGCACTTAAACTAAAACATTTTTTAGTATTTTCTCTATGGTGAAAAGATAAAACAGCTAAATTTTTATTATAACCACAAATTTGACATTTTCCACCTTTTTGAGATATAAAAAATAATTTTCTATTTTTATATCTAAGTTTAAATGATTTATAATCTTTTTTAAAATTACGAGAAGTATTTTTAATTTTAGACCTACAAGAAATTGAACAATATTTTTGTTGTAAACCTGTTAATAAATTATTACAAACAATACAATAACGTTTAATTTTATTATTTCCTTGAAATACTGTTTTTAAATTATATTCTTTTAATCTATTTTTAACTGTCATAGGTGAACATTTTAATTCTTTTGCAATTTTTCGTGTACTTAATTGCTTATTAATTAAATGTTCTAATTGTTCCTTAGAAATATTTGACTTACCCATTTATTCAAATGGTATTTGACTTATATCATTTATTGACTCAATTTTATTAATCTCATTAATTATAATACAACAATTATACAAATTAATTATACCATTTTCAAAATCTTTCCAATCATTTTCTGTTGGTTCATAGCCTTTTTCTACTTCACTCCAACTAATATAAAGGTTATTATCTTCAATCTCAAAATTAATTTCAAAAATAGGCCAAATACTAATAAATTTATCTTTTAATTCTTTATAAGTTTCAAAATTAAAAATTGTCTGACCATCATATCTTTTTTGGAAAGAACGAATTTCGCCTTTTTCATAATTATCTTCACTTACTTCAATAATAGTATTTGATAAATTAATTTGATACATATTAATTATTATTCTGCGATTATTTTAATTTTTCCTTATGAATTTGTATAATAAATTCGTTTAAATCCCATTGTTCTAAGCATATTCATACAATTTGCACAAGGTTTAGAAGATACAATATTTCCATTATTATCAATTCTAATATTAAAAAATTCAATATCAGAACAATCTTCTTTTCCCAATTTAAGAATTGCAGAAATTTCTGAATGAAAGCAAGGTTTATAAGACTTAGAACCAAATACTTTATATTTTCCATATTTGATTTTATAAACAACTCGATCATAATTATTCACACCAATTGCCAATACTTTCTTTTTAAGAACAGCAAATGTTATATGAAATGAACGACCTGTTTGTTTTTGTCCTTTTAATGCTTTTGATATATCGATATAATTATTATTTTTTATATCTCACTTTCAGAAGGTGCCTGCAAAAAGCCTTCTTCGAATTGACATTAAATCTTTTCCAAGATTATTTTCTCCAATCCCATTACAAACTCCAAAATAAGTATCTCCCCAGGTATTTTCTTCAATAAGAATTGATTCTCCTGTTCTCATTAATAGAGTTTTAAATGGTTCTTGCTTGAATTTTTCTTCACAAACTGCATACATAACCATATTTTTAATTCTATCCCAATCTTTTCGAAGGGGAACAGTTTGACCTAATTTCCTAGCTTCTTTCGGAGACAATCCAATAAATTGGGCACGAATACCAAGATCTTCAGTCTTAAGAGCTTGATAAGCAGCTTCAGTAGAATTAAAAACCATTCCTTCCGCTATTATTTTAACTTCGGCAAAATTAGAAAGAAATTTAAAAATGCCTCTAAAATCAGCAATTATACGAGGATAAGAAAAGAAATATCCATTTGTTCCTTTAAAATTATTGGAATCAACAATATCCCAATATTTGTTATCATTAAAATTATAAACAAAAGCTTTTCCAAACAAAATTGGAGGAGGCTGATGAGAAATATTAGGCCTCCAGGCTTCCTGAAGAGTGACAGAATCAGCCCTATCTCTATAATAATAAGAAACAGAATTATCCTTTAAATCGGAAGGAATCCATGAACCAGCGGCAAGTTTATGCGGACTTAACCTATGAATATTCCCATTTTTAATTAAAAGTTCTGGACAATCATTATAATGGCATAAAACATTTGATAAGAATTCCATATGATCAGAAGTTCTCATATCAAATAGAAACAATTCTAACCAAACTTCTTTAAGACTATCATAGATAAAAAGTTGAGTAGGATAATTCATTTTCTTTTAATTAAAATTCGTTCTTCTTTAGATATAGGATTAATTTGGCAACCTTTTATTTCAAATCGTTCTTTAAAAGCTTTTTGGTTAATATTCAAAATATAAAAATTCCTTATATCTAATCTATATTTTTGATAAATCTTGATTGTTTTTAATGAATATAATGTAGCGTAATTAGCTGACAAAGTGCAAAGACCATCAAATGATTGGCAAGAATAAAAATTAAAACCATCAAATATAATATACTTCTTTTTTAGAAGAGCAGCATGAATAACATTCCACCATTTAATTAAATCAGGATATTTTTCAATTAAAGTTTCCTTTAACCGGCAATAAAATTTATAACCTTGTTGTGCCCTTTTACCCTCAAAAGCCAATTTTCTTTTATATTCTTTAATTCTTTTATTGAGAATTTTAACTCGAAGGTTATTAAATCTAAAATGGAAAGAATCAATTAAAAGAACTGTTTCAGTATCAACCAACGATAAAATACTTTTTCCAGGAAAAGCTTCCTTAAATCGGAGCCAATGATAAATGTAATATTCAACAAGCTTCTCAGGGTTTTCTTTAAGATGATCTTCTATACTCCTTCCTAAAGGCTTAATAAGAGTTTTATATAACTCAACTTGAGAAATCTTGTTCATAATTAAAAATAAAAAAGTTAAGAGAGGGAGATTTAGTTGCTAAAGCCTCCAATAAGAGCCTGATACTCATTTTACCGGTCAACTTTACACATCCTAATCTCTTATAAGAAACCATTAATTTAGGCAAAGTAATCAGTATACCTGCACTAAATGTATTCCTTAATAACAATCCTCAGTCTAGTAAAGGAGCTACCTTTATACCACTATTGGTCTAAACTTTTATTTGTCTTTCACTTAAAAACTATTAGATGTTCATTAATTTATTATACACCTTGAAACCAATAGGTGTTTTGCGATAAATCATCCACAGTAGAGTTTGATTCAAGCTAGGATAAGTTTTCAATAACTGAACTACTTCATGGGCATCTTCATAAATATTGATTTCTTTTAACCTTTTTTGACATTCTTTATAAGGAAGAACTACGAATTGTTCAAATTTTTTACAAACCTCAATCATATTAGGTTTAATATATTCTGCGATCTCATAGTCAAATTGTTTTTCTACAAACTCATAAAACTGCTTTTGAACTTGTTCAGCTTCAAAAGTTTCCGGATTGAGATAACCATGTTCATACATCGCTTCAGCTACTTTGAGTATAGAACTTAAGGTAGATTTCATCCGATGCAAAGTACAATACCAATCTGATTTTATCTTTTTAAGAAGCTGTCCATTATTAAAATAAACAACAACTCCTTCAGCCGAAGTCCAGGATTTAATCTTTTCATTTAAATCAATGTAAGATTTAATATCCGGATATTCATATTGCCTTGGCCGTTTAAATTTATATGTATGAGCAATCGAGTTTAATTCTTTCTGAGTGGCATAAGAGTAATCTTTATGATTAACCTTTCCAATCAGGAATAAATCAGGATTATCATACTTGAGAACAATCTGATTCGTTGGGGTTACCCATTCAAAAATCAAAGAAAAATCTGCAGTTTCGTAAAATTTAAAATATAATTCAATCTTGTACTGTTCCAATAAAGGATTAAGTTCGGAAGCATTTTTCTGTTGATATGCAGAAATAGTACCTCTGGTTCGAACAATAAGTTTTCCTTTATATTTTGAAACAATCAGACATGAACCATCTAACTTTTCGGTTAGAACAAAATCTTTATCATAGTATGGTGCAACTGGTTCAAAAGCTGGCTGTTCATTAAAATTCATGAACTTTCTAAATCCCAATGAAACTGGGAATCCATCAGAAACCCGCCAAATAGAAGAACGATAAATCTTATTTAAATCAGTAAATTTGGCAGAAATCAAAGGCGTAATCAGAACACAAAGGTCTCCAGCAATTTCTACTTCTTTAAAAGAAAATTCTTCTTCGGATTCTTTAAACCACTGATACTTCATACTTCCAACTAATTATTCCATTTTTATGACAGACAGAAATTACTTCAATTTTAAATGAACAAGTATAAGTTATTTTAGTATTATCTTTAGATGACTCAACTGACAAATGAGAAATCAAATCTTTATGAGGCATATCAAGAGAAACATAACTATTATCTCTTATATCAACAGCCTCCCAATGAACCCGGAATTCATTCCAATAAAGAAGGAACATAATTAGAATCCAGCTGGAACGCAGCCATTCTTAACCTGGAGGCTGCCGCCGGGAGTTTTAGTAATAGTAAATGTTCCAGAACGAGAAGGACATTTATAAATTACATAGGCCTCATTTTCAGAAGAAGAAATTGCAAGAGGCTGAGAAAGCTCATTTTCTCGAGGAATAGCCAAACCGATTGCATTACCAGTCTTGGTGTCCTTAGCTTCCCAACGATTTGATGAACGATTCCAATGTACGATAATCATAATTTTAATTTCTAATTGTTAAATGTTATACTTTTATATTATTAAAACTCTTAATTTTTAGAGGTGTTCTTTACTTTTTCTAAATAAGCCTCAATTTTCAAAACTTCTTTATATGAAAATGATTTATCTTTACACTTAGGGCAAATATGTGTTAATACATCTGGAACAATAATAACTTGACCTTTTTTGTCGGTGAAAACAAAATCTTCAATAACTTTTTGATAATATGGTTGCTAAATTCAATGAAATCTAATGAAATTCATTGACGTTCGGCTTTTAGGTTTTGGGGACTATATACTCCCAAATGGAGAATGTTAATAGCTGCATTAATATCTGCATCCATCTCAGCTCCACAAGTCTTACAGTGATATACTTCACCTTGTCGACTTGACTTATTAACAGTATTACAAACGTGGCATCGTTGAGATGTATAAGCAGGAGGAACTTTAATGAGTAAGAAACCTTCTTCTTCACTAAATCTACCTAACTTATTCATTACTTTAATGTAACTCCACCTTTGTAACTTGTTGTTAAACTTTTTGGAAAATTTTTTACCTCGTTTTACGTTCTTAAGATTCTCAACTATAATCTGCCCACAATCTTTATGCTCATTATAAAACTTTTTAACGGTTCGGTTGATTGCTTGATCTCTTTCAATTAATGCACGTTTGAAAGCTTTAGACCGTTGTTTCTTACGAGAAATCTTTTCATAGATTCCTTCTAATTCTTTGCCGTAAACCTTTCCGTCACTACATGCGAGTAGTTTCTTGTAACCGCAATCGACACCAATCGGTCTACCATCATGCTTCGCTACTTCTTCTTTCTCCCAGTAAAGACATAACATTCCATTATCTCGAAGCATCATTGTTCGATTATTAAACTCGAATCCTTGATCTTTCAAACAGTTACAAGCATAATGAAACTTAATAGGAATATTGAATGTAAGATAACGTGTTTTTGTTTTAAGATAAGGAGAAAAAATACGAATAAAATAATCAAACTCACCTTCCTCACATTTTTCAATATCCCATAAATGGTAGTTAATATTAACTGAATGAGATTTGATTATAGGTTTAGTAAATGGTTTGTGACATTTTTTACCTTTATATTTTGCTAGTACCGAACGATAAGTTTGTACTGCTTCACGATAACAATCAACTCTCCAGTTAGCATTTACTATATCATTAAGAATTGGTAACTCTTTACTCGAAAGATTAGTTTTAAGAGGCAGTTTCTTTTCGTAAATGAGGTCGATATATTTCTGTAGTAACCATTGATAATCAGATACTATCTTCTTATACAATACCTTTTTACCGGTATTGGCAAACTTAATTGTATGTGAAGAAGTACGTAATATCATTATCTTATTTTATACGCAATTAAGTAAGGTAAAATTAGAACTTAAATATTTTTTAAGAAAAATGAAAGTTTTTATTATAAATTCATTTTATTTCTTTGAAACTAACGAATAATCAAAATGCTTTATCACAATTAAAGCATAGAATCTTCTCGTCTGGGACAATATTGCTCATAATATGTCATTGAAAGTTCATTAAGACAAATACATTTACAATTTTTAAAATCAAAACTTTCATCTACATGATAATGTCCAAAGAACCAGAATTTTGGTTGGTAAATATCAAAGATCTTATTAATTATTAGCTGTTCTTCTTGAAGGTCATTACGCAAGTCAGCATCCTGCAAATACCAATAATCGAGGCGATTATTAGAACACTTAGGAGGTAAGGGACCGCAATGGCTAAGAATACCATGAAGTCCTTTATTTTTAATAATATCTTTTTCAAGTTCATTATATTTGGGAAAACTAATATTTTCATCAGCCCAGTAAGATCTTTCTATATCTCTAAAACATCTATCAATAGATGTCCCTCCTCCTATGCACATGAAAAGATCATCATTTAATAGAAGCAGTTGATGATCTTTCAAATGAATAATATTCTCATATTCTTCATCAATTAAATCATCTTTCCAATGAGAAGGGTTGTCATGATTTCCTCGAAGCAAATAAGCTTTACAATTAAGCTTTTTTAATTCATCATTAAGCCAGCCATAGTCAAAAGCATAATTATTATCATTAAAACCTACTCCAATATCTCCAAGAAGAATCAAATGAGCATCAGCGATATTAAGATTTTTTATCTTTTCAATCAGTTGAAACTTTTTACCATGAATATCTCCAATGAGATAAATGTCACCTTCAAGGTCAAGCATATTCAAAATCAGGTTTAATTGTGCAAGTATTAAATCTATTCTTCATCCTTTGCATGGTTTCTTTTGGAATATCATGAATAGACCCATACTGAGTTGTCATCTTAATTACAAATACTTTTACATTATATTGCTTGGCTGCTAGAAAATAAGCTTTAAACTCTTTATCTGCAAGAAAAGTATTAGAACAAATACAGCTATGACCAGCTTTCAACCTAGAAAATGTCCTAGCTTGGCAAAAAATATGGGCGCTATGAAGATATTTTGGATTAAAATTATAATTTCCATCTTTATCTTCAAAATATTGGTCCGCTTCAAAATAAGGAATATTAAACTGACTCGAAACCTCCTTCGCCAAAGTCGTTTTGCCAGAACCCGGTAATCCCTGAATGATTATCAGACAAGGTGCCTTCGTTGTCAGGATCATCTTTAAAATGTTCTTCAGCTTTTCGTTTTGCATGGAGTTGTAAGTCATTATATTTTTCTTTTTTCCTTAAAATATCAAGGCACTCTTCCAAAGTAAAATAAATTCGATTCTTTAACTTCAACGCATTGTCAACTCCACAATCAAAAATTTTGCCAAATGAAGAATCATCTGCATTTAAATGAGGACTGCCCCCATGACAGTGCCCGCAAAGAACTCCCAAAGCGGCATGATCCCAATCCATAATTGGAAAATGAGAAAGCCAGACATAACATTTCTTGGAAATTCTCAATGGAATATTAGAACCTAAAAGGGCAAGATTTTCATATTCATTATTACTGGTACCGCCAAAAATAGTATTCAATCCGGAACAGTGGTTACCAGTTAATGTATAAATCTTTTTAAATGGAAAAGTAGAAAATATTTTAATAATATCCGCAGAAGCATCATTAAAGATATTATCTCCTAGAGAAATCAAATAAGAATCTTTATTATTGATGGCAAGATTATATAATTGGTCCAGACAATAATCAGTATATTCAGCACAAGAGTTAAATCCTCTTGCCCCGTAAAGAAATTCTTTGTCATGATTCAAATGAAGATCAGAAACAATAAAAATATTCTTATCATTCAATTCTTTAATCAACGGGCCAATGATATTATGTCTCAGAATCATATTTTTTATTTTCTTCTTCTAGCTGTCTTTTGATAACTGGATCGCCTAGCCAGTATATAAAATATTCTTTATCGTCTAAGGATTGAATCCAAAGATACTCAAGGCTCTGTCCTACCACAGTGTTGATTTTTAAGGAATCTTTCATGCTGTAAGACTTAATGTGTTGATGTTACCATCAAGACAATGGGTGAAGCCCCACCCTCTACACCTTGGTCGGAGACCGACATCGGGTGCTTCTTTTCTATATCGATTTTAATTGGATTAAACATTGATTTGTGAGGTGAGAATGTTTTGCCGAGACCTCTACGCAGTATGTTAGCGGCACCATTGATGTCGGCGTTTAACATGCATCCAACAGAGCTTACAAACAACCCACGTTTCTTTCTCTTACCCATATATTCATCATAGTGACAAATATCCTCGTCGTCAAGGAATGAGCATTTGGAGGTGTGAGACTCATTGTGAGTTTCCACATTGATACCGGCTTCACTTGCTTTGTAAGACAACATCCAAATGAGTTGAGAATGTGGAATGCTCACAAAGTTCTGATTGTTTCGTTTACCAATGTTTACTTCCTGCTTCCATCCATCATTATGACCGATAAAGCAGTTTCCGATTTTGTTTTCTACCATCAAATCAACCACTGAACGACTAGCCTTGTGCATATAATCTTTTGTTTTGTTATTGCGCTTTCTAGCAAGTCTCCTGAGTTTCTTTGATGTATTCATATCTCTCTCAGCCAACTTAGATACAATTTCAGCGTAAGTCTTGTTATAATATTGGTTGATGCTCTTTAATGGTCTGCCATTAACAAGGTGGGATATAGACCCCTCGTTTGAAGTTACAGCCATTAAGTTATCAATACCAATATCTATCCCTACTGCTTTGTTGTAGTCTAAGTCAACCGGAGAAATCTTTGTTTTGTAGAAGATTTGTATCTCTATACATCCTTGCTTTGGCACAAGACGAAGCTCTTGCAAGGAGGTGAGCTTCGTTTTAATTGGAAGCTTAAAGTCCTTGCGAATGTTTATCGTTCCGTCTTTCTGGATTTTCGCGTCATTATAAGAGAAGGCAACGGAAAATAACTTATCGCCATTTGCTTCTTTCTTATACCTGGGCATCCTTGGTTTCCCAGTGAATTTCTGTGGATTCTTCTTGTATGAGTTAAGAGACCTGAACCAAGTAGAGAATGATTCGGCACACTTCTTCACAGTTTGTGCTGCTTCGTTATCCTTTAACAACGATCTAAAATCTTTGTCGTTTAACTTCCTCATTCTGGTGATTAGGTCAAACACAGAGATAAATTTCTCTTTCCTGATTATGTCTGTGTATTCAGGAATGTTCTCGTGTTTGCCACTAAACGCTTGGCGGAGAATGTATAACGTTCTATTGTAAAGAGATGTATTCAGAGAGCATTCTTGCACAGCCCAACCATAGAAGGATGTCCCTTCTTTTATCTGGTGCGTTTCAACTCTGATTGCCTCTTCTTGCATTCGCTGTTGTATATATTATACCATAGGTTTATCAGAAATCAACACTGTGGTAGGACAGAGCCTAAATGTATCTTAACCGTCTCTGTATTCATGAACACCCATTTTCCACTCTGGATTTTCAATAAAATCTAAAACGTTATCTAAATCTGCATAAAAATCATTATCAAAAATGATTTCATCACCATATCCATCAGAATATATTGGACGTTGAATATAGAATTCTTCATTCGGATAATTTAAATTAAGAATATATCCAGACCTAAGTTCTAGACGTCGAATAATTTCTTTATAAGTTTCATTCTCTTGAACCTCGGCATAAGAAATATATCTCTCATAATCTTCCTGATTCTGCCAAAAAGCCGGAATACCTGATAAAACTAAAGCAAGTTTGTTATCTGGGCTAACATCCCCAGTTTCATCAATCCACCAGTCAAAATCAATATTGACAACCTTATCTTTATCGGCTTTGGAACGAGCCCAACCTTTAAAAGATATTCTTTCAAACTTAATAGGGTAAGTATAAGAATGAACAGAAGATGAATTAGTTTCAAATACTCCAGAACGAGTTACAATTTTCATAATTTAGCAAGAATAATATTCCGTTCTAATAATCATGGACCGATCAAGAAGGAATGGTTTAATAAGATTTTTTAAATTGGTATAAGTTGTACAATGTTTATCAAATAATTCAGGAAAGATAAATGGATTTTCTCCATAACAACCATTATTGATAGGAATCCATCCTAATATTTCAGTAGGATTTTCTGGTTCTTTGAACATTTCACCTAGTTCAAATCCATTATCACCGTATTCCTGTTGATAAATTTCTTTAATATCTTTTTGGAATTGAATAAAATCAGAATGATTAATCAATTTATCATAATTTAAACAAAATGATACATCAACTTCATAGTAATCACTGAAATCATTAGTACTCCATTTGTCTAATTTATCAATTTGATCGATTTTATTTTGAAGGCAATCTCGATAAAAAGGATAATAAGACTGACAAAGAGCTAAAAACTTATCAGAAAATGTCCATATTCCTTCAAACTCAGAATAATTAAATTGAATTTCCTTATCTAGAGGACTAACTTTTCCAAAGAAAAATTCCCAACCCGGAACTCTTCCTACCTGGCATGTATGAGAAAGAACATGTTCTGAAGAGCTATTCGTTTCAAATACACAATTACGAATTACTTGTTTCATTTTAACTTATTCTGAACCAGGCTTTATAGCCAGGATAATTCTGAAGGCGCTTAGAAATAGTCGTAGTATCGCATTCAAAAATATTTGCAACTTCAGCTTGAGAAAAACCCATGTAATTCAAAGTTGCAGCAACTTCAACCATACGAGGTGTAACAACTACTTTACTTTTACGTCCTCCGTCAAGTAGTTTATTTGTTCGATTATTAACAGAACTAATTTCTACTTTAGTTTTACCTTTAAGCATATTAGCCTGATTTTTATTAAATCGAAATATATTTGTAACTACTTCAACAGGAAGTATTTCAGAAAGATTCTTAGCAGCTTGGATGTCTTCTTTATAAATTCTAGCCATTTTATAAATTAATTTATATTCAATTTAATTGAAATTAATATCTTAAGATTAAAAGGTGCTTAAATTAATTCCAGTTATTATCATTATCAATCATAATTACATAATGATGTCTTAAGAAATCGACATAATCAATCCCTTCTCTATCCAATAAATTACTTGATTGATGATCAATTGTAGAAGGTTCAAAAGATTCTTTAATATATATTTCAAAATTATTGCCAAAAGCATTATGAACTACTTCAGAAAAATGTTCTATTGAATACTCATTGACTATAAAATAAACATATAGATAATTTAATTTTTGTTGAAGTGATTTAATATCATTGCCTACCCATCCGTAAGATCGAGGATATATGTACAATTTCTCATCTTTTAATAGTTTATTAAATTCTTCGTCAACAGAAATATTTTGATTATCTTGTGCCAAAGATAGCGTATGGCATGAAGATGAATTTGTTTCAAATATATTTTTTCTAATTTTCTTTTTCATTGTAAATTACTTTAAGAGGATCTACATGATTAACTTTTACAATTCTCCATTTGGAACCATCCCAAAAATAATGGTAATCATCAAAATATTCTCCAAGATATTTCATATAAACATCTTCCATTGAAGCATGCTCATGAGCCTTGATATTATTCCATTCTTCACCTGGACGATTACAATAAAACCTTGAAGCATTTTTATCGTCAGTCTCTTCACCTTTATAAGGAGAATCATAATTTTTATCCCAAATGGCAAGACCGACGGGTTGATTCAAAAAAGAAACATCACCATGGTTTACAATCCAGTCAGCCAGCTCCTGACTATTAAAATATGTTCTAAGCTGATTAAAAAGCCAGTCCGGATAACCGTCAGAATGATTATAAACAGAACGATAAATTCCATCCGTTCCCAATACTGTAATACAAGCAGAAGTAGACATTTTAGTTTTTAATTTTGTTAAAGATTTCTTCAATAGACTTATAATCATTTAAGTTATATCGATCTACCGATGTAGAATTTTTTGCAAATTCTTCCTTTACCAGATCAATATACATAGTAAAACTGCCGTCATCGCCCATATAATGGGCTTTCCAATCTTCTGGAGAAACATACTTTTTAATATTAAGTTGTTCAAGTGCAAGATTATCAAATGATAGAACCTTAAAAGACTCTAAATATTCTGGTATTTTTGCTTCAAGTTCGGCAATCTTTTTACGAATAGTCGCACCATGACAATTAATAAAATCTTTTCCCCGTCGAATTGATTTATATCCAAGAATAAGAACCTTTAATTCTTTTGAGACCAAAGGTTCAAGATTATGAATACCGGCAATAGTATGAATTACTGCATTTTCAGGAATATAAAGAGATTTAATTACTTTCTTGAGGTAATCAACAGAACCATTATAAGAAATACCTACGCCATAAACAAGCTTTTCCTTTTGCCATTGGCGAACTTTATTAAGGTTTTCTTCAATTTCAATATGATGCTGGTTAACTGTAATATTTGAAATTACTCCAAGATCTTTTAAACGAATAAGAAATTCTTCAAAATCAGGATGTTCAAAAATATTGCCTCCACCGATAGCAATTTCCTGTCCTGGATGAAGCATAGACAAAATTGGATGATTGATATTTCCATGAAGTCCGTCGACTACTGAATTTTCATGACAGAAAGCGCAACCCATATCGCATTTGTTAGTGATTTTGCAATCAATATTCTCTGGGAATTGCGCAATAAATTCATCATCTTCAGTAGTTCTGACCTTAGTACCATCTGAATAAATTTTTACATCATAATTTCCGTTCTGATACAAGTGAAGAAGGGGAGGTTCTGGAATTTTATAAATCTTCATTATATTCTTTGAGTAAATGAAATCATTGAAATTAACCGAGCTTAAGCAATAGGTTTTTTGAGACGAATTCTTAAACATGATTAACATCATCGATATTGGTATTATCTTAATAATACCTTTACTCTCAACTCCTGAAGGTGTTTAGACATATAATTTAAATTAATTTTTATAAATTATTTTTATAAACTTAGAGGATAATAAGGATAAAAATTAAAGAGTTCATAAAAATAATTTTAGAAGATTTATAATAAAAAATCCCGAATCTCTTAACGAAATCCGGGATTCATATAATCACTGAAACAGAAAATCTTAAGAAATAGGAACTCCTAATTGAACCCAGGTATCGTTAACCCCGATAAAAACTTTACCGTCAGTTTGGAATATCAGGCCGCCATTAACGACTGTAACAGCAGATGCGTTTGCAACTTGCTGGCTAGTATTACATATCTGAACTTTATCAGATGTAGAAGTTATAGACTGATCTGTCTTAAGGGCATATTTATTATCTGACTCAGTTTTTGTATAAGCAGTAGTCAGCAAAGCAAATTTACCATCACATTCAGTTTTTGTGTAGGTTGTAGCTTGCGGTGCAGCTGCATCTGCAGTGGTTTTAATAGCGGTTACCTCAGTCTTAGTTGCATATTTATTATCCGACTCGGTCTTAGTATAAACATCTGCTGAATTAGCTTTAGAACTTAGACTTGTATCAACTTCAGTTTTTGTATAGGTAGTAGATTTGGGAGCATATTTATTATCGCATTCAGTCTTAGTATAAGTTGTGGACTGAGGAGCAGCAGCGTCTGCAGTCGCCTTTACTGCATTTAAAGATGTAATAGTAGCATAGGTTGTTGGAATATTCTGCTCTGCAATTTTAGCATCAATTTGGCTATTAACCCATGCTGTTTGAGTAAACTTATTATCGCATTCAGTCTTGGTATAAGTTGTGGACTGAGGAGCAGCCGCATTGGCGGTTGTTTCAACAGTCGTTAAAGCAGCCTTGGTGGCATAAGTTCCAGAAAGATTAAGAGCAGTAATCTTTTTATCAATTTCTGTATCAACTCCATCCATAGTAAGAAGAGGCTGACCATTGGAAAGTAAAGTACCCTTTAAATCAATTGTACCTGGAGTACTAAGATCAACAACTAACGTATTGTTTAAATCTTTAATATCTTTTGTACTAAGGCCATTAGGAAAAATATCCTCGGAAGAACCAATCTTATGAAGACGAACTTCATATCCGTCCGGAACAGTCACAATCTTAGTTCTATTTGCCGTTACATCAAAATACCCGTCTGTGCTATTCATAAAGATATTTATTAATACGCCAGACGGAATCCTAAATACAAAACATAATGAAACGAATTAATTTATCGTTATTCAATAATATTTTGAATATGTGCAAAGTCTTGCACTGGAGTACTCATTCCTATTCTAAGCACATGGCTTTGGACCAGGCTTATGATGCTTTTAAAGATTCTTTTGATGAATATGTAGAATGTGCCCTTGGAATTTATGGAAGGGAATCTGCGATTACTACAACCATTAATAACAAGATTGTTCCTGAAGATATTATGATTTCTTTTGTGGAAGATGAATTTGTAAACTTTAATAATGAAGTTGCAAAGATTACCGGAGAATTTACGCAGCTTCAATCAATTTTTGATGATATTAAAGCTGCCGAATCCCAGCTTGTATATCGTTTAAGAATGGGCGCTTAAAATTAAAAAACTCACCAGATTAAGTTCTGGTGAGTTTTTTATTAAATCTTCATCATGATAATCGATTTGACATATTCAGAAGCTGCTTTAAGCTTATCTAATGCCATATCAATGTCAAACCGTTCTCCAATAACCATTTTGCTATTAGCTATCTTCGCCCCAATAACTCGAATAAGGCTTTCTATATCTTTAGCAATATGCTTATATTCTTCCTTAGTAATTTCTTTTCTCATGGTAAAGTCTCTGAACTTAATAAGTTTTTAATTTAACCCAAGTTTTATTATCTTGAATATCTTGAATTGTTTGTTGCACTTCAGAAAAATCTTTTAGGGTTAAGGCAGCTCTGACATTGGTGCGAGGCATGGTTGCGAATAATCTATAGAATGAGCGATTATTAAACCTGTTTTTATAAGCATAAATGATTGCCGAAGTCTCATTTGTACATTCGGCTTTCCAGCAAATTGAGATATTGTAAAAAATATGAAGAAAGAAATTATCCATTTTAACTCAATGCGTCCAAATGAATTTTCTTCATCAGGGACTGAATATTTTTTACCCAGTAACGATTTCCGGCTGCATCCCAGCTTGGAGCATACCGTTTTTGAATTTTATTAATATCAATCAAACCCTTTTCATGATATTTCTCTCGAAGCAACTTACCCATATATATAAGGCACTCGTCCACAGATTCAAATGACCTGTAAGCATTTTTAGAGCCTTTAATACCGCCCAAATTATTCTTGCTTCTTGCTAATTTGCTTTTTCCATATCCAGATTCAAGAGCGATAAGGGCACAAAAGAAATGAGGCGAAATAGAATTAGCTTCCGCAATCTGAACCATTAATTCTCCTTTGCCTTCAAGAACTCCTCCCTTAAACTTCTCATTGACGACATTTACATCAATCTTAGAAATGACTGAAGTGTCCTTGAGATCAGGAGCATCATCTTTAGTAATTTTGGACTCATATCTCTTAATTTCAGACTTAAGGACAGAAACTTCCGACTCTAAAGTAAGTAAGTCTTTTTGTTTAATTTCCAGCTCTTTTTTAGCTTTTGAGATTTTATTAATTTGTTTATCTCGTTGAGCAAGGGTAGATTTATTAGAAAGAAGAAGATTTTTAAGATTATTAATTTCTTTCTTATATTGTTCTTCTTTCGTTTTAAGTTCAAGTTTAGTTTCCAAAACTTGAGCCTGAAGCGAACCTGTTGTTTGATTATGATAAGCAAATCCAGATACGATGGAAAAGCTGAGTATAAAGACAACAGCCGTCTTTTTTAATGATTGTGTAGTCATAATACGATTGTCCAGAAGCTATACGATAGCAAACTGGATAATATGAGGATAAATGACCGAATCCTCAAAGGTTTTTACTATTTATCTGAATTCAAAATAAGCACAATATTACCATGTGAATCAATCAAATAAATCTTTTTAATATCATTGTTATAGATTTGATTTTTAAACTCAATAAGAGGAATTAAACCAAAAACATTTTCCAAAATATTAAAGCATTCGGCATCTGACATTGTACCCAGACATTCCCAACTATAAGTTTCACTACACCGGCGGTGAAGGAAATTTCTAATTTGATTGATATGTTTTTTTGAAGTAAAATAACGATAATCCATATTTATATTATAAAAATAGCCTTTATATTTGTAAGTGCTTAGAAATTAAATCTTTAATTTGTTGATTGTTCTTTTTCCAATCATTTTCCCAAACTTCAATTAATTTGATACCATTTTCTTTACAAGCTTTTCGTTTATTCTTGTGATAACCTGGTTCTTTCTCTTCGTGAAATTGATGCCAATATTCACCATTATATTCAAAAGCTAATTTAAGTTCGGGAAGATAAATGTCCAATTCTTTTCCGCCAATAAATTTTCGAGTATTTTCTAAAATCTTGCCAGAATAAAGAGATTTAATATATTGGCAAAGCTCTTTTTCACCCTTAGAACGTTGTATCGCAATGGCACAATTAGGGCAACCTCTTCCGCTTAAATGAGCATAAGGAGCTTGTTTAAAAATATAATTACATTTATTACATTTAATTATAATTTTCTTATGAGAATGATTATAAGCAGATAACGAATAATCATACCTATCTTTATCATGTACTTTTTCAGCTTTTTTAATAAAAGCTTGTAAAGTAGATATACGATTTAAATTTCGACATTTAATGCATCCAACACCTTTAAGATGCTGTTTAGGTGTTTGTTTAAAAATATGGCCGCACTTATTACATTTAATAGTAACTTTTATAAGATAACCCTTATAAAGGGTTGAAGAATAATCAAATCGATTTTTTCCATGAATTTCTTCTGCCTTTTTAATAAATTCATCTATTGATAAATGCTGACGTTCCTTTCCACATTCTGGACAGCCTGCACCGTTTAAATGATTTCCAGCTTTTTGCTCAAATATACTATCATGATAAAGACATTTGATTTTAACATTAGTATCATTATTAATATAGTTGACAAAAGAATAATCATAAATTCCTTTGCCATGAACAGATTCAGCTTTTTGTATAAATTCTTGAAGAGTTAATCTCGATTTTTCTGCATTTTTTGTTACTGCACATTTTGGACAGCCATGTCCATACCAATGCATATATGCAGCTTGTTCAAAGGTATGACCACATTTATTACATTTTATTATAAGCTTGGCTTTAGAACCCTGGTAAACTGATAGAGAATAGTCATACCTATCAGGACCATGCTTTTTTATGGCTTTTTCAATAAACTTTTCAGTTGTAAACTTTACCATAAATAAAAAATCGCATATATGCCATTATTTGACATATATGCGATTTTTGCTTAAAAATTAAAGAGTTACAATAAACCGGCTAATTGAGCCTGGAGCTGTAGACACCGAATATCCTAAACGTAGGACCAAAGCCAGCATGGTAGCTCGAGAGATCTTATTCTTTCGACCAACACTGCCGCAAAGCTGGGCAATATTAGTTCCTTGAATTATAGTGGGTCCTCCCAGAAAAACTGGAGACAGAGTACCGTCTTCCCTATTAACAAAATGATTCTGAATATTTCGTTCAATAGCTTCCCGAGTCTTGGAAATGTTGGCAGGGCTGCACATTTCATCAATTATTCCCCGATCAGAAGCTTCAACATTAACCGGAGTACGATCCTTGGAACATTCCTTAACGTCAATGCCATCAACTTCTACATCAGGAGAAGTATAAGCTTCCTTAATTTCATTAAGAACTTTATATTTACTTACACGGCATTTTTGACATTCACAATCAGTAGGAACTGAAACAACATCTTGAGGATTAACTTCTACCGCAACTACGCGCTTTCCAAAACCCTTAGCATAATCATAAGATCCAACATGCAATCCGGCACTACACCAGTTATTTCGATTTGCATCAACATCTGCAACTACTACTTCAATGACATCGCCGGGATTATTTCGAATTTGGTAATGCCCGTTTACTTTACCTTGAAGCACTCTGGTTTCGGCATTACCATGAAGCGAATACATATCTTCTCCAACACCCTTATAGGCAATAAAGGTACCTTCGGAAGTAATAGGCAATTCCTGATAAGAAAGGAAGTCATAAAGCTCTTCTCTAGAAGTTTCGGAAGGATTAGCCATCAAGTTATCAATAAACTTAAAGTAATGGGTAAAATCAGTACAACCAGACTTCCAAAGAGAAATAAGCTTTTTTTGAAGACATTTGGGAAGAATCTGAGTCTTATAAGAAGCAATAGTAGTAATTACACCATTTTCATCTCGTTCAACAAATTGGAGATTATCGTAATCTTTAATTGTTTCAGAAACGGAATTAATGATATAAGAAGTGGTATTTTCCTTAAGAAGCCTGAGAAGAGTTTTTTCATCATTGGCCATTACCGCATCGACAATATCAGTATAGCGAACATCAGCGGGAGTAATCTTAACTGCTCGACCATCAACAAAGAAGGTCCAGCCTGAGGCATTCATAATATATGGAATAGAATTCATATTTTGTTTAATTAATATAGTTTATAGTTGAGTTTTTTGAGAATTCGCTTAAAGGTTAATTTAACTTTATCTTTTGTTTGAAATCCTGCACCATTTAAAACCGCTTGTATTTTTTCTTTTACAGAGGTGGTCATAACACTGGTTGAAATATTATCCAAACAAACTGATGACATAGTATAAAAGAAATTCAATATTTCTTTATCTGAAAGCTTTTTAATTTCAGCATCAAACTCTCTTTGAATATTATAATATTGATTTGCTAAAATTGAAAGATCAAACATATCCATTATGAATCGGTTAAATCCTCCTTTATTGATATTAATTTCATACCCCTTAGAAATAAGAGGATAATCAGGAGTCGATGCAGAAATTTTTGGAGCTGTATATCCTGTTACAGATTTAAAATCAATATCATAAATCCTGCAGATATTAATGATTTGATTTGGAAGATAAACGAGTTTATGCTTTTTACAATATTCAATATAGGTTTCTTTCCATTTAATTTCTATAGCTGAAATGCACCCGAGAGAAACAAATTTATCGTAATGGTTTTTATAAAGCTTTGCTATTCGTTTAATGCCAAAATCTGTACAAAGATGAGACTGATAAAGCTGCGTCGGACTATTATAATTAACGAAATTTGTACAAAAGGCCAAATAAGAATTAAGGTAGTTATCATTATTCATGAGCATTGAAGGATAAAATACTAACGTATTTTTGTATTCTTTCTCATCAATAATTTCACCGGTATAATAATCCCGGAGAACTACCGCTTCACCATCTGAAGACTTTATTCTTTTAGGCCTGACATATGTTGAATGCTTAACAATATCAGAATAATTAAACCAATCGATATTTTGCCTAAAGCACGGCTTGTCGTTAAAAGTAAAGGCCGTCCTTAAATTAAGGAAATTTGCTTTTTCTTCTTCATCTTTAACAAAACAAAAAATATGAGTTCTTCGAAGATCAAAGACTTCTGCTCGATAATCATTCCCCCTAAGGTGAACAAGATAATTATAAAGGGCATTAATTATTTCACCATAAGGAAGCTTGATAGGATCTTTATCTTGAACGATAAAGATTATTTCACCGTCAAACTTCTTAATGGTCGGATTTGAATAAAGGCTTTTCGTTTTAAGATTAATATTAGTAATATTGCCTGAACCTGCATAATAATTTTTTGCAACTGAGCAAACAGTATTCAAATAGCAATCCGGCCATTTAATAATTGAACTATTTCGATAAAATAAAGTACTTTTTGAGTTAGCTTTATTGATAATATCTGAACAAAGTAAATCACTGTCAATAAGTTTATCGACATAATCATTAATAGTCTTTTCATAATTTTTATTAATGATTTTAAATTTACCCTTAATCCAATCATTTGTGAAATTGTTTATTTCAATCGATTCTCTGGTAGGAGAAATCGGAATTTCACCGCGTTTAAAAAATAAAAGAACGGTACAAGCATTTTTAATGATATTATATTCATTAAAGATTTCATTAGGAATATCAATCTTGTAAATGTTATCTCCATCATAAGCATAATAATTACAGCTCTTAAAAAATGAAGAATAAAAAGTATTAGAAGACCAGTTATTCGGAATCAGCAAAACTGTATCTTTAATATAAAGAACTCGGGATTTGTCAAGAAATTCTTTATCTCGATACTTTGCAAATCTTGGGGTTTTTTCGTAAGGGACATAATTTTCCCATTTATCCTCCGGTACGTCTTCAATGTCTATTTTTTCCGGATAACTCCTAAGTTCAATGACAGGTTCATCACTATTGAAGCCAAAAGTAATATATGCATCCTTGATTAAATCAAGGAACTTGTAATAATCATCAGAATTGTTAAGAGGAATCTTTACTTCAATACCTGTATCATTCAAATCACAGGGTTCAGAATGAATTAAAGAAGCAATAGAATCATTACCATCAATACTTGAAGAAAATGTATATTTTGTTCCTTCAAATCGAGAAATTACCAAATAAAGGCCCGTATATGCCGCAGGAGCCTTAGACCCGATTCCAAATCCTCCAATGGATGTATTTTCTTGATTCTTAGTAGATTCAAAATATTGAAAGAAAACTTGAAAAGTATCTTCTTTGCTAAGACCCCTGGCAAAATCACGAATAGAAAGTTCATTTTTTGTAAGATGAATAGAAACAGGCCTTTTAATGCCATATTTTACATGTTCATCCAAAGCATTGCTTAACGTTTCAAAAAGTGTTGCCTTAAATTTGTCTGAATAGATCCTATCGCGCAAAATAGAAATTGCCATTCCTACGCGCTCGGCCGAGATAGACTGTTTGACCTGTTCGGCTATACCTCCGCAAATACTTTTATTCTCTTCAAAAACCTTCATGCTTAAATTACAATAACAAAATTACTATAATTTTTCTCTAATTTTCTGGAGGTGTTCAGATATTTCTTTTTTAATGGTTTCTGCATTAGTTTTCCATTGGCTGTCCCAAACTTCAATTAAAGTGATTCCGGCATCTTTACAAAGTTGCCTTTTATTTTCATGATAGCCAGGTTCTTTTTCTTCATGTATTTTATGCCAGTATTCGCCATTATATTCAAGGGCAAGTTTTAATTCAGGAAGATAAATATCCAATTCTTTTCGACCAATAAATTTTCTTGTATTTTCGAGAATTTCTCCAGGATAAATTGATTTGATAAAATCGCATAACTCCTTTTCACCCTTAGATTTCTTTTCATGAAGGGCACATTTTAAACATCCCCGCCCAGTTAAGTGATTATACGCCATTTGAGCAAATTTACCATGGACAGGACAAATAATAATCACATTTGTTTCTGCATTAATATAAATTGTTTTCGAATAATCGAATTTATGTCCATGCACTTTTTGAGCACGGTTAATAAATTCTTTTGTGGTTAAACGCTCCAATCCTACGCAACTTTTGCATCCATGCCCCCTTAAATGATTGATGGGATATTGCTGAAAAGGTCCATGAACAGGGCAAATAATAGGTACTTTTGCATGATTATTTTTATAGTTTACTTTAGAATAATCATATTTGTTCCCATGAACCTCTCTTGCTTTCTTTATAAACTTCTCAGTCGTTAAAGATTTTGCATCAACTGCACATTTAAAACATCCCTGACCTCGTAAATGGGCTCCGGCTCTTTGTTGGAAAGGTCCATGAACCGGGCAAATAACAGTTATAGAACTATAAGCATTTTTATAATTTACTTCAGAATAATCAAAAAAGTCTCCATGTATTTTTCTAGCCCTGTCAATAAAAATTTCAGTGGTTATTCTGTTGGGCATAATAGTTTTTATTCAAAAATAAAAAATCCTCAGATCAATTAAGACCTGAGGATTTTCGGTTATCATGATTACAAATCACTTTTCAGATTGTTCATCAACCAAAAATGTTTCTGTTGTTAGAATCAAACCTGCCGATGCAGCGGCGTTTTCAATTGCGCAACGACATACACTAAATGGATCAATAATTCCCGCTTCTAACATGTCTACTAACTTTTGCGTCTTAATATCAAACCCAATACTGCCTTTAGCTTTTGCGACCTTTTCGATGATAACATCCGGCCGTTCAACTCCGGCATTCTCAAGAAGAGTCTTAAGAGGAATGTCAAGAACCTTTCGCATCAGGTTAATACCAGCATTAAAAGATTCATCCCCTGTTTCAAACTTAATAGACTTATTCTCTTTAATCTTAGCAAGAACAGATCCTCCCCCTGGAATAACTCCGGATCGTAAAGCTGCTTGACAGGCACATACCGCATCATCTACCCGGTCCTTAATTTCATTTAATTCAGATTCAGAATTACCTCCGATATTAAGAACACATACTCCTTGGGCAAGCTTGGCAATTCGCTTATTAAGCACATCTTCTTCCCATGTGCCGGGACTGCAATTATCTCGTTCCTCCTTAAGCAAATCAATATGTTCTTTAAGCCTTTGAGGATTTCCTCCGCCTTTTAAGAAAGTTGTATATCGTTTATCACAAACAATCTTTTCACAGGTGGCAAAATCTTCCTCTCTAATAGAATTAAAATCACGTGAAAGAAGTTCAGTAAAATATGTACCTCCTAAAGTAATTTCAAGATCTTCCATTTCCCTCTTCATGCCGTCTCCATATCCTGGACACTTAATGGCACAAATGTTAATAATGCCTTTAATCTTATTAATGACAAGAGTTTGAAGAACTTCGGATTCAATATCCGGAGCGATAATAAACAAAGGCCTTCCGCGAAGTTCTTTAGTATTAAAGACTTTCTGAAGAATAGGCATAATTTGCTGATTATTTGTCAATTTAATTCCAGATAAAAGAATTAAGGGATTTTCAAGAATACATTCTTGTTTAGTCGTATTATTGACAAAATAAGAACTCATCCAGCCTCGAGGAACTCGTAAACCTGCAATAAACTGAGAAGAAGATTCATTGCTCCTGCTGTCATTAATAGTAATGGAACCATCCAAACCTACTTTTTCAACAGCTTCAGAAACAAGATGTGCAATTTCTTTATCCCAGTTGGTAGAAACTAAAGCAATTTGGTGAATCTGTTCTGGAGAACATTCCTGCTTAATATTTTCTTTAATATAGTTGGCAATTGTCTTTGCCGCTGAAATAACTCCGCGTTGAATTGAAATCGGATTATAACCTGTTTCAATCAGCTTCATGCCTTCAGATGCAATAGCCTCAGTGAGGATTGCGCTGGTACTGGTCCCATCACCAGCCTGGTGCGCTGATTGCTCGGATGCTTGACGAATAATATCTGCACCCATTTTTTCAAGTACATCAGGCGGATTTACATGGCGAGCTACTGTAACGCCGTCTTTTGTAATATATGTCGCATTACCCATTCGATATATTACATTTCTACCGCCAGGCCCGAGCGTCGAAGAAACTGCATTAGCAAGTTTCTTTACACCATTAAGCAGTTTCTTCCTGCCTTCATTTCCCATATAAATGTTTTGTTGAATCATGATTTACAATTATTATAGCATGTTTCTTTGATAAACTTTTTTAATTTTTCCTTATTCTTTCGCCACTGAGTATCTAAAATTTCTATTAATTTTATACCTTTTTTCTCACAATCTTTTTTCTTTTGAACATGATAGCCTGGATATTTTTCTTCCTTTAACTTATGATGGTAATCACCGTTGTATTCAAAGGCTAGATTTAATTCAGGAAGATAAACATCAAGTTCTTTTTTTCCAATAATATCTCTTGGGTTTTCTTGAACCTCGCCTGGATAAATTGATTTAATATATTGACAAAGTTCTATTTCACCTTTAGATCTTTTTGATGCCGCTAAGCATTTAGGGCAACCGCTTCCGCGTAGATGCGTATTGGGCAACTGTAAAAATGGGCCATGTTTTTTACAAGTTATAATAATTTTTGTTTTTGCATTTTTATAAGCTACCAAAGAATAATCATACTTGTCTCCGTGAGTAGCTCTAGCTTTTTCTATAAATGCTTCAATAGTTCTCTTATTATTTCCGGCACAAAATGGGCAGCCGGAGCCTGAAAAAATGCTTATCAGGGCGTTGTTCAAAAACTCCATGTATGGGACATATAATTTTTACTTTTGTTCTTTTATTTTTATAAATTACTAAAGAATAATCATATTTGGTTCCATGAACTTCAATAAATCTTTTTCTAATCTCTTCCTCAGTTAAAAACTGATTTTTAATTGCACATTTTTTACATCCTTTTCCTATTAAATGGCTTGATGGATCTTGCTTAAGGGTACAACCACATTTATTACATTTTATGATTACCTCGGTTGTTGAATTTATATAATCAACTAAAGAATAATCATATCGGCCTTTCCCATGAATTTCTTCAGCTTTTTCTATAAATTCTTCTGTAGTCCTGTTAAATCCTTTACATTTAGGACAACCATGGCCCATTAAATGAATGTTGGGAATTTGCTCAAAGTAGCCATGTATGGGACAAAATATTTTAATTAATGTTTTTGTGTTAAAATATACAACTTCAGAATAACCATACTTATTGCCATGTATTTCAATAGCTTTTTTAATAAACTCTTTAGTTGTTAATCTTTTCACGATTTTTAATCATTATAGCACGAATTAATAAATTTCTGCCCGCAATTTGAATCTAAATCTTCGAAAGATATGGAATTACTGCAAGGAGGATGCTTATATTGAACGGGAAAATATCCTTTCTGGCAGCAAGAGCAGGAAGACAGAAGAAATATTACTAATAATTTAACCCCAAGTGAATAATCCATAACCCCAGAACCGGCTTATATTAGGAAGAGGATTTGGTGTTTCTTCAAGGAAAATAGTCTGACCAGGATGCCGCTTTCATATACTTGCTTTACAAGGAAAATAATAAGAGGTATAAAAAAGTCCAATATAAAATGAACGTTATCTGTCTGTCCCTGTAAAATATTTTCTATGAGGTCAAATTTATTTTCTTTAAGATAATCAATTAGTTCAGGCGGAAGAATATCATCTTCACCGGCGGCAAAAATATTATCATTAAAATCAAATCCCAATTCAGATTTAATGCCATCTAAACATTGTTCAAATTCTTCTTTAGTAAGATCAGTCTTTAACCATACTATATCTCTTTCATCATGTCCATCTCCGGACAAATCGCCATATTCAAAACTAAAAATATTCATATCAATATAAATGGAAATTCCGCCTAATATTAAATTAGGCGGAATTTCTTTATTTGTTAATTAATTACCAGCAGGTTTAAAATCCGCAATATTCAGAACCTTAAACAAACCATCATTTTGATTGGCTCCTCCCATAATCAGCATTGAAGGAAGTTTAATATCTTTGAAAGATTCAAAAAACTTAATTCGAGCATAATTACTTCCCATTGCTGCATTCAATTCTCGAATTGCTTCAGCTTCAAGCTTCTTACCCTGAGCTTCTGCAGTCTTCATAGCAAGAAGAGCTTCTGCTTCATTTTTCTTTTGAGCAAGCATGGCTAAAGACTCTTGTTCTCGGCGATACCTTGCAGCATCAGATTCAGCTTTAGCCTGAAGAAGTTTACCTTGAGCTTCAGCAGCCATCTTATTGGCAATTGCCCGGCCTTCTGCATTAGCAATCTCTTCAGAACGTTTTGCAATTTCAAGCTGGGTAGCCTGGCGTTCATATTCCTGAGTAGCCTCAACCTTCTTAGTAATACCAAGAGTCACCGATTCAGGTGGAATAGTGGAACCAATAGTTACACTTTCAACAATAAATGGAGTGCCATTAAGTTGCTTCTTAAGGTTAGTTTCTACCATCTTGGTGATTTCCGGAATCCTAGAAGGAGCTTCTAGACCTTTAAACTTAGCAATAGCAGATCGTACTTCGGTACGGAAAGGTTGCTGAATAAATGAAGCGTAAGCATCTTGAGCAATAGCTTCCGGGCTTCGAGCTGTTTCAGAGATAGCTCCATAATTTTCAACAAATTCCTTTACTTTTTCACTGTCGATACGATAAACAAGATAAGATTCAGCCTTCATCTTAAGCTGGTCCGAACTACGAACATCATCAAAAGTTTCAGTCTGAGTATAAGGAGTTACGCAAATCTTAATAGAATTCTGCCTCCATACCATACCTGTACTACCGGGTCCTTTAATTACTTGCTTAAATTCCTTCGAACCAAATATAGGTTCGGAATAAACATAACCTGCGTAACCGCCATCGATTTTTTCATTTGAAAAATTAACGGCAAAAATAATAGCCGCAACAACGGCAATAATTAGAAATAGAGCTGCAAAAAAATCCTTCATGTTTTATTTTCTTTTTATTTTTTAATGTGACTAATATTAATGTTATACAGAAATATTATTAGTAACTGGAATTCCAACCACTGGAATCTTGGTCTTTAACTTAATCTTATAATCCCCCACAACTAAATCCTTTGCCTTTATCTTAGAAATAGCATTGGAAACTGTAGTGATATTATATTTTTTACCTCGTTGAGACTTCACAACATCGATAAGATTTCGTTCAACTGCCAACTGAACTTCTGAATCACTAAGTTCCTCAGGAGCTTGAATAATTACATAAGAACGATCTTGAAATTGTTCGACTTCTGTATCATCCAAAACAATCGGCATTACAAGAAATCGATTTTTAACTCGATTTTTCTTTTCAGTCAATTCTTTCTCTTGCTCAACAAGAGCCTTTGCTTCCTCCAAAATAATTTTTTGTTTATCCTGAGGTACTTTAGAAGCCGCAAGAATCATCTCAAGGTCTTCAATATCAATTTTTAGTGCCATAGTTTATATTTGATATGTGATTAAATCCATTGTCAATTTGTTAATTGTTTCAATAAATGCTACTGGGATAGCTTCTTCAATTTTTAGTAAAAGTAATTTTAAGTTCTCATTAACTTTAGGGCCAAATAAAATATATTGAGTATCATTGTTTAAATCGACAGAATAAGCTTTAAAATTTGCTTGATTAAAACTTATAACTGTAAATCTATCAACAATTAAATTGTTTTTTAAAAAAGCCTCTCTGACAAGATTCTCAAGATCTCTGGAATAAATTCCTCTATGATGATCTACTTCTACTTCAATTAAAAAAGATTGATTTATATCAATAAAGTGGTCAAATGAAGCTATTCCTAAAGTATTCCACCAAGTAAAATACCTTTCATTAAGGCCATTCTTTACTTTAATGATTTTGCTTTTATTGGCAAATGGAGAGTAAATTGTAAAAGCATGTTTAAAATCTTCAATAGTCCTGTAAGCAGGATCTTCAAAGAATTCTTCTTCAAATAAATCGACTTGGTAAGTTTTACCATTACCAAGTCGATCAATAAGTTTGAAAATTGCTTGTTTCACTAACTCTCAGCAACACGAGCCTTCAAACGGGCAAGAGCATCTTCTTTAGATACAGATTCAATAAATTCATTCATTTCATCTTTAGTATCATTAAGAGTTCCGCTTACTTCAATTGAAGCATCGGCCTTAGAATCTTTCTTTTCAAGAATCTTATCTACATCTGCCAGCATCCCGTTAAAATCATTTTTGCCTGAAATATTAGCAATATCCTTCAAAGCAGCAAGATCTTCCTTCATAGCAGCAGATGCAGCCTTCAACTTAATCTGTTCAATTCGAGAATCATAAGAATTGAGAACAGCTCTTTGATTACTAATCAACTTATCATAAGTTGCAGTTGCTTCTTCAAGAGCCTTTTCAGCCATATCAAGCTGTGCCTTAGTATTTTCATATTGAAGAGAAAATTCGGCAGCAAGACTTTCCTTGCCATTCTTGAGAGCAAGAATAGCTCGTTCATTGAGAACTTGAACCTTTTGCTTAAGACTCTTTACATTTTTAGTCATATTGTTTACTGTAGTCTTTACAGCAACCAATCGTTCATAAATTTCTTGTTCAGCCTTGCTCTTTTCATCTTCGAGAGATGCAATGAGGGCATCAACATTCTTACTTTCAAGTGAATTTACACCAAGATTAAGCCAGCCAAACAAAACACGTCCCAAACGTCCAATAATTCTCATATATTTTTAAATTTTAATTTTTTGATTTTCGTCCAAATATTTGTATTCGTTAAGTATTACAAATTGATTTTTAATACTTTCTTTATCCCAATTAACTCCAATTTCTTTGAATTTATTAACGCTTAATTTAATTTCAGTCTGACCGTTTCTTATTAACCAAAACTTGGCTTTTTCATCAATTGTTATTTCTCCATCAGAAGGAATTAAAGTATGATAATAATTTTCAAGAAATGCTTTTTGATTGCGCGTCCAAAGCCATTTAGGATAATCAAGCATATTAAAATAATAAACTTTTACTATTCTTTTAAAGGTGATTAATTTCCTGCGTATTCAACTAAAAGAACAGAAATATCATGCTTTGTTCGAAAATTATACAAAAGATTTTCAAATTCTTTTGGTTTTACTCGTCCTATACCGCATCCCAAAAAAGGCATTACAACAGTATTAAGATGATGAGTATTCATAACTTCAAACAAATCGCAAAGAGACAAAGAAATATCTCCCAAATTTGCTATTGAACCAGGATAAAACATGGTTGGAACATTGGCAATCATTTTCCAATTATCTTCATCGGACAAATAAAAATAATGGCCTTTACCAATATTAACCATTTTAGAATTACAAGAGTTCTGATAACTCCAGTACATTTCAGGAAATTTATCGGCAAAAGCTTTTGCAACTCCTGCTCCCATTACTCCGATACAATTAACGGCATTGCAAATTACATCTGCCTTTGTATCAAAGATATTTCCCCTTGTTTTAATAACTTTGAGAGACATTATAGTTCTGGTTCATGTTCAATATTACGAAGAATGAATTCTTCCAACCATTCTTGTGAAAGAACTCCAGTGTAAGATTCAAGCTTGTCATAATTCTCATCACAAGCGACAAGAGTAGGCACAGATCGAATTTCGAACTTTTTAACATAAGGCATTGCCGAATTATCCTGATCGACAACAAAACTCATGAATTCGATTTCAGGATCTTTTTTATATTTTTCAACTACACGTTCCCAGGCTGGTTTCATCATACGACATGGGCCACATGTAGAAGAAGAAAAAAGTAAAAATTTAGTCATTATCAAAAATAATAATAGTTAGTAGAGCAATAATTCCTCCAAGAATAATTCCAAGGATAGTAGCGACGATAGAAATCCAAGTTGGAGAAAGTAACTGAATCCAATTCCAACTGGCAAAAGGCTCATAACCAAGCCAATGCCAAAATAGAATCATCATCTGAAGAAATCCTCCAACAGATAAGCCATTATTAATAGCTTTATTTGTAATATTCCTCATTAAAAATATAATATGAAAATTCTTAGTTATCGAAAGTGCTCAACTCTGAAGTTTGAAGTTCTGCATTCCAAATTGGTTTCCAACTATATTTGTCATCATAAGGAGTCATAGGAATAATCCTGGGAGCTTCTTTATTATTAATAACTTTTTCTTTATTAATAATATCTTGAGCCTCTTTATAACATTTCTCCATAATAGATGAAATATTATCAGACTTAATAGTTGCTATCGGCTTCTTTTCCTCTTCAATAATAATATTAATAATCTTCCTAAGTTTAAAATCTGACAACTTGGAAAGATCAATTTGTTTTACCATTTTGATAAGGATTTCTCTTTGAGTTTCAGTTTCCGAGCTCATCTTTAAATTTGTTTAAAAGTTTTTGTTGCTGTTCTTTTGTCAAGGAATTAAAGAATTTAAGAAAAGGATTTTCTCGAATCTTCTTAAATTCTTCCCCAATAGTCTTGAATGTTTCATCAAGCTCTTTTTTGAAATTAGAAATTTCGGCCGATTGAATCTTTTTTCGAAGATCTTCTACTGGTTTTGGATCACGTGGTTTAAATTTTAAGCTCATGAATATTTTCCGTTTCTTTTCTTAATGGTTCTTAATTCTTGAATACTAGCTAATTCTTTTTCTTCGTTAATATAATAATTAAAAATTAACTTTGCAGCTTTATATTGTGCATCCATATCATTCCATTCATATGGAAAAGTTGCAAGAATTGTTCGCCCTGAAACTATTCTAAATTCAGAATCGTAATGAACTCCTCCCCAATCATCAACATAACTATCATCAAATCTGACTAATTCAATCGATCCCGATTTTTTGTCGTTCTTCTCTATATTTTTCATCAATTTTTTTCGAGGATTTCTCAAGAAATGCTTTTATCTTATCTTCAAAAAGACTTTCAAGACAAATTATTAATGCCACTAATAATGATATAGGCCAAAATATAGATAAGAATAATTTAAAAAATAAAGATTCCTTTATTCCTTCATATAAAAAACAATATAAAAAACTAAATGGATGCTTTATTGCTTTTTTAAAACTAAAATTTAAATTAAAATCTATAAAATCATAAAGATTAAATCCTAAAAAAGATAAAAAAGCAATAATGATATATCCTGCTAATATATTCATAATTCTTTAATTTCTTCGGGAAGAACTTTTTTACGAAGCAAACTTTCTTTAAACCATTTGAAGTTTTTAATAGAAAACCAGCTAAATTTTTCATCAGGCTTAAAAAATTCTTTCTTAAAAGATAGAAGATCGTTAAATATTTCCACCCTCATCTAATTATAAAATTTATCATCTGTAACTACAATAATTTGACCATTTTCCTTTTCATAAAGAGTCAAAATATCTCCTTCTGTTTGACCAAAATAAATTTCTTTGGCGTTAAACTTATATGTTATTCCATCAGATCTATTGACAATAGTCCGATCAATACAGTCTTTACAGTCTTTATCCATAATTTATTAAATATTAATTATTTTCTAATTGCTTTAAACTTTCCAAACCTAGGTACATTAAGATCGGGAGTTAAATCTTGATAAATGATAGTTGCCATCTTGCCTTCATAAAGTGCTCGATTTTTGAAAAATTCACGTTTAGCAGGTTCATCCCAGCCTTTACCCATACCTACTGAAAATTGAACTCCATTTTCATCTTCACAAATTATTTGTGCTGCTTGTCCGGCATGGTTACCCCGTCCATCGAGAATTTGAACAATCTTATATTCGCTATCTTGAAATCGCTTATACTTTATAAGATTAGAAGAACGTCCTTCATCATAAATCATCTCAGGATTGCGAAGCATAATTCCTTCAAATCCATTTTCAATCGCATCATCTAAGTAAGCTTCTACCTCTTCAAAAGAATTAACTTCAAATTGAGTAACACCCAAACTATACTTTAATGTAATATTATTAATTTGAAGAGGATAAAGATGATGACAGCATTGATTAAGCTTGGTATGCTTATTACGGTCCTTATAAGGAATCTTTGTATTTCGTTCCGCAAAATCAAAAGCATGAAATTTAATAATGCTTTTTGTCTTTGCCAGGAATTCTTTAGTAATATTCTTAGTTCTAGAAATCAAAGATGCAACTTGATTAAAATCATCTCTAAGTTCATGAGAATATAATTCTCCATCAATAATTGCATTAGGATTAGCAATGAAATAAGGTTTCAACTCCTCAAATACATGAGGGCATGAAAGAATCTCATGATGAGTCCTTGAAAACATTCCTTTAGCACAAATATAACATCTAAAGCCATCTAATTTAGCAGAAGCAAATTGAGGAAATTTAATAAATTTCTTTCTTGCTTTAAATTCTTTGGCAAGAGTTACTTCAAATTGTTTTTCAGTTGGAATAGTATCTTGAAATCCCCTTTTCCTTTGCTTTTCAATTCGAGATTGTACTTCTAAAGCACATTGCTGTTCAGGAGTAGTAGCATTAGAACGACCTTCATTCTTACCTTCACAATAAGTTGGTTCAGTTGTAGTAATAGCTCCTCCTACTCGACCAGAAGACATAGTATACCAATTACTGGAATCATCATAAGATATACTCCATGTAATAGGATTGCCTTTCTTATCAAGATTAAACAATTCGAAAGATTTAATCATTATTTTTTTTAATAAATTATTTCTTAAAAATCGATGGTGTTTAAACTATCTCCTTAAAGTCAAAAGTCTCATCATCCTCATTGATAAATGAAACAAGATGGTAAGTTTCATCAGAAAATCCGTCTGAAACTTTCACTTCAATTTCCCACCCTTCCCCGAACAATCCTCCATAAGTACCCCAGAAAATTTGAGAAGCACAAAATTTAGCAGCATCCGCCATATTTTGGATATTGTTAGCTTTAATATCATATTTGTTAACAATCAAATAACCATGTTTCTTAACTTTTCCGTCATCCCAAAGTTCTTTAGCGATACAAACATAATTTGCATCCTTAAGAAGTGATTTATTAATCTCTTTATTCATAAAAATTTAAAATATAATTCTTAAAAAATTCCTTATCAGGTTCTTCAGGTAACTTTGACGTATTAAACAATTCCTTTAATTCTAAAGATTTTTCATTTGCCAACTCCATTAGATAATCATATTCAAAATCACCATTTCTAATCTTTAAAAGAAATTGTCTTAAAATAGGATTACATTTAACTGTTAATGTTCCGTCTTTTAAAATCTCTCTGCAAAGACTCATAAGACGGAAAAGATGCATCATATTCTTTGTATCATAAAAGGTTTTATCAGACGTCTTTTCTACATTTGTTGCATATCTTTTTTCATTCCTTTTAGCAACCCAATCCCAGTATTCTTTATATTCTTTACAATATTTCTGATAAGCCGGAATATTAATAATCACATAGGCTGCGGTATTTGCATTTTTTGGAACCGATGTAATATTAATGTTCATGTCTAAAATAGGTCCGGCTTTACAAGGATGATTATAAAGTACATAAACATTTTCAGCATGATTCATTTTACAAAGAGATAAATTAGTCTCTTTAATACCACAGCATTCCAACCAGTCTCGATAAGGAATAGAATGTTGATAGCACAACACCCAGCTAAAATCTTTTAACGTTTTTCTTTCTTTAGGAAAAGGATTAGCTGACTTTTTATTAACGTTTTTGGCCTTTAAAATTTGAGATTCAGCATAAGCTCCAAAAGTATAAAAACATTTCTTGGAAAGAACTTTTTCAATTAGGGGATCAAATCGTTTATCCCTAATTTTAACATGTTCAGGATCAGTAGTAAACAAAACTTCAAGAGCCGAAGGAGTATTCTTTCTTAGTTGTTCAAGGAAGAATCCAATCTCGGTATAGATAGTATCATTATTATTCTCCTGGATTACCTTTTCATATTCACCAACTAATATATCTTTAACAGGATGAGCAAAAACACCTCTAATATCAACATCCGAATCTTTAGTATTCAACCCATAAGAAATACTTCCCGCAATAACGCTCAATAATACTTCTTTACCCTTCAGAGGTCCTTCTCCACTTAAACACATGAATTCATTTTATAAATTTCCTTAAAACTTGAAGGTGTTTAATGGTAAAAATAAAAGAGAGAAATGCTTGAAAAATAAAGCATTTCTCTCAAGTTATATAGCTTTTTCTAAGCTTCTTTTACGCTTTAGGGACGACTTTTACCGGACGTCCGGTCTTAATCGCCAATTGAATGCCAGAGTCAATAGCAGACTTGATAGATTCTAAAGCCATCATCAATTTTTCATTATCATGAATCTTTGCCATATTTTCGTCATATACATTCATGATTTCAGAAACAACCTTATCTACAATTTGCTTCGAGAACAATTTAGACAAAGCTTCTGTCAGCTTGGCCTGAAGTTCATCCCGGGTAACTTGATCGTTCTTAATAATAGTTCCAATAATGTCAGAAGCCTTTTGGAAAGCCGCCAATGTTTCAGCATCCTTTCGAATAGACGAGGACACAACACATGCTCCGGAACAAACCATCAAATCTTCTTTTCCTTGCTTATCTAAAAGCATATTTTGAGAACAGGAACACATAATTCCCCCTACCAGCAATGATAAAATAATTTTCATATAATTTTAATTAATTTACTTCTTCAAGAACTTCAAATCTATTTGTGCGAATCTTTCCATCCTTGAAAGAGATATAATGAAGATCTTTAAAAAATATTCTTACTTTGATAATTTTTTCAGAACAATATACTTTGGCATTTATATAATCCCAAACACTTAATCCAAAAGAATTATCTACATCATCCTTGTCGCATATATCCGTATATGTGTTGCCTACTTCATATGTTATGCGTGATGTCATAGTAGAAGTATTATCTTTCTTAATTCCCTTATAAGCTATAAAAGAATGTTCATCGTAATCTTCATACTTAATACCTGATGTTTTTTCCGCAAATCTTAGTGTTTCCTTCTTATTTTCTTCAGGCTCATGAGCTTTATTATATTCTCTCCAGAGCGTTTCTGCCAAAAACTCGGGCTTGTTGTCATAAGCTTGAAGCAATTCTAAAATAGTCAACAAAGTTTCTTTATCTAAAGTTTCATCTTGAACAATAATAGCTTTGGCAATTTTTAAAGCAATGTTAAATTGTGCAATAGCCGTTAAACCACTGTTGTTAATCTTTGCAAAAAACTTATAAAGAAAAGGAACACAAAATAATTGATAGTTTACATCAGATTTATAATAAGATTTATAAAACTTTTCTATAAACTTTGTTCTAAATGCTTCATTTTCAAATCTTGGATTTATATGATAAAGAATAATACTTTCAAATAATCCATATTTGTCAAGCAAAGAAAAAATCTGATTGTCATTTAAACAATCAGATTTTTTAGAAGCACAAAATAATCTTGCAAAATATTCGTTAGATGTACAATCTTGAAATGTTTTATTTTCAAAAAGGAAATCCATATATTATTAACGAAGAGTAGAATCGATAATATCTTTTGTTCTTGGAGGAAGCCATCCTTCTGGCTTAATTACATCAAAAGTACTTCCGCGCTTTCCGACATTATCTTTAGTTGCACGAATCTTTTGCATATTCCTAGCTTGAACATCATTCCACAAAGCCTGAGCCGGCATATTCATGAGATTTAACAAGCCCGACGCAACATAAATCAGATCGGTTAAACCATCTGAAATTTCATAAATATTACCTTCCTTGTGCGCTTTATCAATTTCTGCAAGTTCTTCATAAAGATGGCCGATCTTTACTTTCATTTCCTCTTCAGGGAGAATACCAAATTGATCCTTTCTCCAAAGACCATATTTTTGCTGAAAAGCCATTGTATCATCAAAAATATTAGTACTCCAGGTATTCATCAAAGAATGATATTCTTGTGCATCAAGATCTTCATCATTAATATATTCAAAATAACCAGTTAACATTACTTCCACTAAAGTAGATGGAATCCATGTACGAATAGTCATTTGCTTATTTTCTTCAATATTTTCAATGGGATCTCCTTCCAGCATAGGAGTCTTTGCTCCATTACCCCATAGATAAAATTGAAGGTCGCCGTCTTCAGTAACAAAATTACTGCTCTTCCTGTTTACCACATATCGATTGTGGTCCTGCTCGCAATGAAAAATTAGATATTTCATATAAAATTAAAGTGTTTTAAGATAATCATATCGAACTACCTTATGTTGAAGGTCAGGGTGACATGACTTAAAAGTTAGATAAATGTCCTGATACTTGTCATAAATTTTTGACATAACATCAACATTAGAAATATATTCTTCTTTAACCTTCATGCAATCGACATAGTTTTTAAGGTAAATCCCCTTATCCATAGGAAGACAAAAAATAATAAGGTCAAAAGCATTTAATAGGTCATTAATAAAATCTTTACCTCCATCCATGTCCGGACAAAAATGAATACGCGGTTCATTTCGAACTACTGACCCATAAACATATTCTGAAATAAGATGACGATCAATAATTACATTATCATGTTCTTTTAAGAACTCAAAAGACTGTTTAATTTGATCCGCATATTCAAAGTCATCCTCATTATAAGAATAATGAATATATTCGCATTTCAAAGCCTCTTGCAAAACTTTTGCCAAATGTGTTTTCCCGCCTGAATCTGGACCATCCAAATAAATTTTCATATTAATCTTGAGAGGTAAAATTATAACTTATATTATTTTTTAATAGAATCTTAACAAATGTTTTTATAATTCCATCATCTTCTTTTCGTTCTCTTGAAAAGAAAATAATAGAATTTTTAAAAATAACAAGATGGTCTGTTTCATTATCATCTTTCTTAAAGATAATAGAATTATCATCTTCATGTTCAAGATAATATAAATTTTGATCTTCTGTTAAAAGAAAAATCTCTTTTTCATCTTGTTCAAAATTAAAGATTTGATATTTCATACAGCTACAGGCATATTAATAATTTTAGCTGGCTTATAATTTTCAATAGAAAACCAATCTAATTGAAAATCTTCTAATTTTTCTACATAATCAGGGCCGGAATAAATTAAATTTGGAGGTACATTAATTGTTGAAGAAATCATTTCTCTTACTCCCTCCATTTGATTTACATAAATGTGACTATCTCCAAATAACCCATAAACAGTTCCCACTTCATGATTTGTCATTTTAGACATCATAAAAAGAAGCAAAGAATAAAGGCAAATATCAAAAGGAACTCCAACAGGCATATCACAAGATCTTTGAATCCATCGAAGATGCAAGCGCCGTTTACCATTTTCCAAAGGTTCAGAATAAAACTCTCCGCCCCAATGGCAAGGGGGAAGTGCCATATCATTTAGTTCTCCCGGATTCCACATTGAAAATACTAATCGTCTATCATCAGGATTAGTTCTGAGAGTATTAATGATATTTTGAATTTGATTAATAGTCGCCCGTTCTAAAATATCATTTTTAGAAACATTAAAATAACCGCAATCCCATTCCATTAATTGCTTGCCATATACAGGACCCAAATCACCTTTTTCATCAGCCCATTTATCCCAGTAATGTACATTTTCATTTTTAAGATACATTACATTATTCCTATCAGTATTAGGAATAGGATTTTGAGCTTGAAGAATGCCAAGAATCCAGAATAATTCTACTAATGCCCCTTTAAAAAAGATTTTTCGCATTGTAATTAATGGAAAATAACCTTTGGTCAGTAATTTTCCAGAATTCCAGCTAGTATTAAAAATACTTTTAGTATCAATACCCGTTCTATTAGATTTAAGAACCCCCTTCTCAAGGATCTCCAGCAAAATCCTGCGATAACAACTCTCAGGCTTGTGTAAGAAGCCTATTTCCTTTATATCTCCACTCATTTCTTTTTATCTTATCAGTATTCTCAATTATCCATGGTGTTTTGCCATCTTATAAATTTCTCAATAGCGAGCCTGTAATCACCTACTGTATGAATTTCTAATTGAGCTGGAATAAATTTCCAAAGCAGATAAAGACTGCTAATATCTGAAAAATAGGTATCATGATAAATGTCCATCAATTCTTCAATATAAAAAATAGAACGGTAGACAACTTTGGAATATTTTAAAAGCGTATCATAAAGCATACTTCCGCCAATGCAAACCACCTCTTCTTCGGAATCTTTAAATTTATCTATAAAATCGCATATATTAATTTTAATAACATTATCAGGCAGATTAAGAGGCAAATCCCGGGAAGTAATAATAAAATGATTTAAGCGATTTTTTAAAGGTTTAAAATTCAAACTTTCAAAAGTGTTATAACCCATCACAACACTTTTTCCTTCGGTAACATTTTTAAAATGTTCCATATCTCTTCTAGCTATTTCTTTATATTTTTGACCTTTCCAGGGAAGAGAATTTTTATGTCCAATAGAACCATTGGGAAGCATTGCAAAAATTGAAGAAATCATTGTTTTTTAATATTTTATTACTTTTTTAGGCTCAGCTATAATCTTAAATAAACTTATATTTTAAAAAGATGAATAGCTATAGTTACGATGAGGAGAAAGATAAATGGGAGGCAGAATTAGTTGCAACTAAGGACCGTATAGCTAGACGAATTTATTCAACAAAAGATTATTACTATTGTTGCTGGAAAATGGCAAGGCATGGATTATTAATTCTTGATTACCGGGGGTTAATTATAGATGTTAACCCGTATTTTTGTGAAAAAATTGGATATTCTCGAGAAGAATTATTGGGAAAAAATATTAATGATTTTTGTGTTAAAGCTGAAGATCTTCATGCTTCTGATTCTATTAATATTTTAACTTTACTTCAATCGATTAATCAACAAAGTACAAATCAATGCGAATTAAAAACTAAAGAAACTAAATTATTTCGTGTAAGATGGGTCGCAACCAGAATTCCAGCATCATTATCTAGTCCATTCTCACATAGTTTAGTATGTGTATACTTTTTAAGTGAAACTAATTATTCTAAAATTATTGATGAGATTAATAAAATTAAAAAGAAAGAATCGAATATCCTTTGGAAGATACTCGATTCTCTTTGGGCAAAATGCTTAATTTTTTTAATTATTATTCTTACAGCTATTGGTGGAAGTTTACCAGATATTGTCTCAAAGATAATATCTTTATTTGCAAATTCTCCACTTTAATAAAGTAAGCTCTTCATATAAAAATCAGAACATTCAATATCAAAATCTTTCTGAGTTTCAATATTTTCCGCTGGATAAAAAGTTGTTACAATTGTTAAACTATTCTTTTGATAAACGGAAATTGATCCGTTATCATTCAAAGAAAATTTAAATTTATCAATGGTACATTCCATATTATTCGTCCTCGTTTTCTTCTTCGTCGTCTCGTTCTTCTAATTCTTCAAGCAGTTCATTAAGTCGAGATAATGAACACTCGGGAATATATTCTTCTTCATCAGGTTCCACAATAGCAGTTGTAATATTAGCTACAATACCTTGAACCATATCAGCTAAAGAATCATCTACATCTGTATCTTCAATATCGGCAATTAATTTATTACAAATTACTTCAACCTGAGTTTGATAATTTTTAAATCGTCGTTTAAATTGTTTAAGAGTCATGTGTGTTACTTATGGTTTCTAATTTTATTAGAAATTATTTTACTGAACAAAATTCAAAAATTTCTTTTTATTTTTTGAATGATAATTCATTGAGAGGTATTTATATTTTTCTTATAATGATTAAGCATCAGAATAATCTCATGCTTCATAAAATTTGTTGGAATAACTTCCCAATTTCCGGTATTCATATCTAACCAGAAAATGAGCAGTCCTTTGCATTTCTTCTTAGTCAGAATTTCATTCATAAATCCATAAATTCCTAACTGAAGAGCATATGTATTAAATTCACATTCAGATAAATGATTTAATGGAGCTTTCATCCATTTACCATAATCTGAACCAAATCTAAATTTTTTATTTGTTTTAAAATCGCCAATGATGAATGTACCATCTTCTAATTCAAATAGAAGGTCACCAGTACCGGCAATTTTAAAATCATGATTATATAACAACTTTTCAGAATATATTTCTGAAATATTTGGAATATATTTTTCTACTTTTAATTGAAATTTTTCAATGATCTTCTTATACAAAGGATCAACTTCTCCATACTTTACATAATTTTCAAGAGCAGCATGAAAATCAGTACCTCTATCACATGCAAAATTTTTATTATCTTCCCATTCTTTAAGAATTTCTTCTTGACTTACTCCTCTTTTCTTTGCAACCCATTTAGAAATATTTTCTGCATCAAACTTTTCCTTATATCGCCCTAATAATTTAGAAACTGAGCAATATTCTTCATTTGTTTCAATATTAATATATTGATGAGTATCTTCTAAAAATTTAATCGGGATATAGCTCATTTAATTCTTTAATTTTCTTTTCAATCATGTAAATTAAATTTCTAATTAATCTTGAACTTTTCCAAGGAAGATTAGAATATTCAAATATATTTTTCTTTTTAATATTTTCTAAACTTATGAAGGTGTCACACATATAATCTGTCTCATCAGGAGAAAATAGATTAATAATTTCTCCTGAAAGGTAACCTATCGTTATAGTCGGATGAAAATCATCAAATGTATATTGAGATGATGTTATCAACTGTAATATTTCATTTACTGTGAGAGGATATTGAGTATTATCATCTTTTAACAAAAACATTAAAGATAAAAATTGTATTTTACCTCTAATAAATTGTTTCCAAATTTCATATGGATTATCTGTATTAAAACATTTTTTAAGAATGGAAGTATTGATGAAAAATTTATTATAAACATTCCATTTAGATCCACATTTTTTAGAAAAGATTTCGTTTTGAACATAGTAATCCAATATATCTTGGAACTTTTCTACTGTATTTTTAAATTTTTCGTCCATTTTTAATTCAAATAAGATGGTTCTCCGCCAAATAATTGTTCTTTAATATCTTCATTTAAATCAAATACTTCAACCTCTAAACTATCATAATCATCAAACCATCCTTTATAATAAACATTTGACTGTAGAAATATTTTATCATAAGATATTTTATTAGATTTAATGTTGTTTATATCATTTTGTGTAATAGGAACTGCAATAATAATTAAATTATTTTCAGATTTTAACCTACATTTAATACAAATATATTCATCATGATGTCCAATATTATTTCGATTAAGATCTTCTGATATGAATAAAAATGGACCATCATACCACATTAATGTATCTATTAAATTTAATATCATATATTAATATTAATTAATGACATAAAATTTAAAGGTGATTAATTATTATATTAAATTAATTTAACATTCATAAAAATGATATTGTCACCTATCTGAATTTTTAAAGGTGTTCCGATTATCTTTAAATATTAATATGGCTGAAGATAATAAAATTGATCCTACCCTTTGGGTAAAACTTATCGCTTGGTTAAAGGCTCGTTTAAGTGAAAGTTCTACTTGGTCTGCTTTAGTAGTTTTAGGATCCTACCTAGGATATGTTTGGGATCCTGCGCTAATTGAACAAATTTGTTTAATTGGTGTAAGTTTACTGGCGGTTATCCAAATTATTCGTAAAGATCCTGTAACAGCGGTTAAAGAATTAACTCCTGAAGAATCTAAAAAAGAAAAAGAATAAAGAATTTTTTATTTGTATGAATAAAAAAGAAGTCTTGAGAATAAAATCTTGAGACTTCTTTTTTATTAATGTAACTATTATTAATATGGAACAAAAAGAACGAATTAAAAGAATTCAAAAAGTATTGAATGTCAATGCGGATAGTATTATTGGAGATAAAACTCTTACAGCTATTGAAGACTTGCTAAATTTAAATAAACCCATAGAGGATAACATGGGATATTCCGTAGTCATAAGTATAGGTCATTCTACCGCAGATAAAGGTGCAGTAGCATCGGATGGTCATATTGCCGAATATGACTATAATAAAAAGTTGGCAGATATTATTAAAAAAGAACTTGAAAGTACAAAAAGTCTTTCTGTTCATGTCGTTAATCGCTTAACTGACGGAGGAGGGAAAGGTGTTTCTGCTTCCGTTAAAGCTATAAACATGTATAAAAGTGATTGTGCTATTGAGCTTCATGCAAATGCCTATAATGGTACTGCTTCTGGCTCTGAAGTTCTTTATTGGCATACTTCAACTAAAGGCAAGAAACTTGCGACCGACCTTCAAGAAGCTATTATTAAAGTTTTAAATCTTCCAAATAGAGGTATTAAGCCATTATCCGGTGAAGATCGAGGTGGGGGAATTCTTAAAGGAACAGTTGCGCCGACAGTAATAACTGAACCGTTTTTCATCGATAATCCAAAGGACCTTAAATTAGCTGAAGATAAAATGGAACAACTCGGAGTAGCTATGGCTAATGCAATCATTAAATATTTGTACACACAAAGTTAAACATGTTTAAAAATATTCTTCGATTTATCGTCTTTATCGCTTATAAATGGATTGAAGGAACTAAACGAAAGTAAAGCACCTTTTTAAATCCAGTTAATCTTTAAACTAAAATCAATGGAGGTCAATAAAGGCTTTCACTGATTTTTATTTTTTATGAAATTAAAACTTTCCAGTGTTGATAGAATTGCTGCAAGTATTATAAAACAAGAAGATATTGACGGATATAATCTTGTAAAGTATATTATGTATTTTACCTACTGTTTTCTTTTAAGTTTTTATGATATTGACTGTATTCCGGTGAAGTTTAAAACATCCAAAGGATCAATTATAATTGATAGAAAACGTCCTATTGATTTAAGTGTTGAACCAATTCAGCAAGGTTGTCTTATATCTTATGTAATTAAATGTGTTTGTAAAAACTTAAAAGGGCTAAAAGCAGATGAAATTAATAAAATGATTACTGTAATTGGAAGCCCGTATCATACAGTGATCTCTCAAGGTAAGACAAAAATTAAAAAGAAAATCATTAAAGAATATTTTAATAATTTCTATAATATACTTCCAAAATACGAAGTTATGGAAGATAGAATTACAACAACATTTAATATTCTTAGACTTTTAGCTGGTATTAAATCAAAGCCTTTTCATCATAGCTAAATTTAATTTGGAATAATCTTCCATCCAAGGAATAATCTTTACGTCTAATCCAAGCTTATTTTTCATTACCTTAATATCTCCAGATAATTCATAAGCTAAATCTTCACTAAAGTAAATTGTTTTAATAAGATTAGAAAGATTATATTTTGGAGGAAGTTTAATAGATTTACTTTTAGAATAAAGTCGATCCTCCATTTCATTACCTTTATGAGCACGGCCATAAGGCTGGTAATCAATAGCTGTAATCTGAGTATTTCTTAAATTAGACAATGCCTCTTTATCAAATTCAACAATAACAGAAGTATCTGGATCAAAATGATTTTGAATTAATCCAGGCTGTAAAGATCTTGCAAAACTTCTGGAATAAGGATATTCTTTATTTTTTTTATAAACTAGAGAATTCTGAAGCTTTTTAATATTTTCCTGAGAATCATCCATAACATTATCGTCAATATCTATATTCTCAAATTTATTATCTGTTAATTCCCATTCTTTATCTCGTAATAAATGAACTAGTTCTTCAATATCCATAACTCGATAAATTGAGCCTGGACTTTTAGATTCGATTAAAAATTTAGAAAATTTTAAATGTTGGGATAGCTTCATATAATCAATTTATCGTCAGGAATTTTTGTATACATTTGGGCAAAGGCAAAAGCACAAGAACATTCAATAGGTCCTGTTTGAGAATAGTCATAAGAAAATCCATTTAAGGAAGTTGGAAAGGCTTCCGAAAAGATGAATTGAATCTTTGGCTTATTATATTCATCTAAGCCAATTGCACTAACATTTGTCCAATATGACTCTAATCTAAAATAATCTTGTTTAGAAATTAAATTATTTGGGTCAGGAATTGCGAGTTTCTCATCATGAATAAGATTTAACCAATTATAAAGAGTAATATAGTTAGTATAATCTCCATTAATCTCAAATGAAAAAGTTAATAAAGGAAATGGTTCTTTAGAATGAGAGGAAACATAAACATTTCCAGAAGCATATCGTTGTGAAATTGCTTTAATGGTAATATCAGGAATTTTAATTTTACTAAGAGCAAACTGAACTGAATTTTTATTAACAGATTCTTTGGAAATATTAAGAGTTGTCTTATTCAGACGCATTAAAGGCTGTGGCATATTAAAAAGAAATATCCACTTATCGGCCCTTGTCTTATTAAGGGGACTTTGAATAATCGGTTGTTCAGTATTCATTAAACAATGTCTACTCTGGATAAAAGATTTAAATTAGATACCATGAATGATGCTGGATATTTTTCAAACCGGCAAAATGCAGTTTTATTAGCGCTTATTTTGGTAATAACATTTTCCGCTTTAGGAAATGTAATGCTTATTTCAGTATTTCCAGAATTTTTAATAGCAACCGTATAAGAAAATATATTAATATCTGGCATATTAGTAAAATTCCAATCTACAGTTTTATCAGCATTAGTTTGAATAATATAACAAGGATCAATGCCGTCTGAAGCATAATCAAAATTCATATTATCGGTATAATTAATGATTTTATTATGACTTATTTCAGAAGCACTAATAGCATCATCAACATATTTTTTAGTTGCTGCATGATTATCATTAGTAGGTGTTACAATTGTAACAGGTTTACCTTCAATTGATGGACCGCTATCTCTTACATAGAAACCATTTTCTACACTATCAACATTTGCATACATTGCTACTACATCAGCCTTACAAACCCAGGTATAATAATTTCCTTCATTTGAACCATACTGTACAGAACGATATGTTGGATAGATTTCCTCTTTCCAGGTCCTATCATTATTAAAAATTATGCCTCCTTGCCAAGAGGCAGATAATCCGCCTCCACTGGCAATATTTGCAATTACTTGCTGATAAGTTACTGTATGAGGATTAGACTTATTATCAATATGTGCAGTTAAATCTGTAGATTTGGCAAATGTATCTGAAATAAGATCATCAGGAACTATACCGGAAGTAGGAATTAATAATACTTCATTAGGAGAAGTACCAGCATTATAATTTACTGCAGTTCCAAAATCTTTTTTAAAATAATTAGAAACTGTTCCTAAAGTAACTTTATTAGCTTCTTCCTCATAAACAGAATTAACTGAATCAAATTGTAAAACATAAAATAGACTAGTGTCTGCTAAAGGATCAGTAAGCGCCGGTAACTGATCTAATGTTACTAAATTAAATTCTGAAGGTGACGAAGCCATTGTTAAAATATTTAAAGTTAGAACCAGTTAGGTAAATCTCTGACACCAAATTGGTCAAAGCTATTCGGAAGGGTAATCTGGTTTCGATATTCATCTAAACTAAGGGTTTCTCCAAAATCTAAAAGATTCATTTGCTTTTTTTGTTTAAAATCATTACTTGATGTAATGGTATTAATTTGACCTCTGCTAAATCCAGCCATCACTCCGATAAATGGAGATTCCATATCCAACTCTTTATAAAGAGTATTAGCCCAATCAGTCCTGGGATCCATTTCCCATCGTTTTTTAATAACAAGAGGAATATTATTGACGTCTTTTTTATCAACAATAAGATAATTGTTAATTACTTTCTTATAAAGAGCAAAAAGACTCCAACATAAAGCCAAAACATGGTCATCATGGAATCCTGGTTGAGCACACCATCGAATATTATTACTTTGATTACGAATGCAAGTAAATGTTCTTAATTCTTCAATAGTTTTTTTATCATAAATTTTGACAACTCGACGGTCATGAATATAATATTTCATATTATGAACGCCTTCGCTTTTTGTCACTCTATTAGTAATAATACCCGGGAGAACTTTTCGCCCTGGGGTTTGCGGCCCGTATCCTGAACCGAAATTAATAAATCTCGGATAATTATTTTCATAGAACAGCTTTTCACAAACATGGGCCCCAGGGCCGTTTCGTTCAACTGACATAATAGGAGAATACCACTGTTTTGCAATTTCCAAGACTTTAGCCGCAAAAGTAGTAATATCCATTGTATTAGTTGAATATCTGGCGACCTGCTCAATATTCAGGGGGTCAGTAATATCAAAAATTTGAATAACTGAATAGTCTTGTCCTACGCCTTCAGAAGTATCAACTCCCATGGTATAGATTTTTTCGGAATCAGGTTTTTTCCAAATATAATAATTTCCATCTTCTAATATGTTTAATGGTTCAATTAATTCTTTTGTGAACTTATCAAACATGTTAGGATCAAATGGAGAGCCCGAATTATTAAGAAACCTACATTCATATTCTTGAGTAAATGTATCATAGCTCATTGTGCTCAATTCAGCATCTTTCCAAGCTTCTGTTCTGCCAGGGAAATCAAACCAAAAAGCTTTCTCTAACGCAAAATCGTTTCTTCCTTCTTCCGCCTTAGATACCAATTCATGAAATTTATTACCTACGCCCTTAGGAGTAGATGCCACAATAAGCTTTGCATTTTTATTATTATTAAAACGAGAAGCAAGAGTAGGAGTAACAGCAGCCCAGAAAGCTTCAGCATCTTTAGGAGGAATAATAGCAAACTCGTCAAGAAGAAGAACATCAATAGCTAAACCACGAATAGCATCAGGTGAAGTAGCTGATGTTAAGATACGAGAACCATTCGCTAATGTAAAGAATGTTTTATTAAATTCAAGAACACCGCCCTTAATCCAGTTTTCCATCATTTGGAAAGCCAGACGAACACGCATAAAAATTTCGGTTGCTGTTGACTGTTTGTTAGCGACAATACATACAGTTTGGTCAGGATGAAATACTGCAACCCATGTAGCAACGATAGTCATTAAGGTCGTATTATGGGAAAGAATACCGTTGGCATAATATAAATGATTTGAATCTTTAGCTAATTCAAAATCATACATATTTTCCCATTCAGATGTTGCAATTACATCAACAACTTTATCTCCTCCATAATTAGTTGCAATATCTTCGCCAAGTGAATCTTTAGCAAAGACTTGCTCATCTTTCATAGTAATTAAAATATGATTATCGGCACATTCGAGAATATTACCTGTCTTGAATTTAATAATATATTTTTGATAAGGGACAGTTTTATTAATAGTTTTAATATCTGTCCATCCCTGATTTGAAGAAATTTGCCAATTTGAAGCATCAAGAACTTCTTCAAATTTTCTAAAAATTGTTTTAGATAAATCTTTAAATTTTTTAAGCATTTTTAAAGGTAATTTTGTTAATAAACTTTTTAAGCTTATTTTGAATTTTAATTAATTTAAAAAAGATTCCAACGTTAATCTTAAAGGATAAATTTAAAGGCTTATAGCGCACGCAAATTGGCACACTTGGAGAAAGACATTTGCCCCACTGACGAGAGCTTATAAGCAGTGTCTTCTTATTGCGCTGAATTGTTTTTAAGATTTTTTTCTGTTTTTCAAAAAGGGTAATATGTTCTTTTTGACCGCTTAACGCAGAAATAATATAAAAGTGATTTTCAGCAAAATAGATAATATCTTTCTTACACCGGGCAATCTCTTTAATCATCGCCGGAGTATAGGTATAAGTTGTAGTATTCTTAGGTAAATTAGGATTATTAAGATAATATTCCTCATTTGCTACTACTTCTTCACCCCTGAAATCAATGATCTTTGTAGCTTTTTTAGGCATAACTTACAGAATTTTATTGATGAAAGAATCAGGATGAATCAAAGTATTAGTAACACTCATAATCAATAATTCTTTAAAAGTACTATTGATAATAGTATAAAGATATTCATCCATAGAATGAGCATTATCAACAATAATCAAATCATAGGTTTGTCCTCTTAGAGCAAATTCTGCAGAGTTCATTGATTTAAACCTAATAAGAGAATTATTACCGAAATAAAATTCAGATTTATTGTAATCACGAACACAACCTATAATTTCATTGTTAAGTTCATTTAATGTATCAAGAGCAATACCCAATTCATTAATCATTAAATCAGCCATTTTCCTATTCTCGGTAATGAATAAAATTCTGGAATTTGGATTATAATAAGCCTGGGCAAGAGCAAGGGCGATACAAGTTACTGATTTATTAGACTTTCGATTATCAGAAGATAATAATAATTTTAAACGTTTTTTATTAGACCGCTTAAGAACTTCCATAGTGAATAAAGAAGATTCAAATGGAATTGCCCGTTCTTTAGAATTAATCACAAAAATTTCATTTTCATTTAAGGCATCTTCTAAAGCTTTGATGATATTTTCATTATTAAACATATACAATTAATTAAAGCCCTGGAACTGATTTAATTCCTTTAAATATTAAACATAATGATGAAAAGCTCTAATATTGGAGATATAGCTGAAGAAATTTTCGCTGAAAGTTATGGTACAGTTGGTAATTTAGTACCCGAAGAACCAATTACTAAGAAAATTCCTTGTCCTGAAAAGACTAAAAATAAAGTAAAAATTCCGCCTCGTTTCAAAGGTTCTCCTTTCGATTCTTCTGTTGAAAAGGATTACTATAAAAATGAAACAAATTGTTTTGATGAAGACGAAGAAGACTTTGAAACAGACGATCAGGAAATTCAAGATATTATTCTTCAGCAATATGAAGGTATTGGTCCTAGGACTAATGGAATGGCATTATCTGATATTCTCGGTTATTTCTCCGTTTCTGATGGAGTTTATCCTAAGAATGAAGTCATGCGGGTTCTGCAAGATATGATTAATAAAAATATTCTTGAAATTGATCCTATCACCAAAAAGATCTTTAAATCTTTAGAAGAAGATGAAGAGGATGAATTTATTACTCCTGAAGAAATTACTGATGAAGAAAAAGGAAATGATTTAATTGATTCTGTTATCGATTATTTTGAACAATCTACTTCCGGTTCTATAGGAGGTATTAATCTTTCTCAAATCTTAAAGGACGTAACTTCTAATACCGGCGCTTCCCGAGCTGAAGTAGTTCAGGCTATCAAAGACCTGCTTCAAAGTAATATTCTTAAAAAGGGTGTTACTGAAGGTACCATCATTTTAAATTCTACTTCCAAAACAGATGAAGTAGAAGAAGATGCAGAAGGACCTATTCCAGTTATTAATCAAGAAACCCCCGAAACGCTTCGAGCTAAAGGCTGGACAGAAACAGCACCTGGTATTTTTGTTGGCCCTGACGGCGTTCAAAAATATGCTTTAACTGGAGAATCATATAATACTAAGCTAAATAAACATATGAGTAATTTTAACGATGATAATTTCAGCAAGTTATGCGAAGAATTTGAAAAAGAATTCGATAATGTGGATGTGAGTCTTGACGATTCTACTGAAGGCCTTGATGAATTTGCTGATGAAACTGAAGTATCTGATGAAGAAGGCGAAACTGTGACCATGGAAATTCCTCGTCACCTGGTTGATGCTATTACAGAACTTGCAGCTATTTTTAGTGGTTCTGAAGATGAACCTGTCGATGATCTCGCTACCGATGAAGAAGCTACGATCGACCTTATGGACGGAGACGGCGATGAAGCCGAAGTTTCTGTTGAAGAAACTGATGAAGATGAAGAAGGTTGCGAAGATGATGAAGAATTCAACTTTGACGAAGACGAAGAAACCATTGCTGATACGGCTGGTTCTATCTTTGATGCTTCTTTTGGACCTAATGAAGGCGGAGCTTCTGTAACCAAGGCTTCTACTACTCTTCCGGAAAAACGCCGTAAGCCGATTGAAGGAGCTTATAAGCCCAATGCCGGCGGACAAGCTTATGATGCTTCTACCCGCAATGGCGGTGCTTCTGTGACTAAGGCTACTCCTGCTTTTGATAAGTCTGGAAAGCCAGTTGCTTCTAAGGTAAGTCAGAAAGCCAAATCTAAGAATTCTATTTTTGATTTGTAATTTAAAAATAAAATTAAAAAGGGAGTAAGGATAAACATCCTTACTCCCTTTTTAATAATTTGATTGCATAAACATGCACTTTTTATATGTTTATGCAATCAAATTATTTTATTAATTAATCCATCTAATTATTGGTTCATTTTTTATCTCCTTTTGCCACACATACATACAATAAGCAGCCGCACCACTATTTTTAAAATTATCGGTTCCTTTACCGCAACCTTGCCTGTTTACATATACATATACATATTTTGGTGGATATTTTTTAAAAAAATTATAACGTTTGGCTGATTCAAGAAAGGTGAGTTTCATAAACATAATGACCAAACCATTATTTTTAACAGTTTTTATTGCTTTTTCTGTAATTTCAACTGCATATCTGTAAGGAGGATTTGTAAAAATACAATCAAATTGATTATCCCATTTATTAGTTTTTAAAAAATCAATACCAGTTTCTTCCCCATATCCTCTGTCAATTAAATCAGAAGAATAAACTGAATATCCATTTTCTTTTAATATTTTGGATATCGAACCTATACCACAGCATGGTTCTAAAATATTATTAGGAATTATTAAATTAGTATTTTTAGCTGCTTTTAAAAATAATTTTATTGATTCAGGATGAGTACAATAAAAATCATATTCTTCTACTTCAATCTCCTTTTTTCGATGATTTACTGAATAAAATCCTGAATTTCCGCCTGTCCAATCTTTAATCATAAATGTATTTTAAATAATTTTTATGAAATTATATGAAGTAAAAAAATTATCTTTAAAAGTATTAAAAGAATATGCTTCTAATGATGCTATTTTTACTTCTATTTCTGGTAAAAAAGGAATAAAAGGTTCTGGGAAAAAAGCCGATAATATTGCTTTAGGAACTACTCGGGCATATCAAGATAATACATATCTTACAAAATATGAAAAACAATTGCCCCATTTATCTAAACTTACCCAACAATTAAAAATTGGAGAAAATTCTGGAGCGCTGGAAGTGATAGGGCCGGCATTGGAAGAACTTCTTGTTCTGATTAAAGCTACAAAGCCGCTAACTTCTTATAAAGGCTTAGGATGGAAATTACCTCTTGGCGACAATATCTATTTGACTCAATCTGGTAAACAATACTTTATAAAGTATAATGGGCCTAAAGAAAAAGATCCTAATAAAAATGATTTAACCTCTACTGAACATCATGACAAAGCCATACTGTCCTCTCCTGCCTAAAGATTTACCGGAAGGTTCTTTGGATGAATCATTACCTTGGATGGATGTATCTGATGCTTGTAATGATTATAATAATTTAGAAAATTTAGGCGGCCAGCAAGTAGTTGTTGATTCTGCCTGGAAGGATCTTATTAATTCTGCGGGAATGCCGATTTATTATTTTGTTTATAAATTTAATATAAAGCGTTCTGATAAAATTTGGGGTGAAGATATTCTTGCAGAATATGAAGAACCGTTTCAAATTAAAGCATATGTAGAAGTAAAAGATGTTCCTAAAATTTTAGGACCAATGGGCGGCTTCTTCGCTGATGATACGATTACGGCTTATATTCATATTAAAACCTTTAATCGAAAGACTAAAGGAATGAAAGTTTTTGAAGATTTAAAACTTAGATATGAGCCTAAACCCTCTGATTTGATTCAAATTATTGAATTCGGATGTGACAGGCCTGGAGGAAGAGGGGCTAAACTATTTGAGGTTACAAATAAAGAAGACGAGTTAATCTCTCAAAATTTGAATATGGGATTTGCCCATTATGTCTGGAAAATAACTGCGAAAAGATTTCAGTATAGTTATCAGGATGGCGCAATTACTCCTTTCGGAGAAGAAAAGAATTGTCAAGTTTACGATAATCGCGTAGCGGGAATAATTGATACTCCAGAAGAAGTCAGAGATATGAATGCTCCTTCTGATAAGTCTTATGAATGGAATATTGATAAAAAATCCAAAGAAGAAATCTTTAATCAGAATGTAAATGACCAAACGGACATTTATGGTGGATATTATTAAAATTAAAAAAGCTGAATCATTAATTTGATTCAGCTTTTTTAATCTCTTCTTGAATTAAAAGTTTTATTTGATCTTTATTTTTCTTCCATTTACTTTCCCAAATTTCTATCAATGTAATTCCCCTTTCAATACATTGATTTCTTTTATTTTCATGATAACCCAGATTTCGATCTTCGTGTAATTTATGCCAGTAATCTCCATTATATTCAAAGGCTAATTTTAATTCGGGGAGATAAATATCAAGCTCTAATTGATTATCAAGTTGATTTCTAGAATTTTTTATAATTTTTCTTGAATATATCGAATTAATATATTCAAAAAGTTCTTTTTCACCTTTAGATCTTTTCGAAGCTTTTACACATTTAATACAGCCACTTCCATTTAAATGAATATATGCTCTTTGTCGAAAGACACCATGCCTTGGACAAATAATATTCACATAATCACGAGCACTTTTATAGATAACTAAGGAATAATTATATTTGTCTCCATGAACTTCTTGAGCTCTTTTAATAAATTCTTCAGTTGTTAAAAATTGCTTTTCTCTTTTACATTCTGGACATTCATTGCCTTGTAAATGTGACCCTGCATGTTGTCGAAATAATCCATGCTTAGGACATATTATTGTTATATGATTTTTTACGCCATTATAAATCACTTTAGAATAATCATAATAATTTCCATGCACTTTTTTAGCTTTTTCAATAAATTCTTCTCTTGATAAAAGATCTTTTATTTTAGCACAATAAGGACACCCACTTCCATTTAAATGGCTGCCAGCCATTTGTTCAAATTTATGCCCGCATTTATTACAAATAATCCAAATTTTTGATTTACAATTTACGTATATCGATATTGAATAATTATACTTATCACCATGAACTTTTCTTGCTTTTTCTATAAATTTTTCTGTTGTTAACTGTGCCGTGGGAATACATTTAGGACATCCACATCCTCTTAAATGTTCTGATGCTTTTTGCCAAAAATATCCATGCTCAGGACAACCAATTTCTATTTTTGCAAGACTACTTTTATATTCAACTCTTGAATAATCATATTTGTCACCATGTATTTCTTTAGCCCTTTGTATAAATTCTTCAGTTGTTAGCTTTTTCATAACTAAACTTTAATTTTATATAATAATTCTCAATTTTATTTGGTACTAAATTAATAGTAAGTGTATTAATGATTTTTATACAATCTATACGCTAATAAATAATTACTATGAAAAAGTTTAAAGTAAAAGAACTTAGATTTTCTAATTTACTCGTTGAAGATATAAATGTTCCCAAAAATCTTATTGTTCGAATTAAGAATATTCCTAGATCTAAAAAGGCTTTACTTGAAGAAGTTGCTAAGAAAATTAGCGAAAAATATGGAAAAGATGTTAAACACTTTATTCTTGAAGATTTAGAAATAGAAGGGCCAAAGAATTTTGCTAAAAATCCTACTATTACAAAGCGTCTTCAAAAACGTCGAAAAGTTTTGAAAAACTATATTGATGAAATAGGTGAAGAAGATAGTCAATTAAGTTATGAAGTTACAAAAGCTATTATAAATGTTTTTGGTGAAAAATTTTTAGACAAATATAGTGTTAATATTCGCGATCAAATTGAAAAATTTAGTAAAAAAATTGCGGGTCTTAAAACACTTGCTGATAGGCCAAAAGATGATCCTTATAAAAAGCGGTTGGATAACTGGAGGATTGGTTAACCTTTAAAAGAAAAAGCTAAGTCATTGATCTGACTTAGCTTTTTCTTTAAATTCTTCTAATGTTAATTTTCTCATATAAATTTTAAGGGTTTCCATAGAAAATATGGAAACCCTTAAAATTATTCGGTGTTAATTTAGTGCAGTATTAAGCGCTAAATTCTGTTGAAATCACGCCAGATCTAGAAGCGGTCAAGTCAATGAGAATGCGTTCTGCACTACGCGTTGGAGCTGCATATGTTGAGATACGCATTACACCGGCATCGATCTCAGTTTCCGTATTATTCCTTTCATCGCAAACAAGAACATAAGAATAGATTGCTCGTTGTTCTTGTAGTGCATCAAATGCTGGAGTTAACACATTTGTTACATTCAAACGGGTGTACAAAGTATTACCTTCAAACAGCCATTGCTTGGCAGTATCACGCAACAGTTTAAGAATGTAAAGCATTGTTCTTCGGGCAGAAATTTGATCTAACGCTGAGTCGCGCTTTATCATAGTTCTAATTCCGTACAACATTGTTCCGGAAGAAGGAGATACGATAATCGGATTAAGAGAAATACGATATAAATCATCTCGTTGCTTTTGCTGAGTGGAGAAGGAAATATCAAGCACAGAACTTAGTACACCATTATTCATTCCAGCGGCGGCTTGCCATGGACCATATAAGGCATCCGTAGCAGCAATCTTTTGAGCGACAAATCCAGAAGCAGGAGCCCAGAATTGAGTACTGTTTACAGGATCTTGTACCTTTAAGAAATACGGATAAACAGCCATATAAGAGGAAGCTAATCCATCATATAAATGCCTGTTAGGCCAGTAGATTGAAGTCGAGAAAGAATGCTTAACATTATCCAGAGCAGTATAAGCTGCATTGACTAAGGGCATTCCAAATTGTTTTTCAATCTTATTATCCTTGCCTTCAACGGAAATTTGACGAATTGTATCACCAATGAAGAATACATCGCCTCGTCCGCCTTCTTGCTGAGCAGAAGCTAATTTTAAGAAAGCCGATTGAATAGCTCGATGATTAGCGATTACTTGTTCAGCTGTGGAAGATAATGTAGACTTACCAGTACGCATATCCGTTACACCTTGAATAACTTTGGTATCATCGAATAATGCAGCTTCTGGATCATAGCCATTCGGATATTGCTCCTTAACTTTATCTTGTTCAGTTGTTTGGCCATCCCCACGCTCGGTATCAGCCCTAATTGCAGCCTGGAGCTTTTCTTCATAGCTTTGATAAGCCACATCCATAGCTCCGACATAGATAGTTCCCATACCGCCTTCCAACAGAAGGTCAACGTCATAGAGTTCTTCATTTTCGACTAATTCAAGGGCAGCCTCGATTTTCTTGGGAAGATTACCAATGATTTTAGAAGCATTATTGGAACGGGCATATAAACCTAACGGATACATGGAATCACCCATTTCAAAGGTCGGATAATCAGTTGGAATACTTTGAAGAACAGCCTTTGAAATACCGGCCGGAGAAGCCATGATGTCTTCGATGGAACCCGCCATTTCATCATCAGTCAATGCAATGTCAAGCAATTGCTGGGCATAAATACGAACCTTAATCTTCGGAGAACCGTCAACATATAGTCCGCGAGAATTTAACGCTCCTGAGAAGTTCGGATTAACAAACATGCGAACTAAAGTATCATTAGCCGTTGTATTCTCAATAAAGAAGTCAACTGCAGATGTAGTATACTTGGAAGTAGTCTGTCGTCCATATTCTAAGGAAGCATTATATCCTTGAGTAATCAGGGCAGAAAGTTTAAGAGCATCTCCAGAATTAGTAGCCTGGCGAACCTTAAAGACGCCTACATTTAATGTATCATTCCATTGAGCTCCGGAAATATCAAAATCAGTGATGGATTCTTCCATAACCTGAGAGATACATCCTTTCAACGGAGAAGAAAGTTTAAAGTCAAGGCGTTCATTAGGAACAGTCGTATACTGAAGACCCGTAAGACCTTCTTCAATAGAAGCAGGAAGCTGGGTTACGGTCTTAAGCTTGCGCACGGCCGCATAAGAAGTACCAGGATCAGAGAAAGCATTATCGGATAACGCAAGATAAAAACCTTCAAAAAGATCATTTGTTACCGTCTTGCCAAAGTTAAGAGCTAAGAAAGCAAACTGCCCCAAATCGGCAAGCTGAGTAGAAATAGTTTGAGGAATTGCATCGGACCAGTTAAATTCTCCAGAACCATCCAAAGCTTGTCCATTTAAAAATCGATAATACTGTTCAATAGAAATATTAAACTGAACAGGTTCACCGATTAAAAATGTAGCGGAATCTTCATATTCACCTTTGATACCGGCGGAACCATCTGAATAATTCGTAATAGGCTTAAAGGAATTATTAGCAGATTGAACATAATAAGTTGCAAAGACAGCATTCTGAGTTGGAACATCTGTTACCTCAGTATATTCAGATCCATTCTTAGTATAGATCGTAACCTTATTGGTGAAATTAGTTAACGGAGTTCCGGCCTGGTCCGTATAATATTGAACCTGCACTTTAGCAGCAATATCAGGAGAAACAGGAGTATAAGAAGTAGAACGGGTTACCTTGGTATAAAGCTGAACAGATGTATTAATACGTTGTTCAGGAGTCGCTTCATTATAAACTTCTTCAGAATCAATAGCATATCCAAGAGCCGGATAAGCAAGAATAGAAACGGAAGCAGATTTAGTATCTCCTAAGTCTACACCATAAGGAAGTCGGGAAACACTTACATAAGCAGCAGAATTTAATGCTGCGTCTACTGTTGCATAAGAATAGCGCTCAGAACTTGTAACAGGTTCTCCGAATATTTCAACATATTCACTGATTGTCGAAACAGAAGTAACTTCAGAAGTAGGTCCTTGTTGGCTGAAAATTGGTATAAAGACCGACGTTCCGGCAGACTGCGCCGCTCGTGTCGATTGGTCGCGTTCCAAAATTTCGACGCCCGGGCTGATAATTGTGGGTGTAATTGCCATAATATATTTTTAAGTTAAATTATTAAATCTTAGAAAGTTTAACAAAAGATATTTACATTTATAACGGCTAGTTCAGGTTCTATTTTACTTCTTGGATAAATAAACACTCTTCAATTTAGCACCAAAATAAAATCAGGATAAAATAATATCCAATTTATGGCAATTAAACGACTTACGACAGAAATTTTTATAGAAAGGGCCAAAGCAAAACATAGTATAGACAGGTATGATTACTCTGAATCTGAATATAAAGGGCCTTATATAAAAGTTAAAATCAGATGCAATAAATGTGGCCATATATTTGAACAATTACCTTATAATCATTTAGCTGGAAGAGGATGCCCGGAATGTAGAAGGATTAAAATAACTTATACAACAGAAATTTTTATTGAAAAAGCATTAAAAGTACACAGTCTATTATATGACTATTCAATGGTTAACTATAAAAATTCTAAAACGAAGGTAAAAATTAAATGCAATAAATGTGGTTATATATTTGAACAACAACCCGATGTTCACCTTATGGGGCAAGGTTGTCCAGTTTGTGCCGGCACAATGAAATTAACCCGTGAAGAAGTCATTAAACGGTTTAGGGCAGTTCATGGTAACAAATATGATTATTCTAAAATAAATTATATTAATACTCAAGAAAATATTGAAATATTTTGTTTAAGGCATAATAAAACTTTTTGGCAAAAAGTACATAAGCATATGTTAGGCCAAGGTTGTCCGGATTGTTTTAAGGAAGATCAATTTATGGGTAAAGAAGAATTTATCAGACGAGCCAGAGAAATCCATGGCGACAAATATGATTATTCTTCAGTAATATATCAGCATAGTGCTGTAAAAGTTAAAATTAGATGCCGGGAGTGCGATCATATATTTGAACAAATACCTCATAGTCATTTACAAGGCCATGGTTGTCCAAAATGTTCAATTTTATTAAAGAAATCTAAAGGAGAAATTGAACTTACCGAATACATTAAGTCAATTTACTTCGAAGAAATAATGGAAAATACTAGAGATTTTCTTGGAGGAAAAGAGTTAGACATATATCTTCCAGATATACAGTTGGCTATCGAATATAACGGAAATTATTGGCATGCTTTATATGAAGAAAATGATCCTGGGTACCATGAAAATAAGAGAAAAACATGTAAGGAAGTTAATATCAAATTAATTGAAATTTGGGAGAATGATTGGAAAAAGAATAAAGATCAAATTAAAGAATCTCTTAAAAAACAAATTGGAGAACTTATCAAAATTAGCACCAAAATAAAATCAGGATAAAATGAATATATTTTAAAAAGTTAAAAACATACTTAACTAAGTGCGCAATATATATTAATACTATGAGTAATATTACTGAAGAACAAAAAGCTGAATTCCTGAAATATTATCCCGACCATGAAGATAAGCTAGAAGAAATTATCGAATACAATTGTTTATCTTCCTGCGAAGATGATCGTATATTTTGTTTTTATGATGTTAAATTTGATCCGAATAAGTCAACACTAGAAAAGGTTGATTATTTGAATCCAATGGGAATATATAGCAATTTAGTCTGTTATATTGAACGAGGAGATATGAGGAGATCTGATAACTCTATCATCTCTTCTATTGAAGAATTAGTAAAAACTATTAAAAAATTTCCTTATGTTATTTTTGATGCAAATACTGCAGTTATTAAAATTCAAGGAGTTATAGAAAATAGTGAAGATCCTGACCTTAGCGGAATTAAAGTTAACATTTATAAATTTGATAAAAAGAAAAATAAATTTATTAATGAACAAGCTGGATTTCATTCTTACCATCATGAATTAAATGATTTTATTGAATTCATTTATCAATTTGTAAATGATGCAATAAAAGAATATGTCCGGGAGGAAGCTCTCTTCATTAGGCTTAGAGGTAAAGACGGTGATGATTATTTTATGCTTCATCCTAATGTTTATAAGAATAATGAAGAAAAACCTGAAAATAATAATTCAAAATCCCCTAAATCTATTATCGATGAATGGAAACAAAAAGTTGATAAAGATCTTGTTATGATTGGAGACGATCCAAGATTTAAGGATGAAATTAAAAATAAAATTGAGGAAGATAAATTATACCTTGAACGTCTTATTGCAGAAGCTGACCAGCAAAGGGAAGCAATAAAAGAAAATCCTGACTATGATATTGAAGAAAAAATAAATCAAGCTATTATTAATGCTCGTAAGGAGCCTCCTGTTGATCTACCGGAAGAACTTCAAGAAGAGCTTATTGAAAGCATGAAAGATTATAACGATTATTTTCATAATCCAAATAATAAGCTTCGAGGAGAATATTTTGATGATTTAATCGAACAGCTCAATAATTCTAAAAAGAACTGTTGCTTAATGGAAATTAAAGAAAATACCGTTACTTGGCTTGTTGTTACTGACGTCTTTGAGGAACAAGAAGATATACTTTTAAGCCAACTTCTTGAATTTGATCCGGTCATTGAAAAACATGATAAAAATTATACGTTAATCAAATTTAAACGAGAAGTATTTGACCAGAATAAAGAAAAGATTGAGAAGATTCAACATCAGTATTTTGCCAGGGCTAATTCTTTTACTAATTTTGATTTTGACCTTGATTTTAAAATAGTTAGTTTAACCAAAGATGAACATAACTTTATCGTTAGTAATTTAAAGAAACATGCAATTATTTCCTCAAATGCAGAACCTGAATTTAAAGGATTTTTCAGGAATATTGTTCAGTATGCTCCTGAATTAGAAAATGAAGATATTGAATATATCTTTGAGATAACTGATAAATGTTTGCCAACATCTGTTAAAAATAGACTTTAAAAATATGATTAGTAAGAAATTACCACCTCTTTGGAAGCAACAACTCGTCTGGTGCTTATGTAAACTATTGAATATAAATTTTCGAATTTATCCAAATCGGCCCAAAGATGAAAAAGTTGATTAATAAAAAAGCTGAGTCATTAATTTGACTCAGCTTTTTCTTTTGTTAGTTATGTAATAAAAACTATTATTGAGCTACAGCAACATTAGATATTCCGTCACTTGTATCATAGTACACATAGGCAAAAGTAACGTCGCAAGTTACTAGCGCACCGCTCCCATCCTCATAGTTAAATGTGATTGGATTAACATTTCTTATGGAAGCATGACGCAAATTATATGTTACTAAAGGATTAAGTTTTGAGTCAATTGTACTTATCGACACGTATTGATCTGCGCTTGGAAATCTATAATCACCGGTAGATGTTGTATCATTGAAAGTGATTCGAGAAGCCCGTTCTAATTTCTGGCGCGCTGTTCCTTCGGCATCCATAAAAAATTTAATCGTATATTCAGAGCTGCCGGTATATTTTACCGAGCCTGGATAATGTACTTCAAGCCCCATGTATTGTTGCGTTTGATTTACAATTTGACGGGCTGGAAGTTGAGTCGCAGTACAATAAATTATTTCATCACTAGTCAAAGCCAAAGCATCAGTATTAACGGCTACAAGACGAAAATTAAAGTCTCGTAAGAACTGGCGTTTTTGAGCTTGGGAAATGAAATCACGAATTCCTGGGATATTTCCGTTCATATATCTCTATTTAGATCAACTAAATATTAAAACATAATGGCTAAGAAGATAGGTCCAATTCCAAGTTTTCTCAATAAGATCTCTAATAATTGGGGTCTATCTTTTATTTTTACTAAAATATGGGGAATTACTTTTCATCCGTCCAGAGGATTAAATTCTTTGGCTAGTTCCATTCAAAATGTTCTTACCAAATATGATGATATAAATGATTTTCTTTCTTTTATCAATTCAGATGGAAACATTTATCGAAATATTTTAGGAAATAACGAAGCAATTTCAAATAGAATCGCTGAAATTGAAAGTTTTATTTTAGCTAATAAAATTTCTATTCCGAATGAAAATGTCAGCATTTCATTCCCGGCTTCTGTTCAAATTCCTAATGCCGGAGGGTTAATTCAGGGAAGAGTAGGAGAAGGACGTCGTTCTAATTTTAACGATTTGTCTATTACATTCCTTGATACTAACCGAGAATTAGTTGAATATATTATTAAACCATGGATTATTGCCGTTGCACATCAAGGCTTAATTGAAGATCCGCAACTGGATAATTTAAAAGCAGATATTAAATGCTATTTCTTTGCAAAATCTTCTCCTAATTTTCAAGTAAAAAGAAATGGCGAACGATTAGTGCAAACTTCATTTTATCCTCAATATACCAATTCACAAAATTTGACTACTCAACCATATGTCTGGGGATCTAAGTCGACGGAATATATGGTTTCGAAAGCCAATGAAGAACAGCCGTATCTTAGGAAAATTATTACTTTTAGAGGTTGTGTTCCGCTTTCAATTCCCGATAAATCTTACAACTATGCAGGAGATATGGGAGCTGATGAAATGATGACTCCGATTAAATTTTCCTATGAATGGTATGAAGTTCAGGAAATGGCCGGAAAACCGTTTTCTTTAGGAGATGCTCTTGTTACTGAGGGGAAAACGACAACTTTGCCAACTATATATGATAATAGTATCGACCCCGAAACAAGTCTAAGAGGCGGAAATATAGTTTAACAGCATGTTTAAATTTAAATGTAAGTTACCTTCCAAAAAGGTTGTTTATTGTGAAGAGATTACTAATGAAACTTATATTTCTCTTCACAAATATGTAATGAATAATGACCTTCTTGGATTTTATAAAGAATTAGACGGGCATATTGCTAAAACTGTACCTGAAATCTATTCCTTAGATTTATTAGATAAAGTTTACATTTATTTGAGTATTCGAGTCTATTCTATTTCTGATGCTATTGAATTAAAAACAGATAATTTTTTCAATAAAGACTTATACAGTTTATTTGATACTTTAGATAATCTTCGAGAAACCTTTTTTGAACCTATTGAAACAATTATTGAAACCAAATCAGGGAATGCAAAATTTAAAATTAATTGTCCATTTCTATTTGAAGAAATAGATGATGAATTACTTCCTGATATTTTATCGGGAGTTAAAAATATTAATTTAAATTCACAAGAATTTTGTTTAGAAACTTCTAAAGATTTATTAGCTCTAAACTATCTTATTACTCCTGAAAATTATAATAAATTAAATGATTTAATTCTTCAGAAATACAATATTAATATTATTTTTGCTAAGGGTAAAATAGAACTTCCTTTACTAAGCCATCTGACATATAGATTTATTGCTGAAAGCCTTTTCTTTAATGATTTAGACGGACTTTATACTCTTTCTTACTCTCTTTTGAGACATCTTAATTTATCTCTCTCGGATTTTAATAAAATGTCTCCCATTGAATCAACTATTTTTATGTCTAAGCTCATCAAAGAGAAAGAAGAAGAGAGAGAAGCTGAAGAAAAAAATAACTCAAATAATAAGAATGAGTTTATCTTTTAGCTGATTAATTAAATCATATGGCACAACATTTATCCACTTTATTCAGTTCTCTTGAAAATATTAAAAAGACTACTGAATTAGATGAAAAGTATAAAATTTCTGAACTTACTCTTGCTCAACAACGGGAATTAATTGTTTCCGTTTTTGACCCCTTTGAAACTCCGGCGAAACTTGGAATTGCCTTTAATAATATTATTAATTCCTGTGTTGAAACAACTGACGGAACTAATAAAGATATTACTATTGTTGAAAAACCGATGCTTCTTCGTGCACTTCGGGATTTAACAATCGGAGATAAGTTTACCAAAAAGGTTATCGATGATGAAGGAAATGAAAAAACTGAAAATTATCAGTTCAATACTCTTAATCCTAAAGCTTTTCATAAAATTAAAAAAGAAAAAGAGATTCGTTTAGATGGAGTTATCAAAATTACTCTTTGTGCTCCAACTCTTTCCCGCGATACTGAAGTTAATAAAACTATTATTCAGAAAATCAACAATTATCGAAGAAATATTGAAAGCAGACGTCATCAGCCTGACCCAGGAGAGATTGCGGCTCAATATCTTATTTGTGAATTAACAAAGTATATTAAGTCTATTCAAATCAATGAAGAAATTTTTAACTTTACTGATTTAATTGTTGATGAACAAATTAAAGTAATCAATAGCCTTCCTCAGGAACATATTAATAAAATTACTGATTTTATTGAAGAAGTTAAAAAGGGTGAAGAATTAGCTTTTACTGCTACTAATTTAGAGATCGGAAAACAAGAGAAAATCAGTATTGAACATAATATTTTCTCAAAGGAGCTCTAAGGTTTTCACCTTTAAATAATTGCTAATACAGGCAATTATCATGGCAGAAGCTCTTGAAATAAAACTTCCACAGTCTTTCTTTGATGCTCTTGAAGAAATTAAAGAAAGTTCTGAAGAAAGAAATGACAATAGAAGTGATTCAGACTTTTATGCCAAAAATATTTTAAATGGTGGAAATATTCAAAAAGTTGCTCCAACTTTTACAAGTCAATTAGCTAAAGGTTATGAAGATATTGGTGCCGCTATTTTTAAAGGCGGTACTAAAATCTTCTTTGAATATTGGGATAAGATTAAAAAACAGGAGGAATATAAAAAAGTAGATAAATCTCCCGCAAAACAAATCAATCCCATCATTAATGTTAATCTTCCAAAGGAAAAAGTTCCTAAATTACCCCCGACAGGGTCATTGTCCAATCTTGCTCTTTTAGCCCTTTTATTATTGGGATTAGCTGGAAGAACTGGTCCTCTTGGACAAATTGTTGAATCTATTGCCTATCTCCCTGAAGCTTTAAAAGGATTAGTGGGGACTAAGTGGGTTAAAAGTATTATTGAAAAAATTAAAGAACCTCTTAAAGCTTTTAAAAATGGTTTAAAAGCTATTCCTAAATTTTTTGAAAGTTTCGGTAAGTTAGGAAACTTTATCGGTAAAACTATTGGCAGACTGAGTAAAATCACCGGAAATATTTTTTCATTATTGGGAAAAACCGGAATAGGTATTATTACTAAAACAGTTGGGCCCTTCTTAAAAAAGCTTCCTTTAATCGGAACAGTAATGTCATTATATCAGGCTTATCTTCGATATAATGAAGGAAACTATAGCCAGGCAATTATGGAATTATTTGCCGGGATTTTACCATTCTTCGGACCGGTTGGTGCCGGGGTAGCAATAGGTATTAATGTACTTCAAATGCTTTGGGATGGTAATGTTGGGGGAAGTGGAGTTGCAAAAGCCGCATTAAAGGGTGGAGCAACACTTGCTCGGAATTTTATATCGATGTTTCCGAAAACCCTTGTCAAGCTATTAAAGCCAGTAAGTACCGCACTTAGAAGAATTCCAATTTTTGGCGGCTTAATAGGTCTTGGATTTGCTATTAATGATTTTAAAAATGGCAATAATTTATCCGGAGCATTAAATTTAGTCTCAGGTATTGCAACATTTCTTGACTTATTAATTCCCGGTTTGGGAACAGGTATTGCTATTGGAATAGATGCAATAAATTATTGGGTTAATAATACTGAAAGTGGTAAAAATTTTACCAATAATACTTCTGATTGGTTGGGAAAAGCCTGGACTTGGATGAAAGATCTTTCCAAATATATCTGGGATGGTATTTTAGCTGGCTATAAATGGCTCGAAGATATTTTAGGAAAAGCCTGGCAAGGTATTAAATCTTTCTTTAATGATATTATTAATTGGTATAAAGACGCATTTAAAATTATCGGTAAGAAATTAGATGATACCTGGAATTTTATTTTAGGTTCCGTTAAAAAATCTATTTCTAATACTATTGATACTGTTAAAAGCGGATTTGATAGAATAACTGAAACTTTTAATACTGTTAAAGGTTTTGTTAATGATAAAATTATTAAGCCGTTTAAATCTTTAGTAAATCATGTTCTTATTCCTGTTCTTAAACTTAAGGATAAGATTATGGGAACTAGTACAGCTGAAGAATATCAAAAAAGCTTAAATCAATTTTCTGCTGAAATTAAGTCTGTCTCTGATTTAGATACTCAACAATTAAGAGCTTTGCAAATTGCTCGAGCCGAAGCTTTTAAAAAGTTTGGTACCGATTCGTTAAACGATTCTTCCAAGAAATATAAAGAAGCAATGGAGTATATTAAAGCCAGACAGGCTGAGCTTAATAATACTTCTGCTGATAGTCTTAGTAAGATTCAATCTGATTTAGAAAAAAGTTCTACCACTACTGTTATTGATAAACGCTTGGAAAAAGCTAATGTTAATACAAAGATTGAATTAGAAAATACCAAAACAACTTTAGATGCTCAAAAGATTTCTCTTCAAGAAGCTTTAAAGAAAAACAACCTGCAAACTAATAACATTGCTACTGACCAAGCTACATATATGAATAAACTTCTTTCGGGAATTGACCGTTTAATTGATACGGTCAAGGATAAACCTGTTGCTTTTGCTAATCTTAATATGCCTCAGGTAAATGTTAATAATATAGGTAATGGAGGTTCTTATCAAGGAGCTTCCGATCCTAGATATGGATATAGGTATTAATCATGGCCCTTACACCTCAAGAAGAAGCTGGAATTCGTGAAAGAGCTGCCATTGCAGTAGCCGAGGCAGAAGCAGCAAAAGAAAAAGCAGCTAAGTCAAAAACTCAGGCTGCTGCAAATACTATCCCAAAAACATCTAATGGGGTACAAGAAAAAAATTCAGCTCGGTATTCTCAAATGGAGAATACTTATAATGAACTTCTTTCAAATGTTACTTCTGATGTTAAAAATGATATTAAGAATGGAGATATTGTTAATATTTTAAAGGATTATGACTGGATTGTCAATAAGACAAAAACAGAAGATCTTTTACCATGTGCCTATGTTAGAGAATTTCGCCAAAATGTCTCTACATTTGCAATGTCCATGAAATGGCTGCTAAACAATGTTTCAACAGGATTTATTGATACTTTTGCTAAAGTTGTCGGACAATTTAGCGAAGCTGGAGGAGAAGCTTTAAAAAAAATAGGAAATAGTTTAGGAGACGCTGTATCAAATGCAACTTCTAGTACAAATATCTATAATACTATTGTTACAGGAAATAATCATCTGAGTCCATATGAAAATATGTATTCTTATGATACTACTAATTGTTTAAAATATGTATTTCCATATTTTGATAATGATTATATCAGTCTTTCTAATTCATTTTCTGATTCTCCTCAAACTGGATCATGGTTTCAGACATCTTTAGCAAATAACCTTGATGTTATTGCTGGTATTTCTGGTAATCTGCAAGGAGCTTCTAATGTCGGTGATATGATCGGTAATATGCTCAGTAAAGATAATAGCTTTACTTGGTCAAATGACGGAATTTATCTTGAAAAACCAAAATATTTCCAATATGAAAGCTCTCAGGATGCAGTAGCTATTAATTTTATTCTTTATAATACGGTTAATCATGGAGGTTTAGAAGATACTGCTTGGAAGAAAAATTATCGATTTATTAAGAATATTGCTCTTAAAAATCTTCCATACAGATTAGATGCTTTCAAATATAAAACTCCAGCTCTCTATGAAGTGTCAGTTCCGGGAACAAAATATTTCCCAGTCTCTTTTGTCTCTAAATTAGAAGTTAAAAATTTAGGTACAAGAAGATTTCTCCAATATAAAAGTAATCAAAAAGTATTAGTTCCGGACGCCTGGCAAATAACTATTGTTTTTCAATCATTATTGTATAAATCAGCTAACCTTTATGCAACAGCATTAGAAAAAGGTCCAACTATCATAAAGTAAACCATGTTATATTCTTCAATTTTTAATACATATTATACTCAGGATAATGTACCTTTTTATAATATTCTGAAGAAAATTCAGTTGCCTGAAGACAAGACAAGTGAATTATATACGACATATATTGTTCCTTACAGCATGCCCTGGACAACATTAAGTTATCTAATTTATGGCGATTTAACTTATTATTGGTTAATTTTATTGGCAAATACTAATAAAAAATTAAATCCAATGTATGCCAGTGTAAGCGATAAGATTTTTATTGTTAAACCCGAATATCTGTCAATGGTTGTTGAAGCTATTGAAAATGAAATATGAGAATTATTAAGTCAAATCCTAATATCATAGAAAATATTGAAATTCAGACCATTAACGGGGCTGATTACAGGATTGGTTTATTCTTTGAGTCGAAAGATGATAAAAATGCTTTCATGGTAATTCCATGGGGGATTATTAATAGTTTTACCTATGCAGATGATATTCGTAATGTTGGATTAACTGGGGAAATTATTCTTGATAATATTTCTAATGTTTTTGATCCAATTCTTAATAATACTGATAAATTTTATTTGGGATTTTATTCTTATAATACCTATACAAATTATGAAGAAAATGTTTATTTTAGCATTTTCTCTTCATCAATGATTGGCAATAAAACATCTTCTACTTCTTCTATCTATTCTTTAAAAATTGAAGAAGCTTTTATGGTAGAAGGAGCTAATAGAAATCTTAGTACTTTAAGTTTGGCTAATGGAGGGTCAAATCTTACGACAACTCCCGCTCCTATTAGAACTACTGATAATCTTCAAATTACTACGCCGGTTCCTAAAGCTGAAATAACATCTACCACTCTTGAAGATTTAATTGAATTTGCTTATGACTTTTTGTTATTAGATTTAAAAATTGCAGAAAGCGGAGAATCTACAAATAGTTTATATACGGTTGCGTCTAAATCAACTCCCAGAATTATTGATGTAGATAAACATTCATTTGAATATTTTAAATCTAATTGTCCTTCTGGACAAATTGGAGAAGCGATTTATAAAAATATTGATGATACTACATCTGTTACAATACTGCTTAATACTATTAACAAGAACGTTTACTTTCCAAAAGCTATTGAGCATGATGGAGGAAAAACTACCAAAGTAGACCTGTTAATTGGAGATGTCGGCACAGCTCGTTCTGAAAATTTATCTTTTATTAAAACAAATAATAAAAACATTTATAAAAATGATGTTTTGTTTGGAGAACGAAAAATAACTATTCGTAATATTAAAGATACTTTTACCGCCTGTTTTCAGGATAATCAAATTTATGAAGCAATAATTAACCAGACAGATAGGACCGTTCCAAATGATATTGCAAAACCTGCTTTCTATAGTCCGTCATTTATCTATAATGTTCAGACATTTCCGGTCACTACCATTTTGATTAATAATGAATGGTGTGATTGTGTAGTGGCTCCAATTAACCAACCTGATACGTTTTCAACTACTCTTTATAAGTTTAATGATCTGGTTGAAACATTTGAGAAGGAATATCTCCATCAAAAAACAAAATCTAATATTTCTATTTCAACTGCTGAAAGCTGGGGAATTACTAGAAAAGTACCTCCCTTTAATGATAATAATGTAAATTTTGCAGTATCAGCAAGACTCATTAGAACAATGTTTACAATGAATAAGTCTATTCAATTATCATTACCTGGCAATTCATATCGAAAGGCAAATGAAATCATTTATGTTGATAAAAATTTAGTTTCAGCAAATAATGATAAAAATGGTACGCAAACAACTTTTTCTAATTTAATTGAGAGTAACTATTATTTTGTTACTCGAGTTATTCATACCTTTAAAGGTCAACAATATAGTAATGAACTATTTCTAAGCTCTTTCTGTAATCCTTTATAAAGCAACATGTTCATTTATAAGCTAAATTCAATCGAAAAATTATTAACCGTAGCTAAAAATCGGGAATATGTACAAAATAATCCTGAACTTTGTAAGCTGCTTGAAAATCCTTTAATTAAGGATGATACTGAATTAGCTATTCATTATAATGAATATAAGTTGAATTATCCTGATTCAGCTAAAAAGTTTGTAGATTATTTTTATATGCACGGACCTGAACTTGATGTTGGGTCCTTGGATGAATGGCGTACCATTATTCAAAATGATCCTGAACTTTTAGAGGAAGCAAATAAGAATGATTGTCGAATTGACGAGATTTGGGCTGAAAAACAAGCTGATAAAGAAAAGAATTATTCTTGGTCAACATTAGCAGATTTATATGACTGCTTATCTAAGCCATGTCAATATACTAATATGATTTCTCCTTCTATTGGTACAATTGGAGATAATCAGCCAAAATATAATCTTAAAAATACAAGTGGTTCTGATGAAGCAACTACTTTATTAGGTATTCCGGCATATATGATTAATAAAATGCCCCGGTATTTGCTTCAAGGTATTACCCAGTTAACTGACATGATTTCTTTGCAGTCTTCTGATATTTTTAATAAGATATTAGGCAGTAAAAAAGCTGTTAAAGAGGACCCATATATTCTTAAAGATGTTGAAACTATTGGAGGAGATGTACTTGGTACTATTGCTTCAAGGATGGGTGATTGCTTCCGTCTTTATGAATATAAAAGACGTTATAACCCATATGATTATGAACAAAATATGACCAGATCTGACCGATTTGGTACAGTAGTTTATGATGAGAATGGTAATCCCCATGTAAAAACACCAAATGGCAATAGTATGGAAAGTAAAACTGCCATTTTCTCGGATAATAGTCGTCTTAATCCAAATGTGAGCATAAACGATATTCGATTAAAAAATATTGGAGAAGTATCTCAGGATAATACTCTTCCAATAAAAATTACTGCTTATAATCCTATCTTTCTTCCAGACGGGCGTTATTATATTGATGCTAATACTTCTAATTATGATAATGTTGGAATAGTCAGTGGAACTAATGAATCTGGAGTACGTCTTTTGCCGAATAGTGCATCTGGTATTGAACAATTGTCTAAAGAAAATAAAATACTTCACGTCGGGTGTGCAACGCGTCCTAGAGATGTGATAAAATATTATCAGGCTTTTCTTATTAAAAATTATCCAAATCTTTCTCTTCCAAAGAACTTCTCAACATTAGTATCAAGAGCAATCAAATATTCTGATTTAAATGTTGTTCTTTTCTTCCCTAATGGACAACGTGTACTTCCAGTTTTTGATACTGGTGGTGGCCAACCTGAATCTCCTTGGATTGATATAACTGCCCAATATTTCTTTACTAAAGAAGGATGGGGGTTAGCTACACTCTATGATTCTTCCGGTAAAGCTATAACAAGCGATGCCAATAATCCGATGCCAGAATTATTGGCATCTTCTGAACTTTCTAAAGCTAAGATTCAGCCTTATAAAATTAAGGCAATGAAGATTAACGGTGCTCCTAATAATAATGGGATAATTAACGGAAAATATTTCTTTTCTGAAAGTTTCTGCCAAACTAATGGATTAGATCCTCAAGTATATGCTCAAGTTGATCAGGGAGCTCGCTTGGCTGGACTTCAAACTCAATATAGTCATCTATTATCAAATTAAAAAGAGGAAAATTTATTCATCTTCCTCTTTTTCTTCATTTTCAGGAGTTACTGTCCTTATTTCAGGAATAATATCATCGTCCAATAACTTCATAACTTCTTCTCGTGTCATTGGGGGACGAGTCATAGACATATTAATCTGTTGAAGCTTAGCCGCCTGTTTAAATTCTTCAAGTTCTTTTGCTTGTTTTAATTTTTCATTATTAAGAAAGATCTTTGTTAAATTTTCTACTGCTTTAGTCTTAGAACCAATCATTTCTGCAACAGATGTAATTAATTCTGCATCAGGAGTAGATCTAATTTGCTGCAGTAAAACATTAATAATATCTTGAGTAGTAGATACAGTTTCTACACCACTTTTAATAATGTAATCTTCCAATTGTTCCCTATCTAAATGTTCAATTTCTTGATTTTCAATTTTAGCTGGAACTAAACTAGGTTGAGCTGATTCTTTGGATAATTCATCCAGAATCATTTGTAAAGAATCATCAGCATAATCTTGATTTAACATTATTGATAGTTAATAGTGCACCTTTTAAAATTAAGAAATTAATTACAAATCTATTAAAAGAATATATTATAAATTATGGAGGATATAGATTATACTGATGATATTTTTGACAATCTTTGGATTAAAAAATATGCGCCAAAAAGTATTAGTGAAATGGTTCTTTCTGAAGAAAATAGAACCAAGGTAGAGGGATATATTAGAGATAATGATATTCCTTCATTATTATTTTGCGGTAAACCTGGTCAAGGTAAGACTACTTTAGCCACTCTTCTTTGTAAAGAAATTGATGCAACTACATTAATGATTAATGCCAGTTTTGATAATGGTATTGATGTAATTCGCGGACGAATTAATAATTTTGTCCAAACAATGTCACCAACTGGCTCATTAAAGGTTGTTATTCTCGATGAAGCTGATCGTTTGTCTCCTTCTTCCCAAGATGCCCTTAGGGGAATGATTGAAGATAATGCGGAACATACTCGTTTTATTTTAACTGCAAACGAACAGGCGAGAATTTCTGATGCTTTGCAATCTCGTTGTATTTCTTTGAATATTACTCCTCCGAAAGCAGGATTTGCACAATATGTGATGGGAATCCTTAAAAAAGAACGAGTAGTCGTCCCTAAAGAACATTTTTCTGGATTAAAAACTGTTTTAGAGCAGTATTATCCAGATCTTCGTAAAACAATTGGTATTATTCAATCTAATATTACCAATAATACTCTTATCATTGAAAACAAACTTATCAATAATGAATTCATTAAAAGCATTTATGAAAAGTTTGATGAAATGAATCCTATCGATCTTCGTGAAGTATGGATAAAATCTGAAAATGAATTTCAAGGAGATTATGTTTATCTTCTTAAAAGCTTCCATGAATTTATCTATAAAAAAGATGATATTAGTCCGAATGAACGAGCTAATATCATCTTAGAGATTGCGAACGGTCTGCGAGATAGTGTGTTTGTAATAGATCAGGAGATTAACTTTTATGCAACCATTCTCAGAATTTTAAAGCAACTTGGAAAGTTTTAAGCTTTAGCTTTTGTATCTACTTTGCCTCTAAGCTCCATCTTAGATTTGATAGCCTTTTTAGGATCAATCTCAGTTGGAGCTTTTTCATTTCCTAATTTATTATCTTTGACAGGCATTTTATGAACAGGCTGCTTAGTAGGAACTGCCTTTACATCTTCGCCTTCTTCATCTTCAGTATCTACTACTTCATGAACGTCAGGTTCATTAGAATAGGTAAATTTACGATTTGCTGGAATAGTATCAGGAAGATTAATACCGTCATTATTAATTCGTTCAATTTCCTTAATCATTGGGCCTGGGAGAGTAAGAACAGTCAAATAACGGCCTCCCCCTCCGTCTAAGCCAATATCAAAAGACATCGGAATAGCTTCTGGAGATCCTTGTATAAATGGAGTTTGATTAATAGAAACAATTTTAACTATAGCATCTCCATTTCTTTGTTGATTAATAATATCCTGAAGAATTTCCTTTTCAGTTACAGGAAGATTCTTAAAAATTTCACTTTTTTCAATCGAATCTAAGAATCTGATTTGATCGCCAACTAAGAAGCTACCTAAGCGGTAACGAGTCATTAACGATTCAAATAGAACATCTAGTTTAGAGTCTTTAAGCATAAGCATATTTAATGTCCATTAAATAAATGAGACGTGGCCAATATTAAGTTATCAAACTTAGCCAAGACTTTTGAAGATAAAACGGCAAAAAATCCTTCAGACCTTTCTAACTTTGAAAAGTCTGTTAATACATTATACAAGGATATAAAGTTTGACCTTACTGATATTAATAACTCCGGCATTTTTACCGATAATTCTATCAATAGCAATCTTTCAGCTAAAGATATTGAAGTATGTATCAATGAAAATGCAATTTATAATTCTTTAAAAAACTGGTTCAGGACAAGTGAATGTTCTCGTCTTTTAAATCCTGATTTAAAATTTGATTTACGTTCCTATTTGTTTGAAGGAATTAATGAATATACTGCATACTTTCTCGGCCTTGAATTAATGCAAAAATTGCCTTATTTTGAGCCGAGAATTAATGTTGAAGACTGCCAAATTCAATTAGACTATCTAAATGATGCTTATATTATTAATATGACCTTAACTATTCCATCTTTAAATAACAAAACTATTAACTTAAAAGAAATTTTAAATTCTTCTGGATATACTACTCTTTAGTTCCATGGCTATTACTTCTAATACAACCCCTAGTGACCAAAATTTCGCTTTATTTGAAGGTAGTTCAATTAAACAATTTATAATTGAACAACTCAATAAAGGAGGAATTTTTATTGACCAGCAATATCTTGGATCTAATTTAAATGCCTTTATTGATATTATTGCAGTTATGCTTCAACAGCTGCAATTCCATTTTAATACCTCTGCCACTGAAAATACTTTTGCTACGGCGAGCTTATATGAAAATATGAATAAGCTTGTAAGTTTGTTTAATTATAAGCCTAATGGTAAACAGACTTCTATTCTTCCTATTTCCATTTTAGCTTCTTTAAGCTCTAATAATAAAATTGGAACTTTTCTTATTCCCCGATATTCATTTATCAATTATAATAAATCTTTTATTTTAAGGAATGATTTAGTTTTTTCTTCTTTATTAAACGAAGAAACAGAAATTAATGATATTCTTTATCAAGGTTCATTAACAGAATCTGATATTTTCTTAACCTCCGGAGAAGAATTTCAAGTCATTACCTTAATAGATAATAATATCAAAACTGATAACGGTCGATTTATTACTGATAATTTCTTTGATGTTTATGTTAAGGAGCCTAATGGCAAATGGGTTCAATATGAAGAAGTAAAATCTTTATTCGAATCTAAGGGTAATGATAAAGTTTTTGAGCGGAGACTTAATGAAAATTATAATTATGAATTTAAATTTGGTAATAATATCAATGGCTATAAACCTGTAGAAAATTCTGAAATTATTATTTTTTATGTAATTTCAGATGGTTCTTCTGCTGAAGTTGGTGACGGGCTTATTAATAATACTGAATTATTTTTGTATAACTCTACAAAATTTCAGGAAATTATTATGGACACAACAACTGGTATTTTTGATATATTACCAGCCTATATCACTCCAAATGATTTAAAGTATATTAAAGTTTCTAATACTGGTTATTCAACTCCGGTTTCTGCAGTTGAATCTGTTGACATTATTAGAAATAATGTCCCTAAAATCTTTGCTTCTCAGAATCGTTTATTAAACGAACAAGACTATATCACTTATATCAACAAAATGTTTAATAATTTTGTTAAAGATTGTTATGTCTTTTCTAATTCTGAGTATACTGGTTCCTATTTGAAATATTTTTATAATATTGGTTTGGATGCACCAAATGATGATCCTCGTGTTGCCCTTAACCAAGTAACCTTTCAATCTTCCTGTGGATTTAACAACGTTTACGTGGCTCTCCTCCCTCTTATTAATACTATTATTAATGATAAAATACCGAATTATGTGAATACTAATCTTAAACAATATATTGTTGAAGGATTAAATTCTTATAAAGATATTGCACATAATATTGCACCGATTGACCCAATTTATAAAGCCGTTTCTTTTGGAATTATCCGGGCAGATAATAATAGTTTACCAGAACATTTTGAAGATGTCCAATTAGTATTAGTAAGAGACAAATATAGTAACTTTAATAGTGATTATATTACTTCTCAAGCAACTAGTGTCTTTAATAACTTTTTCAATAATGTTAAGCTGGGAGCAACTATCGATATTTCATTGCTTTCTGCCCAACTTGCCCAAATCCCAGGCGTAATTGATATTAAAATGCAGGATGGGACTAATGAAACCGATAAATTAACATTTATTGTCTGGAATCCTCTTTATGAAGAAAATGATTTTACAATAACCCAGCAAAATATTCTTCTTTCTCCATTTATGTTCCCTTATTTTTATGATTTAAGGAACATTAACTCTAAAATGATTGTCATAAATGAGTAATACTTTTAAAGGTAGGATTACAATTACTAATGATTTAACAAATCAAGAATATAACCCTGTTTCTGATGTAATTTTTACAGTTTCAGGGTCTACAGTTACTTTATCTTTTAATGATAATCAAATTGTAGAGACTTCTGACTTAGATGAATCTGGTAATCCTATCTCTTACCAGATTTTTAAAAAATTTGACCGAGAAATTTTATGGGATTTTGGAGATGGGACTAAAATTAAAGGATTAACAGCTACCCATACCTATAAAAATCCTGGCTCCTATAGTGTAACTTGTACATGTTTTGATGCTGATGAAAATCCTTACAAAAACAGTTATCCCAAAGCTGAGCAAACAATCAAAGTCGTGGATATTCTCCCGACTATTATCTCTTATACTTCTGCATACCTTAAAAAAGTTGAAGCTGGACTTTTAAAAAATGTATATGCCGGACAACAAATAGAAGTTGCTGAAGTTATTGTCACTTTAGACAAAAGTATTACAAATAAAGTACCAATTAAATGTCATGCTGTTAAAGCTGGAGCAACCAATATTTTTGATCTTCCGCCTAATAATCCTTATCAGCATTTACTCCCTTATAATACTTTCTTAGATGAAGATAATGAACCGACATTATCTATTATCCCAGAATATAAAGATGTCTATGTAGTTTTTGATTATTCAAATGATTCTGGATTGATTCTTAATTTGTATATTATTAATCCAGAAATGACTGCTTTAACTGAAGTTGAACCTTTAATAGTAGATTCATCCATCAAATATATCTGTAATACTTTAATGGTTCCTTCATTAGATTCTATTTCTACTTTAAATTATTACCATATTGGTCAAAGCGGAAAAGCTTCTATTAAATTTCAAGATGATTTACCTTCTTCCCAGGATGAATTAACTTTTGTGCTTGATACTGATTATTTTCCTGATGATAATGTCCTTTTAGGAAAAAATACCATCAATCTTGTTTCGATTGGAACCAGTTTGGAAATTAAACAAAATAATCCTAATAAACTCAATATATTCATTTCTACAAACGGCTTAACAACTGCGGATAATTCAGATGAACATCCTATTATAGATATTTCTTTAGAAAATAATACATTTAGTTTTTGCAGGGCAAAATATCTAGGTATAGATTCACCATTTGTAATACGTTTAATAGCAGATAATTATGGATATTACTTTATTAAAGATATTGCCATTAAAGAAATAATTGGTAATTGTGAAAATGCCTCTGTTGAGTTTTATACCGGATTAGAATCTGTATTGGGTACTCCCTATATGTCTATGGGTTCTTGCTTCGGCACTCTAAGGCCATTGGTGGAAACGGATGAACTTACTTCCACATTTAATTTATCTGTATCATGGGAAGGAACATCTCTTCAAAAATCAGATTTAAGCGTAGATAATTTAACTTTTATTGATCTCAAAAGCTTTTCTAATAAGGATTCAAAATATTATTTGGATCCTAAGCAGGATTATACTGAATATTCAGCCAAAGAAATCTGGAATATCTATAAAACTCATCCTGTTTTTGAAAATCTTCCATTTTTAGACCAATATATGCTTGGTATTTTTGAATCAGATAACTTTTTGGAAAAAGTTATTAATAAAGGTAATAATTTTGTCAATGATTTTGGGAATATTAATACCTGTTCTATTATTAGCCTTATTTCTATCTGCGAAAGTCTAAATCTTACTTTAGACTTGTATAATAATGAAAATTTCTCTCAGCCTGAAAGTATTAATCAGCTTTTAAAAATTCTTTCCATTAACCATTCCAGATTAATTGGTACCAAGTTTAAAGTTAAAGATGAATTTGAGACACTTGATAAGCTTCCGGGTAAAAATCGAGGTCCTCAATATGATTTAACTGAAAAAATCTATATTAAAACTGTAAATGGCAAGCGAATTTGGCCAATAATTGTTTGTTATGATAGATTTGCTAAGCAATATTTTCTTCTTAATACTGCTCTTTTAGAAAAAGTGAGAAAATCTCCTATTAAAACCGATGAACAAGGAGAGTATTTTCAATTAATTGAGTATTTTAAGACCTGGGGATGGAATTTGTTATTAGGAGATTTCGAAAAAGAGCTTTTTAATATCATTTCCCCCAATAAAAACCTTTATCAAATGCTTAATCTTTTAGCTTCTGAACCAATTGAAGATAAAGCTCGAGAACAATTAAACAAATTTTATTACTTCTATCAGTATATTGATACTAATGAGACAGATATTCACAATTCTTATCTGAAACCAGAGACTATTTCTGATAATATTAAAGATTATAATACCTGGTATAAAGCTGATGGTTCTATTGACCGATTACTTTATAAAACCTTGATTGAGAATCTTGGACTCAATTAGTCCTTTAAATATCTCCAAGGTAATGATAAACTTTGAAATTAATTCAATTATTAATTCTAATAGTGTTCCGTCTGAAGTTAAGGACACTATTAAACCTTATACATTTATTGAATTTATTTCAAAAACTTCTTTTGAAAATGATAAAGAAGTCTTTTTGACTTATTATAAAGAATATCTTACTGAATGGGCCAAAGTTAAAAATGATGACCATCAAATTATTGAGACTAAAGAATTAATTCAGTCTCAGATTATTGATTTACTTAAAATTATTACTGTTTCTTATGCTACCTTTGAAGAACAGGTCTTTTTATCTAATCTAAATTGGAATTTTAATTCATTAGAAGATCCTAATGAGAAATTAAAGGCCAAAAATGCGATTTACTCAGCATTACCTATCTTTGTTTCCAGAATTAAAGATATTGCCGCTTTTTATAGAAATAAACGTACCGAAGCAACTTTTGTAATTGAACGAAATAAGATTAAAGGTACTCAACTTTCTGTAGAAAAGATTATTTTTGATAAAATTTTAAGTTTTCTTTTTAATGAAAATCCTGAACAAGTAAATTATGTTCAAAATTATTTGAATGTCTCTATCGATAACTTTGTAGACATTTATTCTGATTATTTTGATATTGACCGGGCTTCATCGCTTTCTTGTGACTATAACGATATTGATTCTTCTCTTTATTTTGAGTTAGAAAATATATTAAGAGACATGATCTTTGATGGAAATGTCTATCTTCGGGAAATTCCATTAATTGCCCAGCTTAGTCTCGACTTATCTCAGGATTGTGTTGGAGATAAACTTACGTTAAAGAATGAATTGCTGGAAAGCAGTAAAGTTTCTCTAATATCCAATGATGAAAAAATTAATATTAGAAAGAAACTTTATAAAAAGTACATTGGCGTTGATTTTTATTACTTGATTAAGGATTCCGAAGGTAATATTACTACTGATGTATTCATTAAAGCTGATAATCCTTCAAACAATCTTCTAAACCAGCAAACTGTTGATACTCCATTTACTGAATCCAAACAATTAGAACTTCTCAAAAATATCGGTTTATTCTTTAAACCGGATAAAACAAGTTTACTTAGAGTTAATACAACTAACTTTGATTATTCTATTGATGAAAGTAAAGTGGAGCCTAATAAGGTTTACATTTTTCCTGATCCAAAAATTTATGGTAATGTAGCATTTAATCGACAAAAAGATTATCCTTATATTATTGAATATTCTTTAACTGAATATTCTAAAAACTTTAACTTTGGCTGGGCTGCTAACGATCCATTGGTTGTCAGTGATGCTCAGGCAATGTTTGCCTACTATTCTAAAGAACAAGATGTTGACAAGCTCAATAAAAATAATATTGTTTCTTTAAATTTCTATGAACTTTTTAATAAAGGATTTATAAGTTCCTTTAAATCTGACTTATATGGCAATAAATTTGCTATTTTTAAAGAAAAAAATGGTAAATTTGCCCGAGATTGGAATTTTACTCCATTTATTCCTCAGCCCGAAGTAGAAGAAAAGTTTTTATTAGTCGATGGAGGCGTTTTAGGAGTTGATGATGTAGGAGTTTCTACTGAAGTTTCGGCAGATAAAATTACATGGACTCCTGAAAATCATTATTATTCTTACTTTATTGAAGGAGGTATAAGCACTCTTCTTCCAGCTTATTTCCGTGCTTATATTCCTAATGGTACAACAATTGGCAATGGTGATTTGACTCTTGCTATTGAAGATATTTTAAATGAACCATTTAGTGCTGTAATAGACGGCAAGTTTATTACAACTGACTATAACGAAATTATCGATAACAATCAGTTTACTTTACCTAAAATTTATTATCAGAATGAAGAATATAAGACAGAGCCTCTTCCTGATTATCTAAAACCTGATTATGAAAAAAATAAGGAAAAGACTTATTTTGAAATTCTTGAAGAAAAAGGTACAATCTTAATTTCTATTACTGGATTAGGACAAATTACTGATATATATTCAGCATTTCCCTGGTGGCAAACTTCTGCCGATAATGAAATTTATAATTTCTTTATTGAGAATGCTATTGATATTGATGTTATTGAGAATATATTCATCATTAAAGCTAAAAATCCAGCGACAGGAGCGGTTCATTTATTATTTGAAGGCATTAAATTTAATCCTCTGACTAATAAATTTGAGCAGCTCTTTACCAATAAACAAGCAATTTTCTTTAATAATGAAAATTCTTTGATTAAAGCTTCTTATTTTGATGCCTTTAATTACAAGAGTTTTGAACTTATTAATCCTGCTTTCTTTTCTGGAAATGCAAATATTTGTGATAAAGGTTCTGATATTTTCTATATTGAGAAGCTTCATAAATGTTATTTTGCAGTAATGAATGTTTCCATTAGTGAAAAATATGTCGATGGAACAAAAATTGAATTTCCTGTTTATTATCCGGACATTTATGAAATTGATTTAATTAATTTTACCGTTAAAAAATATTATTTTCATACTGAAGAGCAAAAAGCTGAATCTTTCCAAATTCCTTCTTCTCTCTTTAAAAATGGATCAGTAATGATTCAAAAGGCTGGAAATCCATGCTTAACTTATTCATTCGATACAAATACATTTATGCTTTCTTATGTCTTATATGATGTGAATATGTGCCCTTATGTTTATAAACATTTCTTCCAATTAAGCGTATCTGGAGTTGAATTATTTGGAGAAATAGATCCAGATTCTTTAGACTCGACCGTTTATAGTCCGGCATTTACCGGACAGGAATCTGTCATTACGCCAGGAGATAAAACAACGACTCTTTATCTGAATTTTAATACCAACTTTATTGTATCTTAATGGATTCAAATGCTAAAGAAATTAGACCAGCAATCGAACTAGACAATCTTTTAGTCTGGGATGAGGCATCTTTGCCTGAATATCCTTCCGGAGAAAATATTTTAGTAGAAAATAATTCAGAAGTATTTCTTAATTTTTATTATACAAATTTTCATGCAATGCCTCCACTTTTTAGCCAGGGAGGAACAGTTACTAATAAAATTACTAAAATTATTGTTGATTGGGGCGATGGCCAATCAAATGAATATAATTACCAGATCGACACCTCGAATATTAATTGGCTTAGAGATATTAGTACCTGGTTAGCTGAGATCGGTCCGCATCGATATAGCTTTCCTACGGGAGAAGAAGGAGAGAAATCAATAATTATTAAATTTTATGATTCTGCCAACTATTTTTATGGGCTTAAAATTAATTTAGATATTCTTTCTAAATCATTTTATAATTTAAAATTTGAATTAGATGTACAGAAAGCAGTCTTTAATTCAGAACAATCTTCTGTGATTTTTAAAATTAATAAATCACAAGCTCCTGGTGAAATTCCTAATGATTTAGATGCTCAAATTCCCATAGTCTCGATTCTTAATTGAGCTTTAAATATCCTCAATGAGTATCAGGCCTTTAAAGTCAAAGCCATTTAGTGAAATTAAAAATTTAGAATTATCTTATTTGGATAATTCTTTAGAGTTTCTTAATACCTCTTACTCAACTTCTGAATCTTTTAATTTTAATCTTTATAATGCCCTTAAAAATATAAATGATCTTACGGTCAATAATTATTCTTATTTTTTCCTGGGTAAAAAAGATTTATACACTAACTGGTTAAAGGCTAATATTAAAGAAAATGAAACAAATGGTTATATTACTCCTATTACTTTCATTTTAGAAGGTAAACCTGCTTTTCTATACTTTAATCAACAAAATATTAGTCTTACACCGGACCATAAATTAACTTGGGATACCGATTTTACTCTTTATTCAGTTGAAACAGTTTTAGCCCAGGGAATTGATCCTGCTATTCAACAAAATTATCTGTTTATTATTGAATATATTGAGGGGACTAATAAATGTTATATTAAACATATTAACGGTAAAACTGACTATTATCTCATTAACAGAAAATGGGACTATAGGCTAAACCAGTATACTGGGGGGCCTTGTGATGATCTTTGGTTCTCTTCTCAAAAAGATTTAGCCGAAGTATTCGGTCAGTTTAACTTTATTAAAACTGGAGATACTTTTCTTTTTTATCTTGCTTGTACTGATGATTATAAAGTACAAAGGCAAGACGGCACATATATGTGGGTTTCTGCCAAATATAATTTGGAATATGAAGCTTCGGAAAATAATTATAAGTTGAAAGTTCCTCAAACTTCTCCAGAAAACCTTCTTTATTATATTGATCCACAATATATTGGTCAAATTGTCCAACTTGACAGCTATAATGGGAGATTAAGAAGTCTTGGTCCTGATTCTATGAACGATACTAAACTTACTTTGGTATCTAATCCAGACCTTGCTCCATTGGTTAATTATAATGGAAAAAACTACAATGTAATTTCAACAATTACTGATAAATTTACTGATTTAACAGATTATATCAATACTTCCTGGATTTCTTATAAAGATAGGAACTTTGCTAATGTAAATGTAGAAAAATCTGCGTATAATTTAGAGAGCCAATGCCTTTTTCATCTTCAATATAACAATATTGATGATAAATTTTCCACAACACTCAATATTATTCCTTTAAAAAATCATCTTTCTCCTAAAAACTTCGCAATAAGAGGAGATTATCTTAATACGGGAACAAATAATGATCCTAATGTAGATTTTCGCGAATATACATCATTAGAAACAGGTACAAATCAAGAATTTGGCAATTCTACTGTTACTTTAAATTATATTTTCTATGATATTGAATATATTATCAATCCTGGGGAAGATTTAGCCTTTTCTATTGGTGCAAATGAAGATAATGATAGAGGAGTTGCTTTATATCCCTTCCAAAAACTTAATATCAATGATACCAAATTTGTTAAAAACGGATCTTTTGGCTCTACTAACCCATTTTTATCTGACAAAGTTAAAAAGTTACAAACCAATTCTGTTTTTTCAAATAATGGAAGGTATCTTCATACATGGTTATACCAGTCTAAATCAAATCCATACGGTATTTGGCTAGACCGTTATTATTATCCTAATATTATCTCCAAGCAAGATGCTTTAAAGGGCAAAGTTAATTTTGATCCTGCCTCTTTTAATGACATTATTGACAAAGATTATATTCAATCTGATGAATTATTCTATTCATATATTCAGGACGCACCTTACTTTGACAAGCAAAGCGACCTGATGTTTGAACAAAATGGACAATATGTCTATTCCAGGGTGGGAAAAGATCAAGTTAATGCGATTATTTCTAATATTTCTGATGCCAAAGAATATGAATTATCTTCTTATTCCAGTAATGAAGAAGTAGTAACAATTAATAATCTCAATATTAAAAATTCTGGTATTTTGGACCTGAATTTTGATATATATCTTGATTCAGATAAAGTTTATGGGCTTGATTTATTTGCAAATTCTTCCACTAATGGATTAAGCATCAGTAATCTTAATGATGTTACCCCATTTCTTTATACTTTTGACAATTACTATGATTCTAATAATAATTTGTCAAATGCTATTGTAACATTACATAATACTAATTTTGATATTATTAAGCAACTTGATATTCAACATTTATACAAAAATAATGAGGAAATTTTAGGTTTAGCCCTTAATATTCCCTATGAAGATTTTGCTATTATTGGTTCAGAATATGTCTATATTGTTTCTTATGACTTGATTCTCAAAGAACGAATTAAGCTTGTTAACGAGAATGAAGTTCTTAAAAAAGTTAATATTATTAATAATAAACTTTTTTATCTTATTGACAAGCAATATAAATTTAATCTTCCTGATAATCAAACAGATATTTTTAGGCATTTTTATGTTCTTGATCTTGATAGAACAACAGATGAAGTATCTGAATTAATGGCATATATTCCCGGAACTTCAAGATTAGTTTATAAAGTTACCGATTTAACTCAAAATAAACTTTATCCGGTATATTATTCTTCATCAGCCGGTGAAAATGATAATAATATTGTTTTCGACCATATTGATTTAAACGGAAAACAGGTATATCGTACACAAAATTCCGACATCGCTCCTTTACCAGAAGGATTATTAGAAAGTACATATGTTTATCTGTTAGATGATACAGGATTTAGTAAAGAGCAAAATTATTATTGTCCGGATTTAAGAGTAGCTGAATCTTTATTGACAGTTACTTCTCAGGGTATTAATTCAATCTTTATTGATAAAGATGATACGGCATACGCTTTCCCGTATATTCAAGTTACTAAGCAAAATATAGAAGATGGCTTGTTTGGTATTCGAGAACGTGTGCCAGATGCTCTTTATCAGATTGAAAATATTGATTTAAATGATTATAAGCAAAGGGTTATTGATTTACCGGATGCTAATATCATCTTTACTTCTTACAATAGGATATTTGATATTTCAGTCAATGATTTAAATCAATTTGCCTGTTTAAAATACCAAAGCAACAAAACCAGTGATTCTAAAAAGTTGGAATTACAACTTTTTGACCGGGCAAAACGTCCGCAAAGATCTATAATTGTGGGCGATTTGTACGATAATGCTTTTGGATTAGATGCTCTCAAAATTTATAATAAAGGAAACCTTGAAAATGATTTTGTTCTTTTTACTTCAAAATATGATAAAGAATTTGAGGTTACTAATTATTATGTATTAATAGTTGACCAAAATTATCAGTCGTCTGAGCATCAATTAACTTTCGAAGTAAGCCCTGATTTAACTTCTTGTACAAATTATTCTCAAATTATTACTACTCGGGATATTAATGTTCTTAATTTTTCATTAAACCTTCCCAAGAGTTCTTTAATAAATGATAAATTTGTTTATAGCTTTGCTTTAGATGAAATTATTGCAGGATGGTATAATTTCCGAGTTATTATTGATCTTAATAATGGAGTATTTGAAGTTTATGAAAATGAACAACTTCTTCCCATTAAAAGAAAAATTACTATCAATCCTAATGTTTATAATTTAAAGAATGTTTTTAATTATCCATTTATTTTAGGAACGGCATCTTATAAAAATGCAGTAACTTTAAATGACTTTTTAGGATTTAAAGATGAAAAGTCTTTTAATGCGGTTAATTTTAGAATTAAAAACTTTTTACTTTATTCTAAATTATTATCTGAAGATGAAAGACAAGCCCTTCTTTTATCTTTTTCTGATTTAGAGCCTCTAACTATTACTTTACCAGGCGGACAACGTAATAATTTTGAAGAAATTATTCGTTATTTCAAATATAATCCGCCTGCTAATATGTCCAATACCATAAGAATTAATATTAAAAATTCCGGTATTACTAAATTAAGCGACCAGCAAAATCTTTCTTTGGATATTCTTAGAAAGATCAATGAAGAACTTGCAGTTCCATTAAACATTAAAGAAATTAAATTTATCTAATGACTAAAAAATATTATTCTACTAATGAATATTTTCTAATTGATCCGATTACAAAAGAACAAATACCTTATGAAGGCTATGTTCTTGTAGAAAATAATATTCCTTATACATTCGATGATAAAAAAGAACTAGTCATAGGTAATAATTATACAACAAAGATTAATTTATCTAATGATTTCTTTGATAGATTGTTAGATGTTGATCTTAAATTGCCTTATAATTTAGCTGATTGTACTTTTGCAGCTAACGATTTCCTTAAAGCATCTGTTATTAATAAAATTATTAATAATTTAGAAGCAAATAACACCTATATCTTTAAAAATTGTCTTATTGCTCAAAATGACTTGCCTTTAAGCGAAAAAATCCCAGTTTTATCTCCCCATAGACCATTTGCTTCTGAAGATAAAACTGAATTTGGCCCGGTAGACGGATGGTTTTATTCCAACATATCTTATAGTACTCCCCAAAATATTTGGAATAAATTAGATTGGCCTGATACTGTTGAGGGTTATAATTGGGGAACTGAAGATATTATTGATAGTATTGTTGTTCCAACTAATAAATTTACTGATAAGAAAGATGCCGATGGAAACCCAATGAAACTATATGCTGTTTTTATTGGAAGATCTACTTCTATTCAGCTGATGAACCTTTACTTATTTCCTTATGATGAATTACAGCAAAGTTCAGATCCTTTATTAAATGAAGGAGACCATGCTGAAGAATTAAATCAACGAATGTTTGAAGAAATCTCTTCAATTAATAATCAAAATATTAGTGGTTCTAATGTCAATAATTTGAATATCTTTACATTTTCTAAAATTGATCCAAATAACATTGACTCAGCTTCATTTAAAAATATTTCTGGGATAGCTTTAGATGGAAATTACTTGTATGTAATTGATAATCAGTTAAATGGTCTTTTTAAATATGATATTTCCAAATGTTTATCTGATCGAGGAGCTGCAACAAATAGAATAATGCTTGTTGACCAAATTCAAGGCTTTGGAGATTTAAATCAGCCTTATCGATTTAATAATCCACAATCTATTGCGGCATTTGATAATACAATCACTGTCTTCGATAAAGGAAATAATGTAATCAAAGTTCTCGATAACTTCTTCAACCATAAATTTACCATTCGTTCAGGCGGATTTATTCGTCAAAATACAAGAACAGTGTCAATTTGCCCTTATGAATTTATTCTTAATGAAGAAACTATAGAAAAAGGTTCAATTTGGGTAATTACTGAAGCTGCAGATAAAATTATTATTAATATTTTCTCTAATAAAGGAGAATACTTGGGTGATTATCAAGTTCTTTATCTTGAACTACTTAAAACTTACTGGTATAATCCTGAAGATGGACAACCTTCTTCAGATGAGCCAATCTATAATCAAGAAATCGTTAAAAAAATTGATTTCTCATATAATAATTCAAATTATTTCTATATTGTTACTAATAAACGAATTGTTAAATTTCAGCTGTCTAAATTAACTTATCCGATTGGAATTATTTCTTATTATTACCGTTCAATTACTCTCGACGATTTAGTTTGGGAAAATGTTTACATGCCCTGGGAAAATGTTCAAGACTTAGGGAATAATTTAATTCCTTGGGATTATGATCGTTCTACAGAATTATCCGCTTATCCTCAAAATGTTTGTTTTTCCATAACAGGAACTCCTGAATTAAATGAAGATGTTATTTTTAATATCATTGATAATAGAAGTTATTATGGACAAGGAAAGTTGCAAAGAGTAGATAATTACACAGACAATAAACTTCTTTATTATGATAAGAATAGAGACTATACCTACCTTAAAATAAATCTGGATGGCAGGGTTAACCCACCAGTTTTAGTGAATACAGGTGATATTGTAGATGAATACCGTCCTTCTGCTCAAAATACCCCGGAAAAAGTTGAAGGTAAAACATTTGTTATTAAAGAAGAGGAAGTTATTTCTAAGCTCCATAAGAATGTTATCCTTTTCTTTAAAGAACCGAATATTTTAAAGTCTTCTTTATTAAAATCTGATATTAATGTTTATTCTGAAGAAGAATTAAGCTTTAAAGATAATCAAGAATACTATAATGTCCTTACATTTAATAAAATTCTTTATAAACCTTTCTTTAACTTATCAGAAATTAAGAAATATATCTTCGGAACATTTGTTGGAGGTTATAGTATTGACGGGTTGATGACTTATGACCATGTTAAGCCTGATTCATCTTTTCAGGAATTAGGTTCTGATAAAGAAAATTTCTTCATGGGAGAGAATGAGTTAACATCAATTATCCTTAATAGATGCTTTACCTCAATCTATAATACTCAAGTAAATATCATCAAGAAAATGCAGACTAGTTTTATTAGTACGCTTAACTATAACATTAATTCTTACCGAATCATCTAATGGCTCAACAATTTTCATCTCTTATTAAATTTCGTCGTGGTTTAAAAGAACAGCGATTAAAAACTTCTTTCCAAGAAGGCGAACCTGTTTATGAAACAGATACAAAACGTTTATTCATTGGAGTAGGAGATAATAATGAAGCTTCTGTTGGTCCTGAAACAGTCGGTGGTATTATTACATCTAATTTAACTTTTATTGGGCCTGCTTCCAGTGATCCTTCTCCTGATACTGAGCCGCGGTCTTATTCCGGAGACTTAATGTATGCCAATAATAAGCTTTGGAGAATGGGAGACTCTAATTGGGAAGATATTTCTCCTAAAGTAGATAGGATTACTTTAGCATATAATGCAAATAATGAACTTCAGGTTCTTTCCGGAGCATTTTCTGTTACTGCCGGGAATGGTATCTCTATTACCTCGGGAAATACTGTCAATATTAAGAATTCTCCTCAAAATATTCTTCAAATTGTTAATGGTGAATTAACAATTCCTCAAGGAAGTATAACCGCCGATTATTTTTCTACTGAAACTTTTAGTTCTGACTATTTCACAATTATTGGATCTCTTATCCAAATTAATTTAGATCCTAATTATTTTTCTACGACTGGAAATATTAAAATTACTAAAGTTCCAGCCGGTGAAAAGAATGATACATTAACAACTGTTGATAATAAACAAGTCGGTACTGTAAATGCTGTCATTACCAATCGTTTAGGAGAAAGTTCCGGTGGTATTACTCTTGATTCTAATTTAAATCTTCAAATTGATCCTCAAGTAACAGTCATTAATGATGAAACTAATCAAATCACAGGGTTAAAACCTGGTATTGGTGATGTTTTAGCAGTGAATGGTTCCACCTCTAAAGCCTATAATGGATCTATCTCTGATTATTTTGATGAAGATATTAAATGGACTGGTCATGAAAGAACTGAAATAAGTCTTTTTGAAGAAGACCGGTTAAATGCACCCAATCCGATGACCGTTTTTTCTGGCGGCATGATTTTAATGGATATGGGGACTACAAAAACCGGAAAAGGATATAAGCGGTATGCCGTCCCGGTTTTTGAATTACCGGAACCACCTGAAATTTATCATATTGAATTGGGAAGTGGCAATACTCCAGGAAGTATTATCGGTGATAACCTTGGAGGAATTCGAGTATGGACCATAGAATCAAATACCAAGCCCGTAGAAAATATAGTAGCAGGCAGTAGTATTGATTTACTGCATGTGACAAATAGGTTAGAATTAACTTCACCTATTTCTATTCCTCCAGATGGACAAGTTATTGCTAAAAATTATATTGGTACACTTAATTTAGCGGATTATACTGCCAATAATCCAATTATTCGCCAGGTAACTTATGAAGGCTCAGGAACTCCTGTCACCAGTATTTCAATTGATATATTCAATGTTAATTCTACTAAAGCCAATTTTACAAAGGTAGAATATGCTTTAGTTTCAGCTCCTGAAACAAATATTAATATTCCAACATTTGATGTACAAGAGAATTCAGAATATCCTGGAATTAATAGTTTTGTTAATGTATCAACTTGGCCTTCCGGAGCTCCTAACTGGGAAGATATTTCTTCTGTTACTGTAACTTACAGTGGAACAGTTATCAAATATACTATTCACTAATGTATAATCCCTTAAAATTACAATCCCCGGTAATTTTACCTCCGGAATCGATAAGTCAAAATTGGATTTCTAAAGAAAATTTTGACTTAAAGGAAAACCTTACATTTTCATTTAAACTTAAATCTAGTAATACTTCAGATAAAGAATTGGGATTTTCTATTTTTCTTGTTAATTCTTCTAATACCGAATCTTTTGGAGCCAGCACAATTAGGTCTGGCTTGACCGATTATTCTACAAAAGGAGAAATTGGAGAAGGATTTAATAAAAATAATGAAAAATTGTCCTTAAGATATAATAATATTCAATATGATTTTCTTTTGGACCATGTTTATCCTTATTCAATAAATGATTTGGCTTCTAACCAAAAACCATTTAATACAGAAGAATTTCAAAATAATAATATTTTTAGTATTTTATTTGATTCCACAAAAGAATTTTATAAAAACCAGCTTGATTTTTATAAAAATGTTTATTTTGATGAAGTACAAGTTAAAGATATTGTTACGGACCAAATTGTAGATCCTTCTACTTATAATTGTCCTATCTTTATTCAAGCTCTGCAAGATTTATATGTAGCCGAGTTTAAAACAGATCAAAATTTTGATATACTAAATTTAAATTCTGTAACAATTCGATTTTCTTTTGAAAATTATGGTAAATTGTTCAGAATGGATGTTCTTGAAGCTAATAGTACAGAATATAAAAATGTATGTTTAAAATATTTTGACCTTAATATGAGGCAATATCGTAATCTTAAGCTCGGATATGGAATTGCCAGTCCAATAATGACTTATAATACTGAAAATATTGCTGATTTTACTATTGATACTTTCCATATTCAAGGTAAGTTGAGAGAGTGAAGGTACTTATACTATTCCTGCTCACGCTCCTCTTGATATAGAGGATCCTCAGACTAACCCATACAATAGTAAACTTATAATTGATGGAATGTCAGGAACTTTCTTCTGTTCTATCTATCAAGCTAATCCTCAAGCAATCGGATGTTTTCAACTTGTTAATACTTTTAATGAAACAGGCCATAAAAGATATAACGAAGCATTACAGTATGCAACCTATAAATTAAACTTTAGTGGCTAAATAAATCAAAGTAATATGACTCCATGAGAAACTAGATCTTATTGCATATCTCTTTCTTATTTGATTAAAATAACTTTAAATTTAAAAAAGCGGTGAGAACGTTCTCACCGCTTTTTTATTTAATTTTAATAAGATAGGTTAAAGATATGTTATAAGGTCTAGTTTCTTTGGGGGCAATAGGTCCTATTAGGTTACTTAGGTTTAATTCATATTGAACATTAGCAAAAGCCCAATGGTTATCTCTATGTTGTGATAAAAAGTTCGCTTCACTTAGATAAGTTTGAGAAAAAGCACCAGTTCCACCGACATATAATGGATAACGCTGTCCCCAATTTTGAGAACGAACACAAGTTTTAAAAGTACTTTTGGTTCCTCCTTCTCCTGAAAGGGAACTTAAGACATATGGATTAGTTTGAGGATCTTCTATATCAAGAGGAGTATGAGCAGGAATAGTATATGTACCTTCACTTGTAATAGTAGAAGATGTAGTGGAAGCACCTCGAATAAATCTATTTCTTAAGTCTGGCAAATTAAATTGTCCGCCTCCCCCAATTACTGTTAAATGTGAAGTAACTGGATGAGCCGTAGTATTAAAAGTAATTATAGCTAATCCTTGGCTTAATCGTAAAAATGGAATTCGCCATGGATTAGAATCAAACTCTAACCACCACTTAGACGGTACATGGATGTTATAATATCCATCATTTTGAATAGTATAAGTATTTTGCTCATTAATGGTAGCTAACAGTGTACTATTTGTATAGATAGTAACAGGCAATGGTGTTCTTATGCCGTTCAATACAATACCAAGGCCTTGAGCAGTAATTACTGTTCCCTTCTTCAAATATAAAGACGGTTCATAATCATAAGCAGATTCGCCGCTTCTATTAATATTAAAGGGGGCAATATTTGTTGTTAATATTCCTTCAAGAACCAATGGTATATCGTTATAAGGCAAACTAGTTCCATCCAATACAAGGTAAAAATGCCTTTTAACACCTTCATTATCTGGATTCCAAGATTGCCAAACATCTAAATTAATTGATGTAATAGTATTAAAATTAAAAGTATATTGACCGCTTACAAATTGAGCTGTGTTAGTAACTTCTTCCGGACAATATAAAATATAATTAGCATAGCCTTCAGAAAGTTCTACATATGTCCTAGCATTAGAACTATATTTGGCATCTATAGTACATTCCATTTCAGGAACTGTTACATTTATCTGTGGTAATTGCTGAAATGTATTATTACCAGTAGCGGGAATCCATAAACAATAAATTCCATCCTCGGGAATAATATAAGATCTGTTATCAACAGTAGAAATTAAAGGGCTACCGTCAACTCCAAAAGTTGATAAATTTAATTTTTCTTTATTATAGATATAAGCTTCGGATGCCCCGGCATTTCCAGCTAAAGTATATCGGGCTCCCTGAATTTGAACAACTGTGTTAGCGGGCAAATAGGCATATTCTGCGTGGGCAGCCTGATTTGGACTTTGCTCATAATTAATAGTTCTACCAGTTTGCCGCCAACTAATTTTTACAGATGGATTTTCAAATGTATCAGTAGTATTAAATTCAATATTACTAAATTGGAGTTCATTTTTAACTAGTTCAAAATCTAAATCTCCTTGAGCCTGTAAAGAATTTATTTCTAATTTGGTCAAAGTAGTAATATTATTTTCATGAAATAAAGATGCTGCAATAATAGGAAGGCTTAGCCTTAATCTTTTATAAGATAATCTACTTGTACCGACTACCATTCGGTACAAATCAGGGAAATTATCAAAATTATATTCTTGCCCAGTTAATGAATGCCGATTTTGGCCATCGGCAAAATCATAATAATCCCTGAATCGCTGAGGAAGCAAATTAAGATCTTTTTGGGCAATTGCAACCGGAATAACAGTGCCCACTGGAACAGTTTGCTCCATAATTTGATTATCGGTAACAAACTGTTTAATAATTTCAATTAAATCCTGATGCTCATAATTTCCGGCATTATCACCGATGAGAATATTATTTTTAGCAGGAGCAACAGTAGGAACATTAGTTTGAGTGCCAAATGTAATCTTATCTCTTAATTGAGTTTGGCTGACAATTTCTTTTTGAACTTCAATATGTTCAGTACCAATAGACAATGCAGAATTATTACCCATTGAATCAGCAACAGGAACGGGTGTTAATCCAATACCAGTATCTGAACCGTCATCGGCCGGAGAAACACGTAAAATTCCTCGGAAAGATTTTGAAATTGGCTTTTTTGCTACGTCTCTATTGTTTTGTTCTGTTGCCATGTTATAAAGCTTTCTTGTTTGAATATTTATTGAGATCCTCTACTGATTTAAATTTAAAATTAAATTCTAAATTAATCTTTAAAAATTAATATTAGAATAAAAGAAAAGACTCTGGAAATTTATCCAGAGTCTTTTAAAAATCATTTTAGAAATTATTTTCAAGAATTAAATCTTGTAATCCTGCAAAATATCTCTCATCAATATATTTTTTAATAGCTTTATGCGGTTTAGCTTTCTTAACGATATTATCAACTGTAAATTCCATATCTCGTTCATAATATTCGTCGCAAATTAAATTAATCGCTTCAATTAATAAAGCCCATCTTGTCAATAAAGGAAGAGTCATCTGAGTTCCGTCGTTAAATGTTACAACTTGTTTCTCTCTGGCCTCTAATTCTGCACCGGTCAATTTCTTATTTTTCATCTGAGTTAAACTTTTTAGTTGTTTTATATTTCTCAGATAATAAATCATACATATTATGTTCATCAACAATTTTTCCCTTTAATACTGGGAACATGTTGATATTAACGCGATATTCATTTTTACATTCAGGGCAAACAAATGTATTTTCTTCCTTGGATAAATCAATAGGAACCGCGATTGTATTATGATTACAAGGACAATCAAAAACTACAGTATTCAGAGCTTGAATTTCTTCAACTCGCTGAGCTAGCTCTTCATCAAGTTCTTTATATTTCTGTACAAACTCATTAATAGACTCCTCTTCTTCCTGCTCGAATTCTTCTCGTTCTTTATTGAGAAGGTTTACTTTCCGCTTGATAAAGAAATAATAAACGGCAATATCCGCAATGAAAAGAAAAACGATTAATGATATGAATAATTCAGTCATAATTTATTATCTGATTATTTTCCTAACTCATCAATCATCGGAATAATTTTTCCAACAATTACCGAGTTAAGCTTATCCACTATTTTTATCATTTTCCTTAATTCGTCCAGGTGCATTTTATCCAGCCCAGGTAAAGCTAAAGTTTCATTTAACTTATTGCGAATATTGGACATATTAGTAAACAAACCAATAAAATCTCCAGATAAACTATCTAAATTGCCGATTAATTGCTTATGCTGATTGTTTAAAGCTTCCAATTCTCCCCTGATTCCTAAAAATTCTTGCATTCTTCTAGGAGAATTATCAAATTCAAACCCAGGGTTAACAGATAATTTAAAAGGGGAAGGAGCTTTTCCTACGGAATATTGATTTCCCTGTGACATGCTGTGGAATATTTAAAGTACACTTAAATAAAGTTACGCATGAAAAATCTTTATAAAGATACGTTTAGGACTTTATTGGAAGCTGAATTAAATATTGACTTAGCTAAGGATATAGAAAATAATCTTGATAAAACTCCGGGTGAAGATGGTGTAGAAAATTCTGAAACCGATGCTTTAGCTTCTACTCTTGATTCTGATGTAACCCCGGCTGATTATCTCTCTGATCCTGCTACGGACAAGGCTCTTCAACAGCAGATTGAACAACGGAATAAGGAAATTGCTTCTGTGATTGAAGGATGGGCTCGTAAAATTGATGATTTTGTCGAATTCCTTAATGGAGCAGGATCTGATTCTCTTCAGACGATTCTCTATAAAGCACAACCTGGTACCCTTTTTGCTAAAGTTCAGAGCAATGTCACGCGCAAACTGGCGAACAATGCGGCCGAATTAGCTGCGACAGCTGAAACACTTCGTTCTTTTGTTGGTCAGAAAGCTATTACTCGTTAATTTATTATGAAGCTGCTTAACGAAGATTATTTGGACAATGTTCCAGATATGTCTGGTCCTTCTCCTTTCAAATCTGATGGAACAAGGAAAGATGACTGGTTCTTGATTCGTATTCCTGCAGAAAAAGTAGGCCAAAAAGATCGCTGGTTGAGAAAGACTATTGATTTCTGGGAAACACCAAGGCAACATTATAAATCTTCTTATAATTACTATGCAATTCAGCTGGAAGATGGAGAAGTAACTTATGTCAAGGCTCCGGCTGCAATGGATAAGCATAAATTATTGGAAAAGATTGAAATGTTTCTCAAAGATGAATTCGGATATGATGGAATGTGGGAAATTAAAGGTTTTATTAATAAGAAAGTAGCACAAGATAAATCAGAATGGAGGCCAGCTTAATGCAAACACCAATTAAAGTTTCAAATATTAAATCAAGTGATCTTTTGACTGAATCTTTATATGATATTAAAGATCAAGAATTTACTTTAGTAGAAAATAAAGATAATCCAATGTCTTTAGCCGTTAAAAAAGATTTAATCAAAATTGTTTTGGAAGATATTCTAAAAATGCCGATTAAATCTTTCAGTGTAAAGAAAATGAAAAAAGCTGAGTCAAACTAATGACTCAGCTTTTTAATTTCAAATTTTAACTAGGTTTGACTTTAAATTATATCTATGGTGAAACTACAAAAGCCAAGATAATAAAGTTAAAGTCAAACTTAGCCGATAATTCATCCTCAGAAAAAGATCTTAAGAAGGAATTAAAGAAACGAAAGTTAATTTAGTTCTATAAAGGATAACGACCATGAAATCCAAATTAATAATTTAAATTACTTTCACTTTTTATTTACCAAATTTCCCAAAAATGAAGAGGTAATCTATTGCATACTTAATCAAATATGTAGTTCATTATTTTATCTGAGCCAGTTTTATTAAGCCAGAAATACCAGATACAGTATTTTCCAATATAAAAGATTCTGAAATTTTATTTAACTTTTTTGCAATAGCAATATCATTAAAATCTTTATATTTTTCTCCATATTCTTTTGGCCAAAGGAAAACTTGTTCATTTTCTTCTAATAAAATTCGACTTTTTTCCCGAGCTGCCTCATCTTGATATTGAGAATCAAGTACCCAAATTCGATTTAATAATAAAATCTTATCTAATTGCTCTTCTTGAATACCTGAAAAAAGTGTGCGAGAAGTAGTAATACCTCCTATAGCTAAACCATTCTTAACAAAACATGAATCAAATGGCCCCTCAAAAATATAATAATTTTCTTTATTATAATCAAGGTTTCCCAGATTAAAAACAGATTTAACTCCGTTTAATTTGGACAAATATCTTATATTAGAAGTTCCTGTTACATCTCGAGATTGATAATATGCTATCTTTTGCTTTTCATCATAATATGGAATAATCAATCTCCCGTAATGAATCTTATCCTTTAATGAAGTAAACCAAGATTTTGGCCGATTAATTGCTTTATAAAGATTCCGATTAATCAAATAATGTAAACAAGTCTTAACAACTAAATTATTTCGATAATAACCTATTTGTTGAGGATCACAAAGATCAATAGGATCTTTAGGCAATGAATCATCCTCCGGAACTATCTCTTCAATAATATCTTTAACTTTATTTTCAAAATATCCGCCGCCTAAATCAAGATAATCGTAATCATTACTTCTTATTTCATCAAAAATCTCATAAGAAGTCATTCCCGATACTTCTTTAATCCATTTTAATGGGCGAGATGACCAGCCGCATCGATGACAATAAATTAAATTCTTATCCGGAAGATAAAAACAACGTTTTACTTTACCTATTCCAGTATCGCCTTCTCTACAAATTGGGCAGGAACAAGAATAATTATTATTCCCTTGATTATATTGGGCAAAATATCCTAAATCAAAAAACTTCTTAATAACATACTCTTGCGGGAGTTCATTATTCTGTTTCGAAGTCGAAGAGGGAGGAAATAACATCTGTAATGTCTAATCGATTAGCTAAAGTAGAGTACCAATAGTCAATTTTTCTGTAAATGTTCCAGAATTCAAGTTCTTTTATAAGAAGAGTAAAATTTTCCTTATTCGCCTCAGGTGTTTCACTAATACATTTTTCATAATGCTCTTCCTCTTCGGTAGAAATAAGATTATAATCAAATTTCATCATTTTTAAATTATGTTTAAAAATTTCTAATTCTTCTTCCTTTAATAAGGAAGAATCCTTAAGAGAATCGATGTCATAATCAATCTTAAGAAGAGAAATAATATCTTGAATCCTGGTTGACCTAATTCCCTTAATACCGCTAATATTATCTGCTCGGTCACCCCTGAGAGCTTTGAAAATTATGTATTCAAAACCATTATTAACATTATAATAATCTTTAAGATATAATTCAGTTATAGACTGTTTCTTTTTAGGATTATAAATGATATTTCCTGGAAAATCTGAGCCAATTAACTGATAAAAATCAGTATCAGTTGAAACTACAATACTTTGGTTAGGATATTTTTTCATCGCTAACCAAAAAATAATATCATCCGCTTCCAAATTAATAGGATTGATTTGAATAATGCCCAAAGAATTCAACAATTCCATAATTACTGGCATATATTCATATACTTCTTTATTCTTAATTTCATCCCGCTGAGCTTTGTACTCAGAATCTAGCATTTTTCTAAAATTATAGCAGTCTTCTTTTCTATAATCCCATACACAAATAACTTTTTTGGGAGAAAATAATTCAACTAAAGATTTAAGAGAATTAAGAAATAGATAAATGTGAGAAGTTGGCGTAGATTTTTCTAATACTTTTGAAACATGGAAAACTCTATGCAACAAATTATTAGCATCAATTATTAAGTTCTTCTGTGTAGAATTTCTCATAAAATTTATTATACATTATCCTCAATAATCGACGGTGAAATTATTATTTTCTATTAGCAAATAAATCGTTTATAAAGTTCTTTTTATTTTTTTCTGTTTCTAAAAATTGTAATTTAATAACCTCAAATACTTCGTCTGGCAATTTCTCGACAAAAGTAATATAAGGCTCTACTACAAAATCTGTAGCTTTATCAAGAATAGTCTCTTCCTTTGCTTTTTCTAAATCTTTCTTATCCAAAATAAGAATTTTAAAAGAACCGGGAATTACAAGAAATTCATTGTATCTGCCATTTTTTCTGACAAATACAATGAATTTCCCAGTATATTTTCCTCGATTTATTGCGTAACAATTACCTGGAAGTTCCATAAAGCTTATCTAATTTTTCTTGAAAGAACGGATTGTCTTTATTATAAGAGGCAATTCCTTTTTCGATTAATTGATATAATATCACTTCAACAGATTTAGTCTTTAAAAAGAAATTCTTTGGCCAATTTTGCCCTCCATCATTAAATTCAAAAGAAACATCTCCTACATCTGGGTAATTCTCATAACAAGTAACAAAAATTGAGGCTCCAGCAGGATCAATCATTATTGTCCATCGTCTGGGATCACTATCACTGAACTTATTAAAAAGCCTAATAGCAATAAAGCCGCTTTGCCTTAATCTTTTTAAGAGATAACCAGGAGTATCAATTTTATTTGCCATTTAATTCTTTAAAGATTGAATAAGATAATTATGTTCCAGATTTTCAGACAATTGACGAATAAAAAGAATATTATAAGTTAATGACTTTCTCTTAACAACAGATACATCAAAAATTACTTCATCATTAAAATAATCAAGCAATGTCCATACATCAAATTTAATTGGAATTCTTCCAATAAGTTGCCCAGTATAATCTGTTCCTAAAGACACCCTGAAAGAATCTGTTGTATCAGATTGATAATCTGTTAATTCTCCATAAAGTACCCCGTCTTCAACATAGAAATAAACCTTTGTATTCCCGGAATTATCTCGAACAAAGGAAAATCCTTTTTCCAATTGAATAAGCTTATCCCTGTTAAGCTTAATAGAAAAAGAAATAGGAAATGCCCTAAATTTATCTGGTGTTACCTGAGGAGGAAGAGGAATAATACTCTTTTCAGCCAGATAAAACTTTAATCTAATATAATCATTTTTATATTTGATTAAATTATCATTAATTTCAAGAATAATAGTTTCTTCGATTGCAAAATCGCAAATCTTAAGAAGCTTAGAAATATCATTAATAGGTAATTCTAGATCAACATTATTATCTCCTTCATCAGGTAAAATAAAGGAGGATAACATAATAATGTTACCCCCCTCGGAAGTTGTTAAAACCTCCATTTTTTTATCTTTAAGCTTGATAATAATGGACTCAGTAATCTTTGAAATACTTTTAAGAAATAATTTAAATTCTTTTGTCGGAATATGAAGCTTAATCTTGTTTGCCATCTGTTTCTATTTCGTCTAAAGGGTCAAGCTCTTTAAGCTCCTCCCCCGTTTCAAATGTTTCTTCTAATGAACTATCATAATTTGTCCGGGCTGTCCCTGAAGACAAAATATCAATAAGTTTTAATAAATTATTATTGATTTCTGTAAAATGATAGGTGAAAAAGAATTTTGCATCCTCATCTAATGAAGTTAGATTGGAATTATTAATATACTCATTAGAATCCCAATTTTGGCCTTGATAAAATTCAGGCTGAGGCTGAGGTTGTTGTACTGGGGGCTGCCAATTGTTTTGAACCGGGGGCGGCTGAGAAACAGGCTGCTGTTGCCATTGATTCTGCTGAAATTGATGCTGTTGAGCTCTTTGAGGATTAAATCCAGCCATTTGTTTAAATTGAGCCATTGCAGCATCTTTTTCAGCCTGAACCTGCTGTTCAGCTAATTGGCGGTTAATTTCAATTGCTTGTTGAGCTAATTTCTGCCTTCCCTGAATCAAATATCTGTCCTCTTCAGTTAAACCTGCTCTTGGATCAAACTTAATTGCCCCAAGATTCTTAACAAGTCCTGCCGTAAATTGAGCAAGAAGAGGATTGGGTCGCCCGTCAGGAAGACGGGCGAATTGATTAACAACATAAGAAGGAACAGACTGACTTTGTTGTTGCTGATTATAATTCATCTTTAGTTAAGATCAGCGGTTTGTCCATTCAAATAAGCTTCAAGCTCATTCAAGTCAACTTCTGTTGGTTCAGTTGGTTCAGTCGATTCAGAAGAACTAATTGTCTCAGTCTTGACTGGTTCTTCTCGAGTAAAAGAAGGAATCGGATCCATGCCAACAACAGAAGTAGGAGCAGAAGTAGGAGCAGAAATAGGAGCTACTTTAGCCGTAGTATCTGGATTAGCCCCCAAGAAAGTTGTCATAAACAACTTCTCAAGTTCAGAAACTTCCATATTTCGTTCAATAGCAGTCAAATCATGTGCTTGCTGAAGAATTGTATCAATATCAGCCTCACTCAAACCAAGATCACGCTTACGACGAACAAAAGTGGAAGATTTATAAGAAGTAAAATCACCCTGAGGTTCAGCATTAATATTAAGATTAATACCATCGGCAGAAAGGTCAAAAATTGCCTTCCTCATATCCTCAACATCAAATTCTTCAACAAATTTTTCCTTCTTCTTAGGATCATCAGAACAAGCTTCTTCAATAATGTTCTGAAGTTGACGTCCGGCTTGAAGAATCTTAACCTTACCATTATTTTCAGGATTTACTGGATCATTTACAACATAAACATTATAATACCAGGATTCCTTATAGTTAAGGCGCTTATCAACATCCTTAAACAAGGCTTCATTACCAGAATTCTTTACCTTAAAATAATATTCAGTAATAGGGCAAGCTTCGCCATAGGTGCGAGGAGAAAGAACATAAGTCCAGCGACCATCCTTAATAGACCTCCAAGAATACTGGAAAAAATGGAAAATAGACTTATGATAGCCAGCACGTCCTTCCTTTACATAAGGAAGAAGACGAACAAGATATTCATTACCAGCTTTAAAAGAAAGCTTTTCAGTATAAAGGCCTTTTTTAGTATTAGAAGCAAAAAGTTCAGCCGAGGATTGGAAAAAATCATTTAGATTCATAGATTTATTTTTTTTAATTTAATTTTGTTTAATTTCGTTTAATTTATTGCCAATATTTTTTAATCTTTTCGAATAATTGTATTGTCTTTGTGTTTCGAAGAACTTCTTTTTGAAATCCTCCAAGTATATATTTAATATCTCATCTTCATATAAGTCACTTAATTTCAAGTGAAAAGCATGTAAATGATATAATGAAATATATTGCTTCTTCAAATGAATCAGATATTGAAAAATACCTTTATCATTTGTTATTTTCGGATAATCATGTAACTTAATTTTATTTTCTCGGACAAAATTAATAATAAACTTTAATCCTTCAATAAAATCATTTACCGATTCATCTGAATCTATAAAAGTATTATACCGTTCTTTTATGAACTTTGAATAACTTTTAACCGCAATATAAGTATGAAAAAATCCTAAGTGAAGGTAGGTGTTCGTCAAATTTGCAAAACCTGATTTAAAGAACAAATCCTCATTAATCTCTGGATTTCGTTGAAAGAAAAGATCTAACTTGACTAAATCAGTTTTTATATCATCAGAAATATTAGAAAAGTCCTTCCGCTTATTATATGGTCTATTTTGACTTAGAGCTAAATGTTTAAGATATAAATTATAAATCTTTTGTTGATTTTCAGTTAATTCTTCCATTCAAATATTGAAGTATCAATTTAGATTTTACTAAACTTGGATCAATTTCTAAAAGATATTTGCAAATCTCTATATCAGAGTCAAGTCCGGTAATTTCCTTTGCTATATGATTAAATCGCTTGTCAGTTAAAACTAAAATAAAAACATTTTGAAAATTAATTTTCTTTCCGCTCATTAAAGTCAATAATGTAGCCAACTGATAAAGAGAATTAATTATTTCACTATCCTCTAAAGATAAAAGATCTGCATCATCTAAGCTCATTTGTTTTAGTTATTATCTGAAACTAAAAATGCCGATAAAGAATCTTCTACAGTTTCTTCTAAAGTAGATTTATATGATCCTTCTTGCTCCAAATCTTCAATTTTTAAAGTATCGTATGCTATTTTCATTACTATACTAAAATCTACAGGACCATATCTATTCTTGGCAAAACCTAATCTGATAAAATTCATTACCGAATCTTCTTCATTCTTAAAAATTTCCCAAATAACATCTGCAGTCGCAGAAACACCTGTTGATTCAGAAATAGAGTTCAATCCACTCATTTTTTTACCATCTGCGCTGCGATTTTGCTGGGTCAATGACACTACTGGCGCCGATAACCAATAACTTAACGCTCTTGTATGTTCAGCAATTCCTTTAAGTTTTTCATATAGATTATTGCCAGGTCCATCAAAAAGATTAATATAATCGATACAAAGTGCATCAATTTTTATTCCTTTTTCTACTATATGCTTTTTAATCCATCCCTTTAATTCAGGAACAGTAATAGTTGACGGTGGAAATTCTTTAATAATAATCTTTCCTGGCTTATTCTTCATCTTTTCCTTCACTTCATCTGTTCTCAAATGCAGCTCAGCAAATGGAATTGCTGTTTGTTGAGAACAAAAGCGAGAAGCGTAAGCTAATTCTGACATTTCAAGAGTAATGAGGAGAACTGTCTTTCCCTGATTGGCAATATTACATGCAATATTTCCTAAAAATAATGATTTACCCTTATTCGGAGGAGCCATAAACAAATATAAAGCTTTTCCATCTTCATAAAAGCCTCCATCAATATACTTGTCCAAAGATTTAAATCCGGTAGAAATAGTTCTCTTCTTTTCCTTTAATGCAGTAAGGATATTACCAATATCTTCATATAAATCTAACCCTTTTTCATTATCAAGGGTAATATTGCAAACCTGTTCAAACTTTTCAAGAACTTTAGAAGAATTAATTTCTCCTTTTTCCAATTCTCCGGCAACAGAGATCATAGTTTGAATAATTCCGCGTTCCTTAATGAATCTTTCTGCAGATTTCAGGAATAAATCTTTATCCATTCCTTCATAGTCAATATGTTCAATCTCATTAAAGACAGAATCTATTGCATGTTTATATTCTTTCTTGTTCAAGAAGAGAATAAGCTCATCTTTCGTCGGTAATTTTTCTCTTTTTTCAAAGAAAAACTTATAAAAATTAACAACTAAAGCATAATTCTCATTTTTAAAAAATAATTTTGGATTTGTTAAGAACCTTCCCAAAGTTGATAAGACCATTACATCAGAAACAATACCCTTAACAAGAAAAGGTTCAAAATCGTCTAAATCAAACTTTTCAAACATTGTTATTCCATTTTATTTTAGTCCTGAAAAAAGATAAGTGCACCTATAGGTGCTCAATACTCAATAAATACCATAAATGATTAAGATAGATACTTATCGAGATTTAATGACCCGTCCAATTTTGGAGGCATTAATTGAAAAAAGAAAAACAAAAAGCGATGAAACTGAGCAGCGTCCAGTAGTTAATACTCGAACTAAGCTAGAAAATCGCGGTAAAGGCGAAGAAAGCTCTTATGTATTTGATTTACCCGAAAAATCAACCTTTAGAAATACTGCCGGAAGAGGATTACTTGAATTAGCTGCAGATGAGCAGGATGTTCAATATATGATTGCTCAAATTACTCTTTCTAACTTAGGCCTTATTCCTAAAGTTTATCGCTCCAGGAGAATTAACGTTAATCCATCTAATGTTTCCAAGATTAATAAGATTAAAACTCTCCTTACTCAATTATTTTCTCATACCGTTTTAGATGATGATGCTCCTGCCGAGGTCCTTAAGACACTTTTGGCCAATCCTAAAATGGAAATTGATAATAAAGTTGGCTTTAATACTTTTGATTTGCTTAATCGAGTTAAAAGTTGGGACCAGGTTCTTGACAATTTAAAGAAAAATGTAGCTCGTAGCATTGCAGGTTTATCGGGAAGAGCAGAAAAAACCCATAAAATCTCTCAAGACTTCCATGATCGTATTGGTAAAGCTGATTGGAGTGATACTGTAGATGCCCCCCAAACTGTTGCTGATGTAGCTAAAAATATTTTTGGTGAATCTGTTGATGAAATTCCTGAAACATTGACTCAAGAGGAAAAAGAAAAGATGTTTGTTAATGCTTACTCTATTCTTAAACCTCTTTATGAAGCTGCTTCCAAATCCGGATTAAGTCCTGCCGGCTATCTTAAATTCCAGCAAAACCTCGACCGAGTTGCCGGGGCACTTAAAACTAATGAAATCAGCAAATATATCAATGAAATTGAGGCAAAGCGTCAACCAAGAACAGTTGAGGACTATAAAGATGTCTTAATTGAAGCATTAGCACGAGCCGTTAAGGGCGATGATTCCAAAATGCAGGTTAGTAATCTTATTTCCAAGCAAGCTACTACCGCTTTACGCTGGTTAACTCGGCATTTAACCAAACTTGGCTATACTGGCGGTTTAAAGATTGCTAATGTTCTCGATTATATTAAAAATGGGGATGATGAATATGCCAATGATGCCCGTTATTATCTGGAAAACATCTATAATATTACTCCGGATCAATTAACTGTACAAAATTTCCCTTCTTTTAAAAAGTTTGTTAATACTTTATATCAAAACTTTGAAAAGGTAATGGGTTCTTATAAAGCTCTTAAAGATCGTCCGAAAGCATCTCAACGCCTTAATCTTAAAAATCCTGATAAGCCGATGGTTACTGACCGGAAAGGCGGTATTGGCCAATCTATCCCAGCTATTAAAAAATCTATCGAAGCTTCAGAAAAACTTCTGGCTAATTTTGATGAAAAAAATGAGCGGTTACAGAAGGCTATTGAATTCGATAAAGAATGGAAAGCTGGTAAAGCTAAGATGTATGTAGCCGTTACTGCCGGTACCCTTGGCTTGGGCGGTCGAACTGATACTTCTCCTGTAATTGAATTTGGCGAAGTAACTCGGCCAGAACTTAACAAGATGACCGCCGATAACCTTGCTAATGGTTATATTGATCTTGTTACTCCAAAATATAAAGAAGCATATAAAAATCTTCTTGAATCTGATCCTGAATTACCTAAAAAGATTAGGAATCACATTATTAAGCAGAAGAATGTTGCTCCTAGCAAAGTTGCTAACCAACTTCGATTTGACCTTGGCAAAACTTTGAATAAAGACGGCTCTTCTAACCGTCAATGGTATATTGATCGAATCAATAAGTTTAAAGAACAACTTGCCGCTGTTTCTGGAGAAAAAGTTGAAAAAGAAACTGTCGAACGTAAGAAGCTTTCCGATTTCTCCGATGAAGGAGTTGAGGGTGATATTGATATGCCTTATACAATCTTTAAAGTTGATGAAACAGCTCCTCGCCTTATTAGCCCAATTATTGTTGCCCTCAAGAAAACACTTGAAAAATATAATGCAACAGTTGACTGGTCTACTAACTTTGAAGATGAAGAAGGATATATTACTATCTATTATCCGGAAAATGGCAAGTTCTTTAATGCTAAAGATCCTAAAAAGCTTGTCGAAGACCTTCGTAAATCTATTCAAACCATGGCAGCTCGCCTTGGATATGATTATGTAGATATTACAACTTATTCTTATGAATTTGCCAAAGACCAATATGATTCTTCCGGATTTGTAATACCTCAAGATGATGAAGATTCCGAAGAAGATATTGAAATAAACAATGATAGTGAATCAGCTGAAATAGAATCTGAATTTGAAAGTGAAGATGAAGAAGAAACTGATGATCCTCTTGTATCGATGGCGCTTGATGCAATCGAACATAAAAAAGATGATTGCGAATCTGCCTCTAAAAAACCTGTTAAACGAGAAGTAAAATTCATTCCTAATAAGGACAGATACCCTAGGGAACGAATTCAAAATCAATGGCGAAAGAGCTATTTCTGGAACCAATAATTAATAAAGCTAAATTAAAAAACCCGAAGGATTAAATCCTTCGGGTTTTTCTTTTGTCAATATTTCATAAAAATATTCTTAACCTAAATATGGCCGGCAATAATCATAATTATTAGAGTCTGCTTGGTTAGGCATCTCAGGATCACCTGCACAACCAGGACATTGAAGGACTCCAGAACAGCCAGAACACATTATTACTTCTGAGTTCTCATTTCCTCCCTCACAGTCACAATCTTGACATTCACTTTCTTCAGCACAAGTAGTAGAAATATCTTCTTCACAGTCACAATATTCACTGGCTAAGAAGAAAAGCTTAGAATCATTATACTTCAGCCATTCGTTATATTCATTCATACTGAATAAGTCTTGGTCTACATTCTTAAAATATTCAGTAAACTTCTTATCAGTAATATCTTTGCCATAAGAAAGGCATGGAAATCTAAGGCTGAAATAGACATCCTGAAACTTAACACCATAATCATTTGCCTGCTTCTTAATTAAATCAATAATATCAGAAGAAATTCCTTCATACCAGGAATCAACAGCTACAGTGACTGTAAGCTTATTATAATTATACTGATGTCCTTTTCCGTTAGGTTCCAAAACAGTTTGTGTTCCTGTATTGAAATCCACATAAACTACATGAGGTTTCTTAATACTACAAAGTCGCTTCGATTCATATTCACGACGATTTTCTGTATAATCAAGCTTAAAACCCCGCTTTTTAAGTGCCTCATCTTCTACAAGAAATGTAATGCTGGATGGATGCTTTTCATAAATTTCTCCACCCAAAAATTCACACATTTCAATGGCCTTGTTCAGGTCATCACTACAATCAAGTTTTTTCGTTACAAAAATCATATAAATTATTCTTCAATTAATTCTTCTTCAGTTTCTTCCTCTGGAATATCATGGGCTGAATAACCCCATGCTTCAGGTAAGCGTCGTTCAATTTCAGGATAAATTTTTTCATCCCAAAGCTCTTTCTTCTTTCGGAAAGCTTTAGCATAACCAAGAGATGTTCCGTCATAAAGATCATAAACACTTCCCCGACGTTCGATAACACCAAGGTTGATTGCTAATTCAAGTGTTCCATATTCTTCATCCAAACCAGTCTTCCAGCTAAGGTACATAGAACCCTCAATCATTGGACGAATGAAACGATTCTTAACACACATACAACGCATTTCAATACCAGCAATTCCCTTACCAACTTCATCCTTTTCACCAGAATCTTTTTCTTTAAGATTCTTTTTAGCAAGCTGGACAACTACAGAAGGAAGATAACGGCAAGCTTTGCCGCCATTCATGCACTTAACCAAATCTGGGTACATTTCATTTGGATTATCATAAATATGGTTAGTAACCACAAATGTAGTTTTGGTTAAGCCCCCGTATGTTGTACAAGTTTTCAATAAAGATTTAATTGCCTTTGCAATTGTACCCATATCTGCGGAAGTAGAATCTTTATCCATTCTCTTTGTTTCCATTTCAGAAAGCATATTTGCAAGAGAATCAATAACTACAAGAAACTTTCCTTCCATGTGTGTTTCTTCAATCTTTTGAAGAAGAGCAAAAATTGCATTTCGAACTTGCTCAATGGATTTAGCTGGGAAATACTTAATCTTCTTTGGATCGGCTCCAAGAGATTCAACCATTCTAGCATCAATAGCATTTTCAGTATCGAATACTACAGTATACATTCCCATTTTCTGAGCATTTCCCACAATTTTTTGAGCGATAAAGCTCTTACCAGATGCGCTTTCCCCGGCTAAAAGGGTTACGCGCCCTTTTGGAATTCCTCCATATAATGATCCAGAAATTACTGCGTTAAGCATCTTGCTTCCTGTATCAATCCACTCATCTACATTAGAAAGAGTGGATTGATCTAAGAAAGAAGAATAAGGACTATAATCATCCAATACATCAAAAACTTTTGATGCAAGTTTATTAATATCAACTTTTTCTTTTTCTGCCATAATTAAAGACTTTGAGTAATTTCCTTATACTGCTTAACAAGCGGAGATTCTTGATTTTCAGTAATCATATGAGGAAACTTACTAAGTTTATCGATACTCAATTCAAAGTCATTCCCAAGATATTCTTTAAAAAGGTAAGGTACAAGATCTACCTTAAACTTAGTCTTAGCAGCCCGAGGGTCATTAGGATTACAAGGAGCCCCATCTTCTGTAACCGTATATTGCATATTAACAATCATATACGGATTTTCAATTATCTTTTCAGAAGAATTAAGAACCCCAACAGATGTTACTCCTCCATCTACCCAAATATAATATTGATTTTCCATTTTTTATTAAATTTAATTTTGTTCTGATTTTTTATTGGTGCCAGTTTTTGTTGATTTTCGAGCAGTGGCAGCTTTTCTAGTATTAGCCGAAGATGTACTTTTCTTTTTAGCAGAAGTTGTTTTTGCTTTAGCTTTGGCCTTTTCAGCCTCAGCTTGTTTCTTTGCTGTTTCAGCTAATTGTTTTTTAATTTCTGCTTCGATTGCTTCAAGATCTTCTTCCTCTTCTATTTCATCTTCAGGCGCAGCTTCATTTTTTAAATTATCCATTGGATCTGGATCATTATATTCCGGAATGCCAAATGCAGACTTAGGAATTGGCTTGGGCTTTGCCATATGATGAATTCGAAGCGGCTTAGGTTCTTCTTCCTTGGGTTGCTCCTCTTCATTATCTTTTCCATAAGGAATTCTACGATATAAGAATGTATCAATAATAGAACCTCTCTTTAATTCTAAATCTTGTTCAATACCGAGCCAAAATTTACAAAAGGTAGCTTCAATATTAATTCTAGAAGGAGCAATATTACAATAAGATTTCATAACAGCAAATGCCTTAGCTACATATTTCATTGCAATATTCAAGAATTTACAATAATCCGGAAGAGGGGGAAGAGCTTTAAAGTCATCAATTCTGGCATATAATGCCAATTTTAGTCTGTTCTCAAAATCATCAAGAACAAATTTAACTCCCGCCTGATAACCTTTTTGATAAGACTCATCAATCTTTTGCTGAAGATGATAATAAAATGGAGTTCCCGGAATAGGGTTTCTATTTGAGTCAAAGAAATTTTCTCCAGTTAATGACGATTTATGAAGTAAACTCATATGATTTATTATACTCTAAACATTAACTTTTTCAATTATTTCTTTTATTAAAGTTTTTATTTTATCTTGATCCTTTCTCCAATCATTTTCCCAAATCTCTATCATTGTAATATTAGCTTTTTTACAAGCTTTTCGTTTTTCTTCATGATAACCTGGATTTCTTTTCTCATGTATTTCATGCCAGTATGTTCCATTATATTCAAAAGCCAGTTTTAATTCAGGAAGATAAATGTCAAGTTCTTTTCGACCAATAAATTTTCTTGTATTTTCGAGAACTTTTCCCGAATAAACTGATTTGATATATTGGCAAAGCTCTTTTTCTCCTTTAGACTTAGATAAAGAACTTCCACAATCTGAACAACCTTTGCCAATTAAATGGCTATTAGGGATTTGATAAAATATTCCATGTTTAGGACAAATAATAGGTACTTTATTATAAGCGTTTTTATATTCTACTTTAGAATAATCATATTTGTCACCATGTACTTTTCGAGCTTTTTGAATAAAAGTCTCAGTAGTTAATTGTTTTTTGCCAGAACATTGTGAACACCCGATACCCTGTAAATGACTGTTGGGATTTTGTATAAATTCTCCATGTTCTGGACAAATTATAATAACATTTGTCTTATTGTCTACATATTTTACCTTTGAATAATCGAATTTATCGCCATGTACTTTTCGAGCATTTTCTATCCATTGTTCAGTGGTAAATCTTTTTCGTTCTCTGAAACATTTTATGCAACCTTGGCCTTTTAAATGAGCATGCGGTTTTTGCTCAAATTCCCCATGAATAGGACAAATAATTTTTACATTAATATGGGCATTTACATAAACAACTTTTGAATAATCATAAAAGTTATTATGTTTTTTAGCTGCTTTAGCAATAAATTTTTCTGTCGTCATTAAACATCGATCATTTAGGCAAAAAGGACATCCTGTTCCATGCAGATGAACTCCAGGTTTTTGTTGAAAAGGACCATGAACTGAACAAATTATAGTAACAGGTGTCCGGGAATTCACATAAGTTACCAAAGAATAATCATATGTTCCCTCTCCATAACGTTCTTCAGCCTTTTTGACAAAAATTTCTTTTGTAAATCGTTTTGACATTACTATTCTTCTCCGAATAAATCAAATAATTCAAATTCATATTCATCTGTTACATTAGGAGGAGTCCAGTTTGCCACTTTATAAAGGCTGGCAATGCAAGCATAAAATGGCTTTTCAAATATTCTTCGATAGTCAATCTCAAATAATTCAAGAAATTCAGGAGGCATATACCCGTCTCGAATAGCAATCGAGTCAATCCTATACTTATTATTGGGCTTTAATGCAATAACCTGTATCGTATCTCCTTCTCTAATAGGCTGAACTCCATGGATTTTTTCTTTTTCTATAATAAGATTATGATAATATGCAGCTCTAACGTGAGCTTGCATGCCTTTCATAGTTTGAAAACCAGAAGAACCGTCGGAATACTTGTTAAACGTCTTAACTCGGGCAATCTTGCAAATAGTTGTCAATGGAAGTTTTTTAAATTCTTCATAAGCTTCTCTTAGCCTTTTATCGGTTTCATACTTATTCTGGTGAAGAATCATGGGTTCAATGACTTTTTTGCCAATTTCTTTAATCGGCTTACTCATAATACTCTTAGCCAGTTCAATACCAGTATATTTCCAAGAGATTTTGAGATTACCCTCGAGGTCTACTTCACCTTCATTATCAACGCAATGTAACGCATAGTTCTTCTTTTTGCGGTACAAACCATAGTCGCAAATCTTTTCACGTTTAAAATGAAGAATTGTTCTCTTAGTATTAAAAGTTTCAGTTACAAACTTATTGAGTTCTCTATCAATATAATCATTAAGTTCATCAATAAGTTTATATCCTTCTGGAGTAACTTTAGAATCTTTACAAATTATAATCCCGGCAACTCCATGAAGAGAAACGCCAACTGAGTCAGTATCATTAAAGATAATATGCTCCTCGGCAACTTCTTCAGTCATCCCAGGAGTTTTCATCATAATGAAATCTTTGACAATTCTATTAACCTGTTTAATAGTGCATTGTCCAGTTAAAGTAATTGAATTTCCTATTGAATCATGGCCTAAAGGACTCGTCTTAGAAGTCAAAGCTCCATAACAGCTGTTAATACAAAGTTTCTTTGTATATTGCGCAATTTGAAGCTGCTTAATTTTTAATTCAATCTTTTCTTTCTCCTCTTTAGGAAGATCTTTCTTTAATTCTTCTTCGAGCCTGACAATTTCTTTCCTGTCTTTCTTTCGAGAATCAAAGACACTTTCCATAAATTCTGGATAAATGCCCTGTTTCTTTTGTGAGAATAATACATTTGCAGGAGTCCTAATTAGCTCAGTATTCTTTACAAATTCATTAAATTTTTGTTCTGTTAAAGTATATTGTTTTCCAGAAGTTAATGTCAAATGAATATTTCCATCTCCCAATTCCACAAATTCACCAACCATTGTTTCAATAGAAATATTATTCGTAATGGTGCAAGAAGGATATAGCGACGCAGCATCATATGTTATTAGATCCTTTACAAGGCCGGGTTTTACGCTTACATATCCGCCTTCATTCTTACCTTCAAGGACTTCTCGTTTTGGAGTAAAAAGGATTTGTCCCCGAGATCTTGCTTTTAGAGCAATTGCTCCGGAAACATATGCAACTACGCCTAATCCATCTTCAAAATTCGTTAATCCAAGAGTAGCGAGATACCTTAAAAGAGCGAAATAATTAGTCTTCTTATCAATCTTTACAAGAAGTTCAACATCTCGAATATTATAAAGAACGAAATCATTCCAATTATTTTTTTGGAAATCTCCAATGGGTCCTTCATACTCAAGTTTTTGTTCTCCTACTTCTATTGAACCAATGTGGTCCAGCTTATAAGAATCTTGAAGTTTTACCTTTAGTTTCTTATAAACATCAATATAGTCAATAATAAGCATTCCAGGAGTAATATATTTTGTATATTCTCTTGGAGGATTATCCTTTGTTTTACCAATGCCCATATTGAATATTCCCAAAGGACTTAATCTTTTTAATTCATCCTGTCCTAAAACTTTAGTAATCCGATTGACCAAATAAGGCATATCGAAAAAATTTGAGTTCCAGGCAGAAAGAATATCAGGATGGTCTTTTTCAATATATCTTAAAAATGATTCAAGGAGTTCATATTCATCTTCGCAATGAATATAAAATACCTTCAGGTCATTAGGTAATTCTCCGGTAAATTCTTTTGTACCGAATGTAGTATATTCATTAGTCAAAGAATCATGAATAGTAATAAGACTAATCGGAGCTCTTGCCTCTTCCGGTGCTGGGAATTCATTATAAGGAAGTGGCTCAGTTTCAATATCGAAAAAACAAATCTTCAAAGGATTCTTAGAAAAATCTTCAGAATCCTGCATTCCTCCATATTCATCCATTAAGAATTGCTGAGCCGGTTTAAAATTCTCAAATAACCTTGTTATTTTTGAATCCTTAATGAATTCACTTCTTTCCCATGAATTCTTAAAAATCTTTTTGGACAAAGGAGTACCAAAAATAGAAGTATACTTCCCATTTGAATCCTCAATATACAAATATGGAGAATAAGGACGGTCAACCATAATTCGGTCGCCGTCCTTATTCCAAGTAAACAATTTGATATTTTTATCTCGTCCGTCCCAATAAGCGAATCGATACATATTTTTATTTTATGTCTAGTCTGGCTTTAATAATTGACAGGGCTAAATCATATCCTCCTTGATCTCCGGAAATCCTATGAGGCTTAATATTAAGATCTCCTAAAAACTTTTCAAGGTCTTTAGCTATTTTATCTGATTCTTCTTCGGTTTGATGCCTTCCAATTGGATTATAAGGCTTAACCCTGTTGATAAAAAAGTTTAAATTATCATATTGATGATGAGTCTTAACAATCAGCTGAGTTCTTTCGTAAGCACAATTATCATTGCTATAATAAGCGCTTAGCAATAACGGACTATCGGTAATAATTGCATCAACTTTTCCGTTAACTCTGGATAATTTGAAAGATTGTTTGCCAAAAATATAATTTTGATCTTCAAAAACTGATTTATTCTCTTCCCATACTTTATCCTTGGCAAATTCGCTGACATATTCACAATTAACACCTAAGCATTTTAAGTTATAAAACAAATATGCCGCACCCGTTGACTTACCTGCACCAGGTTGTGCAAACAAATTAACCACTAAAGTTCTTTTCACGTTTTCTTTATTTTGCATTTTTCTTAAAGTTAAATGGTGATTCTTTTTGTAATACCATTATGCTTGTCTAATTGAATAATTTCACCGATTCCAGCTTTAAAGAAATCAGGCTTATGAGAAATGAGATAAATCGCCTGGTCTTCTTTCTGGGCAAATTCTTCTAAAATATTACAAACAATTTCCGAGTTAGTTTTATCCAAAGAAGAATCAAGAATTTCATCATAAAAAGAAACGTTGTAACTTACGGAACCTTGCAATTTAAGAATATCTCTAAATGCCCATATACAAGCTAAGTCTAGCATTTTAGATTCAGCACCGGAAAGATTTCCATAACTTACCATAATTCCTCTTTTATTGAGAATTTCTTCTTCAAATACTTCATTAAATGATAATGAATATTGAGAATTCTGCTTAGTGAGATAATACTTGATTCTAAAATTCAGTAAATCAAGAAGCTTTTTAATAATATAAGCCCTGATACCTTCTTCAGAAAGAATAAATCTTGCAATTTCAAATTTAGCTAAAGAAGCATTAATGTCTTTAATAGCTTCTTCTTTTTTGGCTTTTTCTTTTTCGGCTTTTTCAATTAAATCTTTGAATATATCTTTTTCTTCAGATTCCTTCTCATGAACCTGGTATTGTTTTAAAAGATCTTCTTTTAATTTTAAAGTATCAGTCTCAGCTTTAATGGCTGACTTATTATTGCTAATTTCCCATTCTAAATCCCTTAACTGGTTTAACTCTTTTTGCTTCTTTTGCTGAATATCCTGAGCTAGGGCAATAAGTTTGTTTAATTTTTCTTTTTCTTCTTCTTTCTTTAGAAGTTTATCTTGAAGTTCTTTAATAGAATGTTTAATTTCAATTTGATCTTTATCAGTAAATGGGCGGTTACATTCGGCACAAACTGGACCAAACTTTAATAAGGTATCAATTTTTTCAGATATAGTCTTTTTTTCATTCTTAATAGCTCCTAAATCAGCAGCTATTCTCATTTGGGCTTCCCGAGTCTTTCCTATATCATTTTTAATAGCATTTAAAATACTCTCGGAAACCTTTATTTTAGAAAGTCTAGCTTCCTCTTCCTTTAATTTAGAAATCTTTAAGGAAATTTTATGAATATCTTTTTCAATAATTTGTTTCTCAAGTTCTTTCTTTTGTTTTTGATTGGCAATTTTCTCCAACTCTTTCCTTTGTTTAGAAGTATAATCAAAAATATTAGAATTAATTTGTTCTACAAGTTTAGATTCTATGTCAAGTTCTCTTTTAGAGATATTAATATCATCCTTAACAAGCTTAAACATTTGAGTTACTACATCAAGATTAAAAAGACTTTCAATAAACTTCTTTTTATCAGTCTTGCCCTGGCTCATAAATGGAATTGTATTATTTGCCTGCATGGCAATACAATTCTTAAAAACCTCTTGAGATGTAGAAAGAACCTCTAAAATATAAGTTGTCGTATTAGGAATACTATCTCTTGTTTTATCCCTCCCGTCCTTGAATACCTTTAAAGAAGACGGATTTAATTCTCGAATAATCTTAAAATTATTATTTCCCTTGGTCGAATTACAGTTAAATTCAAGAATAACTTGAGTTGTTCCTTTAACCAAATTATTAGGAATATTCCTAATTGCTAAATCTTTTAGAGTTTTTCCAAAAATAGCAAAAGAAAATGCCGCAACGATAGAACTTTTGCCAACACCATTTTTAGTGCCCGGTACATCAGAATTTGTACCAGTGATGAAATTAACACCTGGTTTAAATTCAATTACAACAGACTCTTCACCAATCGATAAAAAGTTTTTAATTTGAATTTTTTTAAATGTTATAAACTTCATTATCAGCCAACTTTTCTAAAATCTTTTTCTTATTTTTAACCTTTTGCTTATGCTTCTTTACAAATGAAAAACATTTTGAATAAAACTTACATTCATTCTTTGAACAATTACAATGAGGCCACCAATCATTTCTGCAAAATGGTAATTCTTTCCAAGAATTTTTATGAGCACCTCCATGTACTCCATCTCTTTTATCCCAGGACATTAGAAATCTCTCTATATTTCTTTTGCAAATATTGCAATACTTCTTTTGGATTAGGAACATCAAGCAAACCGATATATTCTTTAATTGCTTCCATTAATTCTAAAGCAACAAAATCAGTTTTTGTATCAATAGCAGAAGAAAATCCTTTATTATCCCAGTCAATATCGCATTCCAGAGGCTGACAAGATGACAATAATTTAATAAGTTCATCCATGTCATCTACAGTAATATTCTTATCAATCGCCAGTCGAAGATAATTATTAACAATTTCTTTACCAATCTTAGAAGGTTCTTTTCTAATTAGGGAAGAAAGAGTCATCTTAATAAATTTAGGAGAAATCTCATTATAATGATAAGAATATTTTCCTGTATCTACATCAAGAATAATAAAACCTTTCTTATCTCCTGCCTCTCCATAGTTCATCTGAAAAGGATTACCTACATAAACAATAGATCCAGATGAATATTTTCTAAACTGGGCTTTATGAAAATGCCCAGAAAAAATACTATTAAATTTCTTCAATAGATCAGATAATTTAAAACCTTCTTCACAAAGATGCTCAGATGAATTCATTTGAAACGTATTAATCTCAAAATGACCGAACAAATAATCAGAAGATTCAATTTCTGAATTTAACGGATTAAATCCCCATGGACAAAGAGTAATACTTTTATCCCCGATATTCAATCTGGCAGGCTTATCATAATATTTGATATTATTATATCCTTGAAAAATAGAAGTAGAAGATACTTCAGTGCTTCCGGAAAAATACAAATCGTGATTACCTGGAAATATATGAATAGAAAAATCCTCCAATAACCGGAGGATTTTTGCTGTTGAATTCAAAGTATAAACATCTACCGAATTTCTGTTATGAAACCAGTCTCCAAGAAAAAATACATCTTTAATATTTTTCTCTTTGAGAGTTTTAACCATATCTTGGATAAATTCAACTGCAACACTATGCCAATGTTGATTATCTCCTTTAATTCCAAGATGTAAATCAGAAAAAATTGCTATCATTACTTGTCTAAAACCATTCTTTTATCTGAACTTTATCCTTTGCCGCTAAGATTCTTGAATTTCAATCATTCCGCAATAAAAACCTTATTTCCTACATCCCATATCCGGTCCCAACCGTTTGCACTCATATTTTCATATTCAGATAATTTAAGATCAAAATAATTCAAAAGACGCGGTAATTTATGTTTTTGAAATTGAACTCGGCTTTTTCGTTGAAGAGAATTATCTTTAAAATAAAAGTAATTCGGGTCAGCATCATGAATCTCCTTAAATCCAATTTGTCGATAAAGCTGACCTTGGGACCATCGACGATCGGCATATGTAATTACACTGCCTGCATTATTTCTACGAAAATATTCAAACAACTTGGAAGCTCCTCCAATTACTGTAAAATTAGCAACTGTACAATAGCGAATCAGTTCATAATCATATTTCTTGTTAAACCTGGATTTATTAAAAGTCATTACAGCCACCATGCGATTCTTATAAAATAATCCCAGATTAATGGAAGAAGCGTAAGTTCCTTGAATATGATATTTTAAAATAAATGGCTTAACTTGCTGATAAGTCAATTCGCGAACTTTACATTTACGAGCATAGATCTTTCCGGAAGTAATTCCAAGAAGATGACGAATACGGGCCTTAACAATCTGCGGCTTCAATTCCCATTCATCTTCGAATACATGAATTAACCGTACTCCTTTTTCTTCACACTTATTTGTTTCAGTCAAATGGTACCGTTTAGTGAATCCGTTTCGTTCAGAATGCCCTGAAAGGGAATCAAACTCAAAAGCAATCTTCTTATCTGGAATATGAATAGCAATAGTATAAGGAGCTGCTAACTCTTTATCATTCTCAATAATCCGGCCATTATAAACACTTTTAATATAATTTATAAAATTATTATAAGACTCAGGGTTAGATACCGGCTCAACAATAGGAGCTGGTTCTTTTTTAGAAGACGTGGAAGCTTTTTTAATTTTTTCCTTCTTTTGCTTTGGTTCTTTTGAAGCTTTTGGCATTTTAGGCTCTGTATTTTTCCTTAATGCTTCAATAGCACATTGCCTGCATCCATACTTGGAACGTACAAAATGCTGAGTTAAACAAAAGAAAGATCCATGATCCTTACAAATAATTTCAACCGGTTTCCTGTTACTTTGATAATCAACTTTAGAGTAATCAAATTGATCTCCAAATTTTTCAAGGCAGAATTTAATAAAAGCTTCCTTACGTTGTTCTTTTTTCATAGAATGAATATGACTAATTTCTCAATTTTTAAAGGTGCGCAGATTACACACTTTATTTTTAGTATGTATCTTGGTAAACAACAAATTTTCTATAGATTTTCTATTATTTTTCCAGTCTCTTTCTTCAACATTTATTAGTAGAATATTTGCTTCTTTACAACGCCTTTCCTTTTCAGCATGACAGCCTGGCTGCCTTTCTTCTTTAAGTTTATGCCAGTGAGATCCATTATATTCAATGCCAATTCTTAATTCAGGAAGAAATATATCAAGCTCCATTCTTCCTATTTGAGTCTTATCATTTTCAAGAACTTCTCCAGAATAAATTGACTTAATATATGCACAAACTTCTTTTTCTCCTCTAGATGTCTGTTTAGATAAAGCACATATTGGACAACCTTGTTGAAGATACCAATGACTAGACGGTATTTGTTGAAATACACCATGTACAGGACATATGATATTAACCTTAGTATGTGCGTTTACATAATTTACTAAAGAATAATCATATTTTTCTCCATGGACTTTTCTAGACCTCTTAATAAATTCATCAATTGTTAACTTTTCAAAACCAAAACATTTAGGACACCCTGAACCATTTAAATGACTATTTGGTTTTTGCCAAAAAATACCATGTTTAGGACAAATAATTGATATTTTTTTCTGAGAATGCTCATAACTTACTTGAGAATAATCATAAAGAGTACCATGAACTTTTCTTGCTTTCTGAATAAAATCTTCAGTTGTTACTAACTCTTTATTTCCACATTTTGGACAGCCTATTCCATTAAGATGGGAATTAGGTGTTTGCTGAAATATATGTCCACACTTTTTACATTTAATTTTTACCTTAACTTTATTACCCTGGTAATTTACTTCAGAATAATCAAATTTATCACCGTGTACTTTACTAGCTTTTTCAATAAATTCTTTAGTTGTAGATTTATTGTTATTAGAGCAAAAAGGGCATCCAAAACCTTTCATATGGCTTTGTGCCTGCTGTTCAAATATATGCCCACATTTTTTACATTTAATTTTTACTTTAAGCTTATTGCCTTGATAATCTACTTCAGAATAATCAAATTTATTGCCATGAACTTTTTGGGATTTTTCAATAAATTCTTTAGTTGTTAGTTTCTTAACACCAGCACATTCTAAACATCCGCATCCCTGGACATGGCTATAGGCTTTTTGCTGAAAAGAACCATGAATAGGACATATTATTGTTATAACATTATGAGCTCCTGTATAAAAAGTCTCAGAATAATCATATTTGTTTCCATGAACCTCTATACATTCTTTAATAAATTGCTCATTTGTTTTTAATTTTGCCATTTATTTTCATTTCGGAAACTCCTGAAAAAATTAAGGTGAAATTAATCTTCTGAATCTTCTTCCGGTCTTACATAAATTGGAGCGTCTGCACATTGAATAAGTTCCGGATATTTTACTTCTCTATATTTTTTAACTTTTTCGGCGTGTTTCTTTTCATTTTTTATGATTGCACAGAAGGACCAGTAACAGATTTGTGTCCAAAAACTGAAAGCCTTAGACCCATAGTTCACACTCCATTTCTTCCCGCGCAGGGCAGTCATACATTTAATAAGAGCACTTGAAATCATTTCATCTTTATAAGAATAACGGCTAAAGCTAGAAGACCTTGCTAAACCTTGCGCAATCTTAAGGAAACATTCCGCGATGTAATTCATATTCGGTTTATCGCTGTCCTCAACTTCGTAAAACCTTTTAATTGCCGCGTCAAATTTAGCCGAATCTACATAATAGTCCTCTTTTTTAGTCTTTCCTCGATTCTGAACAGTAATAAACGCCCTTTTCTTATTTGGATCATTCAGCATTTCACGCTTTTTATCCAAATCTTCAGGCGGGCGTGTTTTAGTAGAAGGCTGTACAAATTGTTCTTTATTAGCTTCAGTCATGTTAATTCAATTATAATGCGACTTTATGCCTTTAGGCCAATTATTTTAAAAGGAATCTTTTCTTGCTCATATAATTTGATACGTTCATCTCTATGCCTTAACGCATATTTTGTATTGGGAATTATATCAATAACCCGGGCAAGAGTTTTATTTTCCTTTAAACGCAGTATTCGTCCGATGGATTGAATTATTCTTACATTGCTTTTTCCTATCAAGCCAGGAAATACAATATTATGCAAATTTTTGATATTGATACCTGTTGAGAATATTGAAGCTTGAGCAATTAACAAAATATTGTTTTCTTTTTCCAATTGCTCCTTAATATCGGTTCGTTCTTCAATCGGCACCTCTCCTTGAATAAAGTAAACTTTTCTATTTGGATCGGCTTCTCTAAATTTTTGCAGAAGATTTTCTCCATGAATAATCCTATTAACCAATATTAAAGTATTATTGCTTAATTTTGAAATAATGGAAGTAATGGTTGAATTAAACTGGTCATTATTGCTTAGCCATTCAGTTTCTTCCATGAAGCCAAAAGGCCTTTTAATACCTTTATCATCAAGAACATAAGTCGGAATATCACTTAATTGAATATTAATTCCAAAAGTTGAAACCTGCGTCAGGAATTTATCTTTTCTTAATTCAACTGAAGGCAGTTCAAATCTTACAGGTCCAATTTTGCCTAAGATTGACCATTTGTCATGTTTATCATGTGGTAATGTACCTGTGAAGCCATATCTTAACTTAGCCGGAAGATCTGCGATAATCTTAGAAATTTTATTATTGGCCTTAATTGAATGAACTTCATCGATGATAATACAGTCAAATTTTTGTATCTCTTTTTTAAGGTCATCATACTGGGCTCTGAGAATACTTGCTCCGCAAATAACGACTTGTGATTTCTTATCGAAAGGAATATTTGAAAACCATTTGGAAATAGAATATTTGAAATTCTTTAAATGCGAAGAAATATCATTAAAAGTCTGATTGGCCAAATCAGGAAAAGGACAAACCAATAAAACTTTTCTGGCTAATTTATTCTTAAGAATATTCCGGATTAATAATGCGCAGCATACTGTCTTGCCCGCTCCTGTTCCTAAAATATAAATACCGTTTTGCTTATTAAGGGCAATTTGCATCGATTCTTTTTGATAAGGCCTGACTTCTGATCCTTTATCATCAATATAAATGTTCTTCGTATCAAGAACTAAATCATTGCTCTGAATATATTTTTTAATGCCGTCATCTAATTTAAATTTAACAGAACGATCATAAAATGTATTCTTAACAAATGCAAGTATGTCTCGTAATAATCCGATTTCAAATTCACCGGACATTTTAATGCAAGATTTCTTAATATATTCTTTACTCGGTTGAATTTTGATGCCTTTTTGACGACATCTCTTGACATACATATGATTTCGTTCAACTGTAGAAAAATGATCTCTCAATTGTTCATAAGCATCAAAGTACTCAAATATAATCCTACCAAGATTATTTGATGTTCTGTTGATTTCGATAATCATTATAATTCAATTATAACGTAAAATATTCAAAATTGATCAAAAATTATTCAAATAATTTAATATTAATAACTTAAATTACACAATATTTATTTGATTTTAATATAATTTATTTAAATTTAATTAATTATATCAAATATAATTGGTATACTGGTCTCGCGCGCGGGAGGA